ACATGAAGTTGTTAAGGGATACAAAGTAGCCTTGAATATACTGGGTTGTGGTTGGTAAAAAGAGCTAAACTAGGCGGTAACTGGGATAACAGCAGTTCTTGTAGTTCGCAGTCAGTGAATTGCAACAATTCCTCGGCTAATGTCAATGCCAATTATGGTAGCCGCAGTGCTTGTGATACGGAGAGAGCTATTCCTTCGGCTGAACCACAATCCATTCTAGCAGAGAAATACTGTGTAGAAAAACACACAACAGGAGTATAGAAGGGCTAGTAGTGTAAACGAACGTCATTCTATAAAACTCCGTATCTTTAAATAAAGGAGAGATAGACTTGAAAAGAATTGGAAATTTATGAACTAAAATTATAGATAAAGAAAATATTAAGGAGAGTATTTTAAGAGCTGCAAAACATAAGAAAAAGCGCCCTGCGGTAATGAAGGTACTTAATAATATAGACGAATATGTAGAAAAGATTCACAAATTGTTAGCAAATAAGGAGTATAAAGTTTCGGAGTATTATATAAAAGCAATTTATGAGCCTAAGCTAAGGCTTATTTACATATTACCCTTTTATCCAGATAATATAATATTTCACTGCATAATGAGGGTATTAGAGCCTATATGGGACAGTAGGTTTATTTATGATACTTATTCATGCAGAAAGGGTAAGGGGCAACATAAAGGAATGTTAAAGAGCACTATATATGTAAAGAAGTACAAATACTGCTTAAAATGTGATATAAGTCAGTTTTACCCAAGCCTTAATCATAGAATACTAAAGGAAAGTTTCCGTTGGAAAATCAAGGATAAGGATGTATTGGAGCTACTTGACTTAATAGTAGATAGTGTTTCTGTGCGGGAAAAGAATCTAGATTTTTTAAAGTGCTGCAAGGCAAGTGATAAACATATGATGGAACAGAAGCTTCAAACATTAAAAGAAGAGTTCCCAGAAGGAGATTTCGGTGTGCCTATTGGTAATTATCCTTCACAATGGTTCGGAAACCTTTATATGAACCCTTTAGATATCCTTATTAAGTACCATTTCCATGCAAGAGCATATGTAAGATACTGTGACGACTTTGGTGTTTACAGTAATGATAAAAAGTGGTTACATGGTGTAGCTGTGGAGATAGAAAACTTTTGTAAGGAAAAATTAAAATTAAAGATGAGTAAATGTCGGGTATTTCCTACGAAGTGCGGAGTAGATTTCTTAGGATATAAAGCATTTCCCAGTGGTAAGATTCTTTTGCGTAAGAGGACAGCAAAAAGAGTCCATAAACAAATAAAAGCATTATGGAAAGAGCTGTCTTATGGGAACTATGAACAAATGCTTTCTAAAGTAGGAAGCAGAATGGGGTATTTAAGGTATGCTAAAAGTTATAATTTTAGATTACAAATAAAGATTAAAGAGTTGGAAAGGGAACTAAAAAGGAGGATTAGTATGGTAGGTTATCCAAAAAATTTAAGCACAAAAGAAGATTATGAGTATGTGAGAATACATTTCCCTAAAAGTGATTGGCAGAAAGACTTTGAAAGTCTTTTACCTCGCAAGGAATGGTTCTTCATTGAAGAAACTAAGGTTAATAAAAAAGAAGATGCTACTCATAAAACAGAACCCTCTGACGATGAAGGGGTATTCTATCGTTATGAATTGGGGGAGGTAAGTAAGGCAGCAGAAATTGGATATACGGTAGAAGAAGTAGAAAAGATTCTAAGGGGGGAATAATAATGGTAGTAGATAATACAGTACAGTGGTTACAGCTTAATCTAAAAGAAACAGGTTTGCCAGTAGGGTTTGAATACTTTACAATGAACCCAAACATACCCGCAGGAAGTTTGCCGCTACAGGGTGGTCTTTATAGTAGATTAGTATACCCAGACCTTTGGGAATGGGTACAGAAACAGGCAGGATATTTAAAGGCTGAGTCAGAGTGGCAGGAACTTGCGGTCAGTAATGGTGGAAATGTGCCGTTTTATAGTAAGGGTGATGGTAGCAGTACATTTAGAGTACCTGCACTGAAATGCTGGGTAAAGGGTGCTAGTAGCATTAGTGAGGTTGGTGACTATCTTACTGCTGGACTGCCCGACCATACACATCAAACTCCATATGGTAAAAATGATAGTGTAGATTTTCATGTTGAAGGGAATGATTCACCACACATAGCAACACAAGAGAAGTATTCGGAAATCAAAGGGTATAGTTTAGCTTCTACTAAAGCCTCCCAAGAAAATCCCATCTACAGCTCATCTGATACAGTACAACCACCATCCATCGTAGGCTTATGGTGCGTAAAAGCATATGGCACTGTTACAAATGTTGGTAGCACGGATGTTGCTAATATTAGTACAGGACTGACGCAAGCGGAAACACGCATTAGTGCATTGGAGAATCATGGTGCAGGTGCGACTGTTGTGGAATCTTATCGCAATGGTACTGAATGGTATAGAGTGTGGAGCGATGGTTGGGTAGAGCAAGGTGGTTCTGCAACATATGAAGGTCTATCCGGAACTACTATTACATTTTTCCATCCGTTTAGCGATACTAATTTTTATATGAGTATGCCAGATTACGGGGGAGGAAGTGAAAGCGTATATTACAATCACACTTCCATCAGAAATAAGGCAGCAACTAATTGCAAAATTTATGCAGGTTGTATAGAATCTATATCTATACAATGGTACGCCTGCGGACAAGGAGCGTGATACAAATGTTAGGCACAAAAATCTATAAAACAGATATGGGTAATTACACTGATTGTGCTGTTTGGTGCAATGCTAATAATGCTACTATTGAGGATAAAGGTGATTACTACGAAGTGGTAACCTTACCGCTGCCGACGTTGGAGGAAAGTAAGACTGCCAAAATTGCAGAGCTTAAAGCTCAGCGTGACAGCAAAGAGGTTGAGCCGATTACCTACAACGGCAACAGCTATGATTACGATGGCAAAGCGCGCGAGCGCATCAACGCTGCCATCATTGCCTTAGACGTACAGGGAGCTGATGCATCCATTGATTGGACGACAGCAGACAATCAAGATGTTAAAGTGACAGCCAATGATTTGCGCATGGTAATCGCTGCTGTGGCGGTACGTAGCAATGCTTTACATACTGCGTACCGCAAAGCGAAGGCGCGGGTTGAAGTTGCAGGTTCTGCAGAAGAAGTAAACGCTGTTTGCATGGAATAATTTTAGTACATCGTATATTTCTACCACAGGATAGTGCAAATTTTAAGGTATGAGGTGATATAAAATGTTTCTAGTAATATTGGCTATTTTAGCTGTTCTAATTGTGATGTTAGACACCACAAGAAATTTATTTAAAGGCAAATGTCCTAAATGTGGCAGAAAAATGAAGAGGCTGCAGTGGGATGCTGATGTGCAGCAATATCCTAATTATTGTGAGCATTGCAAGGAAAAATTTATAACGCTGTAACTTTACTATTAGATACAGCTGGTAGTGACAGGAAAAAGTAGAAGTTGCTACAACTAAAGAAGAAGTTGAAGCTATAACATTAAATGTTTAATATTGAGAGGGTGGACTAATGGATGGAAGAAATTTTGCAAATAGATTAAATAAAATGTCAAAGAATGTACTTAAACCTTTAATATCTGCGCTTGGGTTACACAAGCGGGTTGAAAGGGTATTATATTTGAGGTACATTGAAGAACAAAGTATTTATGATATAGCAGAGGATGTAGGAATGTCCTTTGATTCTCTTAATAATTACCTTAGTTTTGCAAGACATGAAATGCTTTCTACAATGCAACGAGATTTTGAAATATTACCAGATGATGTTAAAAAGTTAATTAACATTGTATTATCAGACTGTTAAAAGTTAGTTATTCACCTTTTAAAATATATGCTATAATTAAAATGTAAGTTGAGGAGGGGTGTGAAATGTATCCTAATAATTACTTTGGGCAAGGTTATATGAATTACCCATATTTTAATATGAATCAATCTGGGCAGCAAGGTTTTCAGCAGGGACAACAAGTAATGCCCCCAAATAAACCTCAAATGCCAAAAACCGCATTTGTAGCAAGTTTTGATGAAGTTAAATCTGCTGCCGTAGACTATGATGGAAGCCTTAATATTTTCGTAGATACACAGCAGGACAGAATTTATACAAAACAGTTTACAAATGAGGGTAAAGTTGATTATAAAGTATTTATTTTAAGTAAGGATGAACCAAGGGAAATAAGCCCTGCAAATTTTGCAACTAAAGACGACTTAGAGGTGTTGCTAAGTGAAGTTGCAGAATTAAAAGATAGCTTAAATAGGTTGGAAGGGGGAGCTACTAAATGATGAATCCGATGCAGTTAATGGGAATGGTACAGGGGTCACAAAATCCCATGCAGTTAATGCAACAAATGTTTGGTGGCAATCCCCTATTTAACCAAGCTATGCAAATGGGACAGGGGAAAAGTCCTGAACAGCTGCAACAAATAGTTAGAAATATTGCGCATACAAAAGGTATGAGCGATAATGATTTAAATAATTTTCTTTCACAATTTAACCTAAGATTTTAGCAGACGCGCGGGCTAGAAGATTGGGCTGAAAATAAATCAATATAGGAGGTACTTACTATGGAAGGTACTGGTGTTGTTCCTGTAATGAATATGAACCGTGGATATGACAACGATTGGGGTAATGGTTGTGGTATGTGGTTCATGTGGATTATTGTTATCTTTGCCTTAATGGGCGGATGGGGAAATGGCTTCGGTAATAACAGGGGTTTAAACGAAGCCTTAACTAGAAGCGACCTGCAAGCAGGTTTTGATAACCAATCTGTTCAAAGAGGTATAGCAGGTATTCAAAATGGTCTGTGTGACGGCTTTTATGCACAGAACACAACTATGTTAAACGGTTTCAATGGGGTACAGCGTGATTTAATGGCGAATGGTTATCAGTTAGGTAATCAAATTGCAGAAAACCGCTTTGCTGCACAAGATTGTTGCTGCACCACAAATCGCAACATAGATTCTGTAAGAGCTGAAAACTATAAGAATACTTGTGAAATTGTGAACGCAATTAATGCGGATGGTGAAAAGACACGTGCAGTAATGGTAGCTAATACCATTCAAGAACTTCGTGATAAACTTGCTGACAGAGATAGAGATTTGCAGACTGCTAATTTCCAGCTGAGTCAACAAGCGCAAAGTGCAGCCTTAATTGGTGCACTTAGACCCTTCCCGCAGCCTGCATTTTTAACCTGCTCTCCTTATCAGAGCGCAGCAAATAATGTTTGTGGTTGTGTTTAAATAACTTGGGGTGTTAGTTCACCCCTTTATTTAAAGGAGGGATAAGGAATGGCTTACTTAAATGCTATTAACTCTGTCACTCAGACAGTGGTAGCTGATGGGTATTTAGTATACGACACAAAAGCTGTAAGCGGTTGCAATAGTTGTTGCAATCAAGGCATTTTATTTACAGCAGGTAGTAATACAATTACTTTACGTAAAGCAGGAACTTACTTAGTCACTGTTAATGCGAATGTTACACCTACTGCGGCGGGGGATATTTCCCTACGCTTGGTTAAGAATGGTGTAGCAGTCCCTGGTGCTAGTGCTACTGCGACAGGTGTGGCAGCTACTACATTCCCTGCAAGTTTTACCACTTTGGTTACGGTTCTGCCTTCTTGCAAAGCTATCAATAATATAGCTTCACTGCAAGTACAGTTGACAGCCGCAGGAACGGTAACAAGCACTTCTTTCACCGCTGTAAAAATTGCGTAGAAGGGTGATTGAATGGATAAAGAGGATAAATTACTAGAAGCTTTATTGAAGTCCACTAGCGATTGTGCTGAGATTAAGCATAGTCAAGAAAGGGATATAAAAGAGATAGATGCAGTTAGAGAAAAGCTTGAACTGCTAGGCAAAAATATTGCCTTTCTTGAAGCCTCTTTGAAGGGTTTAGGGGAGTCCTTAGACCAAGAACGTAAACTTAATAGAGATAGACAGTTGGATTTTTCAAAATTATTGGAAGATAAGATAGGCACTCTGTATAAAGGAGTGTCTATTCTTACTGCTATAATATCTTTAGTTATAAGTTTAATTCATAATTTCTTTTCAAAGTAAGGAGTGCATTAAATGAAAAGTTGGCTAGAAGTTTTTAAAGAGGGTGGAATCCTCAGTTTAACAAGGATATTAATAACACTTGGTTATGTAACATTTTTAGTACTTTCTTGTATCCTTGCATTAACAGGACATTTTTGGGGCAATTATGCAGAATTTGCGTTTGCTACTGGGGGTGCGGTACTCGTACAGCTTGGTAATAAATACATTAATTCTCGTTATAATACGCCAGAAGGTTGTTTAGGCAAGGGAGTGAAACGTGATGTATAAAAGTAAGCATTGGACAGTAAATGAATGGGACTGCTTACAACGCAGTGAAAATCCATTTGCTTGGACAGAAGGTGGTAGACTTTGTACAGATGATGAGAGAACTGCAAACCTCTTTAAGATATTAGATATGTTAAGAGATTGGAATCCAAATTGGGTAGTTAATACTACAAATGCAGGATATAAAAGCGGTTATCGTACCCCATATATTAACGCCCTGGTTGGTGGTGCAGAGGGAAGCTTGCATACACAAGGCTGTGCCGCTGACATACATATAGCAGGGCAAGACGATACAGATACAGCATTAGCAGATACAGTGTTGGTAGCTGCGGATGCTTGGGGCTTAAAAGATAAGCTAGGTATTGGATACTATGGTGATTGGATTCATATAGACTGCCGTGGGTATACATCAAGATGGTAATTTAGGGGTACAAAAGTACCCCTTATTTTTATTCTTGACAGATGTTGTGTAATATGTTATAATAACCATAGTTTAAAAATGAAAGGAGTCTTAGAAATGAAAGTAGTAGATTTGATTAAAAGATTGCAGAGTTATCCAATGGACGCTTCTGTTTCTATTGAAGGTGATATGCTTAGAGTGGCAGATTACACTAGCTACAGCTGTTCCCCCGCTTACATATCTTTAAAAGATATTGTAAGCAAAAAATTTCCTTTATCTAAAGAAAAAAGAGATGCAGTTTTAGAAGCATTGAATTTATTACATAATACATGCAAAGGTACAGATTGCTCAGACTGTGTTTTAGCTAGTGATTCTGGTGATTGTATCCTACTATTAAATTCGCCTGATAGGTGGTGTTTGAAAATAGTGGAACAGAATTGTAAGGAGGAATAAATGAAAGTATCAGAGTTTTGTGAAAGATTGTTAAGGCTTAGTGATACGGACGGTGAATTGGTGTTTGTAACAGATACAGGTAGATTATATCATGCAGAGGATTGTGACATTTACCTAAAAGTTTTCGGAGCAAATACAGATATGCTAATAATTGCCTTAGATGGTGATTTGGAGGGACATTAAAAATGTTAGTAGGCGTTAATTCAGATGAAAGAATTGTCATTAAGAAGGATAATCATATTGAAATTGCTTATTTAGATGATGCAGGAATCCCACACATTACATTAAATTTTTTTAAGTTAAATAGTAAAGAAGTACAGGCGTTTTGGGAGTTGGTTAATAAATTTAGGGGAGATATAAATGATAACTTATGAAGAAAAACAGGGGCAGAAGCTGTTTAAAGGATTAACTCTTGAACAGCTTTCTAAGATTAAAGAAGATTTAACTTTTGATAACCCACAATATCAGAGTGCTATCCATTACAGTAAGTGGGGAAGTGTGCGTATTCCTTCAAAATTAAGATACTATAAACTATTTTCAAATGATATTTTAGTTCCTTTGGGGTACGAGGCACGTCCTTGTGCGGTGTTTGTTAAGAGCGACGCAAAGGATGATGATGTCGAATATCCCCCTTTTCAATTAGAATTACGTGATATTCAAAAGAAAGCAGTTTCTACTTTTAGGGGCTTAGGAACACTTGTTTTACCGACAGGTACTGGAAAGAGTATTTGCGGTCTTTATTTGGCAGGTAAATTAGGTAAAAAAACTTTAATTGTGGTAAATAAAGATGACTTGGTAGACGGGTGGATTCAAGATGCAAAACTAGCCTATAATGATGCTTTGGATATTGGTTTGGTTAAAGGTAAAGTATTCAAAATTGGTGAACATATTACACTTACTACAATACAAACACTTTCTCGTTTAGGTGCGGATAAACTTAAAAAATTGCATAATGAAATTTCCATGTTGATTGTTGATGAGGTACATCGTGCAGGTGCAGTTAGTTATCAAGTTCTTAATGAGTTCCCTGCATATCTTAGGTTAGGTCTGACAGCCACTAAAATGCGTAATGATGGCTTAGTAGATGTTATTGACTTACTCTGCGGCAGAACCTTATTTGATGGGACAATGTGTGAAACAGATGCAATAATTCCTGCTGAGAACATTCATGTCATAAGCAGGAAAAGCAATATTTTTTGGCGACCTAAAAAGGCGTATTATAGTGTACGCACAAAGAGAACCATAGAAGATTATGTCTGCAATCACAAAACTTATAAACGTGGTACTATTGAATGGGTATTAAAAATGGAAGAGCTTGTATCAGAAGGTCTTGTGAAGCCATATCCATTACGTTTGCACGATGCTTATGATAAAATTGCAACAGATGAGGAATTTAATAACTTAGTCTGTGAGGATATTAAAAATGCTTATATGCAGAACAAGTCTTGCATAGTTTTCTGTAAAACTATTGAGCAGTTGGAACTTCTTTATAATAAGTTAATTCCTACTTGCCCTAAAATTCAGAAATTTTATGGGAATATGTCTGATTCAAAGGCAGATATTAAATCACGTGCTGAAAGTAAGGAAGTTCTTGTAACATTAGCAACGCTTTCCATTGCATGTGAGGGTACAAATGTTAAAGCTTGGGAGTATGGGTTTTTGGTAGCAGATATTGCAAATGACAAAGACTTGATACAAGCACTTGGAAGGTTGCGGAGAACTGTTGAGGGAAAGACTGATGTTTATATTTTTGACTATCAACATCCTTTAATGGTAGCCATTAAAAACCATTGGTCTAAGCGTGTAGAATGTTATAAATCTCTTGGAATACCTATTGACAACTTTTAAAGTGTGTGGTATAATTAGTTACAGACATTGAGAAATGTTTATTTAAAGATTATTTGGAGGTTTTAAGAATGGACGAAAAACAATTTAAGGATTTTAAAAGACGTATCCCAATGTGCACAAAGAGCCGTAAATGGCTGCCTGATAATGCAGCAGAACGTCGTTTGTGGACAAAAATGCGCAAGGAGAATAAGAATGAAAATTAATATTCCAACCAAAGAGAAACAAATTGTTGATTTAAATGAAGCACCTAAAGAAACAACATTGACTGAGCTTTATGATGCGTATGCCTTATTTAGTAAAGTAGAAAATGATGCTAAAAAGAAAAAGGCAGAGATTAAGAAGCAGTTAGATGAATATTTTGACACGCAAGGTGTTAAAGATACTATGGGAAATGTTTGGCTTAACACACCGAACGGAAGCTTTAAAAAGCAGCAAAGAATATCTCTTGGAATTAATGAAGAACTTGCAACACAGGTATTAAGGCGCTTAGATTTATTTGATAAGGTTGTTTCCTATGAACCAGTCTTTGATGTAGATGCGATTCAGGGATTTATTGCAGACGGCGTTATTTCCGATGAAGATATGAATAAGATATTTGAAAGGAAGATTACATATGCCCTTACCACGCAAAAAGGGAAGAAAGCGGAAGAAGTTTCCGAATAAGCGCAGATGTTCTGCTCACTTTAAAGAGTGGGCGACAAATGGCAGGAAGATGATTATAAACGGAAAAGAAATGACTGTTTATACAAGTGGTAAATTGGTAGAAGCATTTGCCAATGTAGGAATACCTAGAACTTATATGTGCTTTCATTTGTGGATTAAAAATGGTTATATGCCAGAATCCCCTATTAAAACAAAGAATAGGTCGTGGTACACTAGAGGTATGATTGAGTGTCTTGCAATGACAGCACTTGAATGTGGTATGACAAAGACTACACCTAACATGGAATTTATGAAAGCACGTTGGTTTGAAGAGTTTGATAAAGTAGTTAGAAAGGAGTTAATGTAATGGAAAAGGGTGAAACTTTAGTTAGAGTTGTTAAAAGCTTTACAAAAAATTTAGGTAACTATGAGAGTGCTAGGATTGAGCTTGGCATGGAGAGAATTGTAGAGGATTCTAAAATTGAGTTTACTAAACAACAATTAAGCGCAGAAATTGATGAATTTATCAACTCTGAAATTACAGATTTGGTTTCTGATAATGCACATTAATAAAGCAATGAGTGCTGCCCTCTTTGGTAGGGCAGTAGTCACACCGAAAGCAAGTGGCATTATTAAATCAGATGTAGATGTTTCTGTCTTTACTCCTACTGATTTTCTGCGTTATTGGAAGGATAAAGCGAAACAGCGTGATATAAAGTATGTCACAGTTCAATACAAGGATAATGCCATTTTGAAGTCAGTAATGAAGTCCTATACTAATACAGAGATTAAATTAATGATAGACTATCTTTGGGATAGTGGAGAGCGCATTTCTAGTAATGATAAAGAAATCCCCTATACAGATTATGGTATTTACTTACTTTCGTCTGGTTGGGCAAATTCCATTTATAATCGTGCTAACTTTTGGAAGAAGCACTTTAAGGACAAGGAATTGCGCGGTTGGGAAAATACAAGAGGTGAGAATGTTGCCGAAATTGAGTTCTAGGAGAACATTTTTAAGCAGGGAAGCTTTATCTTTAATGGGCATCCCTATCATGTACCAAGGTCTTTCTTGGAAAGATTATCGGTTTCCCAACGAACAAATGGAACACCTGTTACGTGGTTATACAACGCATTGTGATGAAATGCTGCGGGACTGTGTTGGGCTTCTTTTTATAGGGCAGAATGGTTGTGGTAAATCATTCGTATCTAGTATTATACTGCAATATTGTTACTCTTATTATCATACATGCAGAATGACAACTTTTAAAGAACTTATTTCCAAGGCTTTCAGTAAGGACGATTCTTATAACGAGTTTCTTGGGGCAGAGTTCTTAGTAATTGATGAACTTGGGGCAGAAGTAAGTTTGAAGTCAGATGCTGAAAAGTCACTCTTAGAGGATATTCTGAAGCAGAGATTTACGAAAGGATACCCAACGATTATTTGTAGTAATTTAGATACTGTGCAGTTAAAAGAGCGTTATGGAAATACTTTCTATTCTATGCTTTCAGAATTTGTTAAGGTTAAGCTTTTAGGTGAGGACGGCAGAAAACAGGCTTTCCGTAATAAAAAAGCCCTGGAGTTTTTAAAGTAAGGAAGTGATTAGATGATTAAAAAAGATGAGTGCTTTAATTGTAAAAGTAAAGATGTTACAGGTTTTGCAGGAAAACAAGAATTTCCTTTATGCACAGCTTGCTGGCAAAAGCTTTTGGCTAAAGAATTGACATTAGAATCTTTGGAGAATAAGCTAAATGAACAGAAAAGGTGAACTTTCTAATAGAGTAGCGACCATCGTAGCTATTGATTACGATACAATTTTTAGTAAAAAACCTTCTTTAAAGGATTTTTTTACTAAAAGTAAGTTACAACGCACCTTTAAGCAAGAATATAGGGATTTGACATTAAAGTTGTATTCTGCTGGGTTCAGTATTTATATTATAAGTAAAGATTTAAAAAAGACGAAATCAGAGCTTGACGACTTGTATTTTGGTAGGTATATATTCTATACAGACTTTATACAGTATGAGAATCTTAATGATTTAGCAGTAGATTGTAGGTCACTTTTTAAATATTTTATTTGTGAAACTCCAAAAGGTGCATTTTTAGATAATGTGTATTCCTTAGAGTCTTTCAAGGAGTTGTTATAATGTCGGTAGAAAACAAGTTAATTCTAAAACTCCTAGAGAGTAAGGATTGGGACGTTGTAGTTGATAAAGGTATTACACAGAACTACTTTACAGGCTCTAACAAACGTGCCTTTAAGTGGATAAGCAACTTCAAACTTAACTATGGTACATTACCAGACCTGGATACTTTTAAGAAGCACTTCCCCGAAGTAAATCTCCTAGTGGATGCTAGAGAATGTACTGCTTACTATTGCGACGAGGTTCGTAAGAAGATTAGGCAGAATAAGTTAGTGTCTGTACTAGAGGGGGCTGCGGATAAGATAAATGCAGGTAACGTAGATTCTGTTTATACAGATTTAACGAAGTTACTTATGGAAGTCAACACAGAGTTCACTTTTGCCGAGAAGGTGGATATTGGTAGACAGACTGAGGAACGCTTTAAAGAGTACGAGCTTAATAAGATAACAGGTGGTATGACAGGTATTCCATTAGGTATTTTACCAATAGATAAGCAAACTGGCGGTGTAAAGGATATGGACTTGTACACTTTCCTCGGAAAATCTGGTTCTGGCAAGAGCTGGATGCTCTGTATTTTAGCAGCCAATCTTATTAAAGCAGGTTATAAAGTAATGTTACTTACTAAAGAAATGTCCCCTAAACAGCTCTTAAAGCGTATGGATGCTATCATGGCGTGTGTTAGTTATAATGCTTTGAAAAACGGCAAATTACCTGCAAATGAAGAAGCACAGTACAAAACATACCTAGAACAATACGCACCTAAGTACAAGGACAAACTTAGTATTGAGCTTGTTACAAATGGTGTTGATGAAGCTATCAGTAAAATAGATAACTTTCAACCAGACATTGCTTTGGTAGATGGCGGTTATCTGTTGAGCGAGGGTGCAGACCCCGAAGATTGGAAAGCAGTTATTGGGGTATGGAAAGCCTTTAAAGTATTTGCGTTAAGCAGAAAAATACCAGTCATTCTTACATCACAATTAACAGATAAGAATACTGTTGCGTATTCAACTGGGTTAAAGCAGTATTGTGATGGTATTTGGGCTATGAAGCAGGACGATGTACAAAGGGCAGCCAAAGAGATTCAAATAGAGAACATTAAGATTCGTGATGGTGAGCATTTATTGCCCTTTACAATGTCCTGGGACTTTTCAAGCTCACCAATGAATTATGAAGTAGTGCATCAAGCATATAACTCTGAAACAAATAAAGGCTTTTTAGTGAAAGATGAGCCAATAAGTTTAAAGAAGGTAGAATAGATGAATTGCGATAAATGTAAATATTCTCAAAAGTTTAATAGTATGTGTATGTGCCATAAGTTTAAAAAGATAGTCACTAATGAAACAGATGACAAACCTTGTTTTGAACCTAGAAATTCTGATGAGTTTTTAAAAGATTTTTTTAATTTAGCAGGTGGGTATTGACACGCTTATAAAAGTGTGTTATAATAGATACATGAGGTGTTAAGAAATGTTAGCAGACGAAATGGTTTCTTTGTGTAGAGAACTGGGTTTGGAAAAAATCAAAGTACGTGGAGCTAATGTTATGTTTTGTTGTCCTTCACATGGTGAGAATAATCCTTCCTGCGGAATCTCTATTACAAAAGAAATTGGAGGTTGTTTTGCTTGTGGATGGCACTTCAATTTAATTCAGTTAGTAGCTTTTTGTAAGCAGATTCAAGAATGGGAAGCTATTGAATATCTCAACAGTTATTTTAACCGCGATTTTCGTAAAGTTGATTGTGCAGGGAAGTTCCCACTTTATAGTGAGGATAAGACAAGCGTTTCAAGCTTTCTTCCGCACACAGCACTTGCCCCTTTTCGGAGCGGCGAAATTTCGCACCCATACTTGATAAAGCGTGGTTTTAGTGAGCAAGATTTTATAAATTTTAAGTTAGGGTGGGATAGTAATTTAAAACGTATTACAATTCCTTTCTACGATACTAAGGGGAATTTACTAGGTTTTAGCGGTAGAGCGGTTCTAAATGAATCTAATCCGAATTATGAAGTTGTTTATGGTAATTCCCCTAAGTATCTAATTTATAATAATTTTAAAGCTAAAGACACGTTGTTTCCCTTAAATTTATATAAAAAGTCAGACACGCTTATTTTAGTTGAGGGCTTGTTAGATGCCTTGTGGCTGCATAAAATGCAGTTTACTAATACGCTTTCCGTTATAAGCGCACGGATAAGTAGGGCGCAACTAGAGATTTTAAAATCACTAGACGTTAAAACAATTATTCTTTGTCTTGACAATGATAAGTATGGGGAAGCAGGTTGTAAAAAGTTATATGACAATTTAAAAGGCAATTTTGTATTTAAGAAAGTGATTTTTCCAGAAGGTAAAAAAGACGTTCAAGAATGTACAAAAGAAGAATTGGATTTTATGTTTAAGAATTTGATTAATTATCCAGTGAGAAATTTTAAGTTTTATGAAGGAGAATGATAATAATGAAAATGGGATTTTTTAACAGAGGTATTGAAGCAACACAAAAATTGGCAGATGCACATAAAGCATCTTTTTCAAGTAATGGTATTTATGATTTCTATGTAAAAGACGGACAAGAAGCACTCATGCGTTTCTTAACAGATGAACCTGTTTCTTTTATGGCACATAATATTAAGGTAGGCAAAGCTCCAAGAACCTTTGTTTGTACTGGTGACGCAGATTGCCAAGGCTGTAAACAAGCAGATAGTTTCGACCCAACTAAACCGAACAAGCCTGTTGTACGTGCAGCATATCTTGTATTGGATGGCACTGTTACTGAAAAGGATGAAATGCAGGACGGAAAGCCTACCGGCAAAAAGGTACAATACACTGACCAGATTAAGGTAATGGTACGTGGCACAAGTGATATTGCAGCTATTGAACGCTGTAAAGAGAAATACGGCTTGCTGGGACGCGCTTATTATGTAAGTAAAAATGGTAAAAAGAATCCTTATGCTTTTGACCGTGCAGATGGTTGCCCACATGGTAAAGATGAAGAATTCTGGGGACAGCATGAACTTTCTGCTGAGGCTATTGAAAAGCTTATTGAGAAGCTTCCAGAAAAGTACAGAGATTTGGCGCGTCAAGAAGGTGGCTTCTATAATGTAATTGAAGCACTGTTTACACCTTATGGTGTTTCTAGTGATTCTGAGGAAATTTCCTTTGCTACGTCAGTAGAAGAACCACAGAGCTTGAATAGAATGTAATTTATTAGGGAGGGGGCATTAGCTCCCTTTCTTTTTAAGGAGAAATAAATATGAGAGTAAACGGTGAAATATTTGCAAGGCATATCGCAAGGGTTAATAATGTTTCTATCAAAGAAGGTTGGCGTATCTACAAAGCTTTTATGACAGCTTTTTCAGAAACAGTGTCTGAGGGCTGTGACACCTTTGACTTTATAAACTATTTTAGAATCGAGTTTAAAGCTTATAAGGCTAAGGGAATGGATTTAGTTCGCCAAGAAACTGTTGAAAGGCAGATTGTGCGTGGAAAGGTAAAGCCTTATTCTAAGTTACGTAAGCGCATTTTGGAGGCACAAAATGTATCACCAAAAGTATTTTAAATTACACATTGTTCAAGAAGATACCTTAAATGACTTTTTAAATCTTTTTAAAAAAGCAAAGCAAGTCTTTTGGGACACTGAAACATCTGGGTTAAATGTACGTGCTGTAGGTAAAGATTATACAGTAGGCTTTACGTATGCTTTTGACGATGCTACATCTAAAGACGTTTTTTATGTTCCTGTAAGACATGTGTTCGAGGGAAAATATGAGGATAATGGCAGATTCTCTTTCTTGAAGAAATCACAGCTTGAAAAGTTCCCAGATTTTTGCCCAGAAAAATTTGAAGGAACTTATTATAATGTAGATTCTTTTAAGTTTGCAGCAGAGCTTAAAACTATCATGGAGCGTGGCGGTAAAGAGTATATCGCACATAATCAAGATTATGATTTACATTTACTAGCTAATGAGGGAATTGATATTTATAAAGTCTTTGACGTAAACACTTTTCAAGATACACAAATAATGGTGCATACACTAGATGAGAATGTAGAAAAGAATCTTGAAAGTGTTACTAAGATGATTTTTAAAGTTGAAAAGTCGCATTATAGTGATACCATTAAAACTGTTACTAAAGAAGAAAAGCTTTCACAGGGTTTAAAGGCTACTAATAATGCAAGCTTTCAGCATGTTCAAATCCCAATAGGTGCGCAGTATTCAGCAGAGGACGTTTGGTTTATGAAGCAAATGTACCCAATGCTTGTTAAAGGTTTAAAAGAAGATGATTCTTATGACATATATCTTAAATGCCGTATGCCTTTTATGAAAGCTCTTTGGAAAATGGAAAGAAAAGGTGTAAGTGTAGATATTGCTGCCCTTGATAAGATGCAGGAACTTGCGGAGAAAGAATTAGAAAACTCTAAATATAAAATGTTTTCTTTGGCAGGGGTGGAGTTCAACCCCGATAGTGGACAACATCTTTATGAAATCCTTTTTGGCTTTAAAAAGAAAGTTATGAGGCTTACCCCAAGCGCACAAAATGCTTTTGAAATGGAAAGTGCTGGATACACTACGACTGAAAAAACTAAGCTTAAAAACTTGTATATGAATGAGCCTTCACATGTAATGTTTGTAGAATCTTGCAATAATAATTTAGTAGATGTAAACTTTGGCTTTAAACCAATAGAGTTTACAACAGGCGGTAAATATGGTTATGAAGAGTTACAAACGCCGAAAACAGGTGGAGATATTTTAAAAGCATTATTAAAGCAGAAAAATGTTGATGCAAAAGCACATGATTTTATTACAGAGCTTGTAACTTATAAAAAACTCTCTAAACTTATTAGTGCATTTATGATAGGGTTAAGGGAGAATATTTATAGTGATGGCAAAGTACATTGTAGCTTCAACTTAACAGGGGTCGATTCGTGGAGAATTAGTAGTCAGATGCCGAATCTCCAGCAGCTGCCGCACCCACTAGAAGAGCCAAAAGCAGGGGAAGATAGAACCTACTTTGATTTTTGGGAACGGTTTGAAATAAGAAAGCTGTTTGTAGCTGATGATGGTTATAGTGTAATAGCTTGCGACTATCATGCTTTGGAGAAATACTTAACGGCGCATTTGTCACAAGATAAGATGCTTTTAAAGATGTTGAGAGAGAACTTAGACCCGCATGGTACAGTTGCAACTATCGTTTTTCCAGAACTTGCAAACATGAATCCAAATGACGTAAAGAAGCGTGAGCCTGCTAAAAGGCAAATTGCAAAAAAAATAGGCTTCGCTAAAGGTATGGTGAAGTAAAATTCCTCTCATAACGGTGAAAGCCATTAAGATTGCCATAACTTAATGGTCAACGCCGTGCCGAACTTCTTTGTAAAAAGACGGTGTAACGACTTATAATGTATCGCTATACTTTAAGTATAAATCTTACGAATACATTTAATGGGGAACATGAACTATGTAAGAAGTGTCATCAAGAAGAGCATCATGCAGTTACCTATTTACTTTGTGATTGCGATGGCAATGTATTACATACGTTGGTTAGTAAAGAGAGTGTGTTAAAGTTTTTAAATAGCCTTGGTTACTTTCCTAAAGATACGAGTAGTATTAGAATGGCTATTAGAAATAAAACTAAAATATATGGTTTTTACTGGCAGCGAGTTCTAAAGGCATAGTCTGACACCAGTAGTAATACTGGACAACGGACTGGTAGATTATGGCGGCACTTCTGTTGCAGTAAGCAAGAATCTGGATGTAGACCAAAAGACAGCGCAGAAATACATTGACCGTTATTTTGAAGGTTTCTATGGTTTGCATACTTATGATAAAGCTGTAATACGTTTTGCACAGTCAAATGGGTTTGTAAAGACGCTTGGTGGACATAAAAGGCATTTATGGGATATTAACAGCAGTGATAAGAAAGTATCTTCTTACTTAGAGCGTGTTGCAGTAAATGTAATGAGCCAGGGTGCAGGTGGGGACGTAGCAATGTTTGCTACCTTAGATGTTGACCGCGACCCAGTGCTTAAAGCAATAGGTGCATACTTATTCTTAAATGTACACGATGAGTTAGGCTTAATGTGTCCAACCAAATACGTGGAACTTGGAATGGAGCGCTTACAATATCATATGGAACATTGTTTACAGGAACGTGGCATAAATCTGACAATTCCTTTGGAGGCAGTCCCAGATTATGGACATAGTTATTATGATGCAAAATAAGAGGTGAAAATAGTGGTAGAAATTGATAAATTAGTTAAAGATATTAATAAGAAGTTTGGTACAAATGCAATAAGATTAGGACGAAATATTAGAGAAGATATGAATTTTAAAATTCCCTTAGGCAGTGTTGGTTTAAATGACGCATTGGGCGGCGGACTTCCGAGTGGACGTTATATCACACTTGCAGGGCAGGAAAGCAGCGGTAAAAGCTTACTTGCTTATAAAGCTATTGCTGCTGTGCAGAATCTGCGCAAAAAATTGGTTGGGGAAGGTGCGGATGCCTATGAGGTTGTTGCAGACGACGGTGACACTCCTTTAACCGCAGCACTTATTCAGCTTGAATGTGGTAGTTATTCCCCAGACTGGGGCGAAGTCCACGGTATTGACAATGATAGATTAATATTTGTACAGCCAGAGGGTATGGAACAGGCTTTAGACCTTGCTTGTGCTCTTCAACGTGCTGGGGTTGAATTTATTGTCATTGATAGTATTGCAGCAATGCTACCTACTAAAGAGATTGAAACAGACCAAGAGGACACTGTACAAATGGGACTTAGGGCAAAGGCTTTAAATGTTTTTCATGGCAAGTTTCAAAGTATTAACAACTCCTTAGAAAGAAATGGTAAATTGCCTACTACTTTATTGGCAATTAATCAGTTACGTGAAAAGATTGGTGCTTATGGTAATCCATTGTACGCACCTGGGGGTAGTAGTCAAAAATTCACCAATGCTATTGAAATTCGTACACGTGTAGGTGATATTATTCGTGAGGGTACTGGCGTAAACGCTAGAACTGTGGGAAGAGTTATTAAGTGGAAGATTGAGAAAAATAAAACAGGCAAGGCTTTTAGTGACGGAGAATATGACCTTTATGTAGATGATGCACTACTTCCAAGAGGAAGCATTGATACAGGCAAAGAGTTAGTTATTCTTGCAATGTCTAAAGGCTTGATTGAGCGCCGTGGTGGCTGGTTCTATTATAATGGTGAGCAGCTGGGGCAAGGACAGGATAATGTAGTTGCTAAATTAAGAGAGAACCAAGAACTGTTTATGGAGATTGTTGAGAAGTTATAGGAGTTGATTAATATTTTTAAGAGGGGATATACTAAAGAATTGGCACAAAGAATAAAAAAGGGTGCTAAATTTATTGCAAGGTGTGAAAGCTGTAAATATTATGATGAGTTTAAGAGCTGTACAAATTGTAATGTTACAGAGTTTGACCTTGTTACTGAGGGTGACAGACATTTCTGTCTTTTATGGAGTCCCGAAGATGGTACAAACTGAAAATAAGAAAATGAGTGAAGCCCATGAGAGATTCATTGCAGAATCTCTCAACGGCAAAACCACGATTGCTAGTGGAGCACTTTGGATGGCAAAATCAGATGTAGTTACTTCTCTTTATCAGATAGAGTGCAAAGCTACTCGGAAAAATTACTACATCTTAAAATCAAAAATTGTAGAGAAGATTAGAGGGGAGGCATTGAAAAGTGGTAGGATTCCTTTACTCGCTATTCGGTGTTCTCTTGGTGACTTTATACTTTTTAGGGTTTATGATTTCTTTACAGAAGTTACGGAAACATCTTTAAAGTGTAGCAGCTCTTTAAAGATTACACAGGATATTTTTGAGGGTTTGTTTGAAGGTTTTAGAGAGATTGATGTAAATGGCAATGTTTGGGGTTTAATAAGATTAACAGATTTTCAATTTTATATAGACGGAGGTACGGATGAAGATAAAAGGAAGCTTAAAAAATATTAATAAAATTTCCAATGATACAGCGGATAAGTTACTTATCCCTGCTATTGAAGAAACTTTGCGTAATTTAAAAGCAGGTGTTGATAGGGGGCATGGTTGGAATAGTCCTAGTAGCGTTGGTTATTGTAGTAGAAGTGTTTACTTTGGTCGTATAGGTTTACCGCCAGATTTTCCTAGTAACGAACCACGTTTACAGCGAATCTTTGATAATGGTACTTATACACATATTCGCTTACAGAATTATCTTCTGCAAAGTGGTGTTCTTTTAGCAGATGAAGCCCCTTTATATGATAAAGCTTATCAAATTATGGGAACAACGGATGGTTTGCTTTTAGATAAAGATAAGTCTATTGCAGTGCTTGAAATTAAAAGCATTAATTCTATGGGATTCGCGGGGCTTAAAGATGCAAAACCAGAACATAAGATGCAGGCAAGTATCTACATGTATTGTTTAAATACTATGCGTAATTTAATCTTATTAGGAAAGCGCAAAGAGTTAGAACAAGAGTATCTATATAAATTAGATTCTTTTTTGGAAGATACTACCTCTTTAGACGGAAAAGTGCATTTCAAAAAGGATAAGGTAAACAGCAGATTTAAAGATTTTAAGAACACTCTTGATTTTTTAGAACAGTACCCAAAACCTATAAAAAAAGTTATATTTCTTTATGAGAATAAGGATACACAAGAGTTGAAAGAGTTTGCTTATACAGATAAGGCAGCCACTACTAAAGCTCTTAAAAAGTTCTCGGCTATAAACGACGCTGTTAGGGAACGAAAAGTTCCAGCAGCAGAAAAGACATTTATGTGTAATGGCTGTCATTATAGAAAGGTGTGTGCTAATTATGATTGAAAAGTTACTAGATGTTTTTGCAGTTCTTATTATTTTTCTGACTTTGGTATTAGGTGCATTAGTCTTTATTTTAAGTTTGATGTATATTGGGGCTTGGGGAGCTTCTTTCTTCACAGGAGTAGCTAATATTGTTTTTTGGGTATTATGGACATTTGTTACAGTAGGTGCTTTAAATGGTATTTCCACAGTTATCAGCAAAAGAGTTTCTAATTAGTCTGTTGGTTTTAGCCCTATTTGGGGGATGCGTATATTTCTACACACACCCCAAAATAAAAGAGGTTGAAAAGGTTAGAGAGAAGCCAGTAATACATGAGGTTGTACAGAAAGAAACGATTAATACAATCACTGCAAAAGAGAAATCCAGCCCTAAAGACGCAGACTTGGTTGTAAATACTAAAGATACAGTAAAGGTCAGTATTAATGGTAAAGAGGCAGAAATTAAGCCAAAAACAAGTTCTAAATATGAGTATGGTAAAGATTATTTAGAATTTAATCAGAAGAGTATTTATACTTTAGATGTAAAAGCTAAAGCTCTTGAACCTGCGTGGGGGGTAGGTATGGGATACACAAGTAATAACAAACCTGCGGGATTTTTTCAAGTGCGTGTAAAGAAAACACCTGCTCATGTATGGGTAATGTCGGACGGAAAGACACATGCCGCAGGTGTAATGTTCAGCACGAATTATCATTAAGGAGGATACTCAAATATGGAAACAAATTTAGATAGAATTAAAGAATTTTTAAAAGAAACAGGGGTAAACACTTTTGACAATCAGAATGTAGATGCAGAGTATTTAAAACTTCCTAAAGATTTAACAGAATTGCCTACTAATGAGATTAGCAAATACTTAAATGCAATTACGCAGCAGAGAATGTATGTGCGTACCTTAGCAAGTCAAGCTAGAGCAGTTTATAGGGAAGCAAAGTCCGCATATGATAGAGAAAAATGTAGAGTTTTCTCACTTGCTCCAGCAAAGATGAGTGTTACAGAAAAAGAACTGCGTGTTTATCAAGATGAGCAGGCAAGTGAGATTCGTGCAACTATGGAGTATTCCTTAGAACGCTTTGACTTTTTAAAAGATATTATGGATAGCTTGGACGATGGCACTTTCCTTGTAAGTAGGGAACTTACACGTCGTTTAAAAGATTTTGACGATAATAGTAGAAATGGGCGATTTAATGCGTAACAGTGATTTATTAAGAGATAAAATTGCTTTCCTTGAAGAACACGCTCCGCAGAGTGAAGAAATTGCGCTTTTAAAAAAGAAATTAGGATATAGTAAGAGGGGAAGAAGTTCCAAAACAAAAGGTGCTACTTATGAACGTAAGATAGTAAAGTTTTTAAAGGAACAATTCCCTGCCCTAACTTTTGGGCGCACCCCTTCAAGCGGCGGGTATAAAAAGGAATTAGAAAGCAATACATTACGTGGTGACGTTGTGTGTTTAGATGATAATGTAGATTTTGCACTTCATTTAGAGCTTAAAAATAGGAAAGCGGGCTGGAAAGTAGTGCAAGATTGGTTTAAGCAGGCAGAGGATGATTGTATTAAAGGTAAATACCCTTGCTTAGTTATGCACCAATCACAAGAAAAGGGAAAATATAGGTCAGAGGACTTTATTATGTTGAAACTGAAAGACTTTTTTAATCTTGTAGATAAAAAACTTTTAGTAAGGGGTATTGACAAAATCCAAAAAGTGTGATATAATAATAAAGTAGAACTATAATTGAATAATTACGGCTATAATCTTAGAAAAATCATTGTATAAACGTGTAGAAATTATGGGAAGGAATTTTAGTTATGAAGGAAGTAATTTTCAGAGTAAGCAGCATTAGCAATGTTAAAAAGCTTGCAGGAAGTATTGCACACACTGTAAAAGGTGACGGAGAAACCGTAGCAGCAAATGTTGTGCTGAATTGCTGTGGTGCATCAGCAGTGAGTCAAGCAGTTAAAGCAGTTGCAGTTGCTCGTGGATTTTTAGCCTCTAATGGTAGGGATTTGGTTGTAAGACCTGGGTTCGATACCGCTTTTATAGAGGGTGAAGAAAGAACAGTTATCAAACTTTTTATAAGTTTGAATTGATTATAGCCCCTATATAGGGGCTATTTTTATTAGGAGGAGTCAGATGTACGATAATTTTTTTACTACTGTACGTGGTGGTTCAAGGTATGTAATTTTAATAGGAAATCTTGCTATTAAATTCCCATACTTACGTTTTCCATACCACGGACGTAAGCAGAACTTAAAGGAGTGGGAGTACAGGAATAAAAGCAAGCATTTAGCTAAATTATATATTTCATTCCCTTTTGGTTGGTGCAATGTAATGGAGAGGGTGCAGCCTTTAGCTAAATCTTTAAGCAGTGTGGATTGCACTAATCTAATAAGAGCTTATTTTAAGAATAAAGTTACAGGTGATGAGCTTGCTTTTTTATTGGAGGATAGCACCTTGGAAAATTTTGGTACTAAAAACGGTAGGATAGTTAAGCTTGACTGGGGAGGTTTTGGGCGAAGTGAAAGTATGTGAAATTTATTCGGCTTTACAGGGGGAGGGCAGGTACACAGGATATGCAACGACTTTTATACAAGAGCCTATTGATTTAGCCAAAGGCACAGATTGGTCAATAGATAGGATTCTCTCAAAAGTAAATAAATTAGGGAACAGGCATGTTTGTATAAAAGGTGAAACGCTTTTGCAGGAAGATAGTTATACACTTGTATATGAGTTGTTAGCCTATTCATATATTGTAACTATGGAAACGTCTTGTAGAATCCCTTTAGAAGATTGTTTATATGACAGAACTTATGCTTACAATGTAATTATAAACTGTGCTAATGAAAATATCTTAAATAATTTAAGATTATTGCACAGTAATGATGAAGTTAAATTCGTAATAAAAGATGATTCTGATTTTGATTATGTAAAGAAAGCTTTAAAGAAATATCCAACGTCCGCTATGGTTACACTTTATCCTTTTAAAAATGATTTAAATATTTTTAAAAAGATAGAGGATTTCTTAATGAAAAACCGTTTAAATGCAAGAGCAGGTTTAAAGTTACATAAATTGGTTTAGAAAAGTGTTGACAATACCTTTAAGGTGTGCTATAATATACACATAAGGAGGTAGGCTATGGAATACACTAAAGAAAACGTGGTAAAAATTGTAGAAGATTTTAAAGACCTAATTGTAGCCATTGAAATGGAACGCAGAATCCGTTATGATGCTGTACATGAGAATGATTGCGCACTAGGGGATATTCGACATTTTTGTGAGCTGGAATATCCTACAGAGCGCAGTATGCGCACTAAAATTTGTCAATTAATGCGTGATATTAGCAAGAAAAGGCGTGAGGATAAAGACTTCTTAGATGTTACACAGCCTTTGGCAGAATTTCTTTCTGGCTCACCTAATTTAAAGGTAAATTTAGGCAAAACAACTAATAACATGAAAAAAGCGTTGGTTAAAACACAGGGGGAACGTGTTTACGTTCCCAGAGTGCTTAATGATTTATTTAAAAAGGAGATTTAAAAATGCAAAAAAGATTACACACTAAAAATTGGAACACTAAACCTAAAAAGAGAGAATTACCTGCTATTTTTCAAGCTTTTAATCTAAGACAGTTTCAGAAAGCATTTATCGGAGGTTCTAAAAATTGTTAATTACCAATATTAAAATTTATGGACTAGAAGAATCCATTTATGCAAGCGGGTATCCAATGCTTTCAAAACCACCTACTAAAGAAGAATTTGAGGGTGGGGTATCTGATGTAACAACGAATATTTTTATGCGTGAAACTGTAGGAGCAAAAGCAGCAGGTGCACATATTAAAAGAGCTTTAAAGCTTGGCAGTGCAGCCGCAGGAACTGGGCACAATAACTTTTTAAAGGGAATTATTGTGCAAATGGATGTTAATGCACCGCAGTATTGGTGGCAACAGGCACAGCGCTATCACTGGTTTGATTTCGTTAGCTCGAAGGGCGTTTTAGTAGGTAACTATTAAAATTATGAATTGGTGAACCTAGAAATCTAGGGTGTGCGACTTATGTCGTGCTAACGGTAAGAGTTAAATAAGACTGGGAATATGACAATTATTCTCTTTAGCCATAGGCGAATACGCTCTCTAAGAGAAGCTAAGGACTTTCGTAAGTTAGCTTGCTAATACCGTGCTAAGTTTTTCTATTCTCATGTAATTTGAGAATAGATTAAAAAGTGTAACGACTAACCGAAGTATTAATATACTTCAAGAGGTTTAAGGTGAAACTCCTTATTCCGTAGCGCCAATTACCCTATAAGGGTAAAGAGATAGTCTAATCCCACTATTAAATTAGTGTTAAAGTACGCCGAAAGGCGGGGTAGAAATGCGATGAGTAAGGTACATTGCCTTACAAAAATGGATATTGACAGTATGTGTGACAGCACTGTAACAGAAACAGCGAAGCTCAATTTAGTTGGGGCAATTCAAGATTACACTGAGGGCAAGATTGACTTTGACACTATGATGTGTAATGTTCCTATGGGATTGCATTTAACCGCAAGAATGACAACAAATTATTTGCAGCTTAAAACGATGTATGCACAAAGACAGCATCACAAGTCTAAAGAATGGCAGGAGTTTTGCAAATGGGTAAACACATTACCTATGAGCTATTTAATCACAGGAGGTACTGCGCAATGAGTAATTCAATGGAATTTATACATCTTGAAAAAGATAGCATCTTGTTTCCTTGGGGAGAACAAGAAGTTATTGGACATTTTAAATGTCCTGTTTGTGGCAAGCCAATCCATGTTCTAGAGTTTTTTGGCGGTGAGAAAGAGCACTATTACTATCTTTATCATTTTAATTCTTGGGATGATAAGAAATTATGTCCTATTGCGCAGGATGAATGTTCCACGCCTTTCACTATTCTAGGAGGTATTACCTACGATAGCATCGAAGAAATTGTAGATACATGGGCGTATGGTATCCGTACAGTGGAGTGTACAGAATGATTTATGCAATAGATTTTGATGGTACGCTTGTTAAAAATCAATATCCCTATATAGGGGACGAGCAAAAAATTTCTACACACATGCTTGACAAGACAAAAATTGAGAAGTTTATTCCTGCCACAGACTTTTGCAAGGAATTGCAACGTGAGGGACATAAACTTATTTTGTGGACTTGCAGAGAGGGTGAGCTTTTACAAGAGGCACTGCGCTGGTGCCTTTATAGAGGGTTAATCTTTGATGCAGTAAATGATGATTTGCCACAAGTAAAGCAATGTTTTCCAGATGAACTTAAATCGTGGGAAGGTTCAGAACGTGCAAGAAAAATCCATGCAGATGTGTATATTGATGATAAAGCAGTTGTACCGATTTGTGAGGATAAAGATAAAAATGTACGTTATCGCGAGTTTTGAAAATTTTAAAGGAACAAGTTATCATGTGCTAGATGTTTTATCTTTTCATTTTAATGGTTCTAAAGGAACGTGCGTTATCGTGGGGGGTATTCCCCCCATTTTAGAACCATTTTTAAAGGATTGGGCGAATAAGAATGATATACATTTAGTACAGTGTACTAAAGACGATTTTAAAGACTTAGATATGCTTTTTGGAGATATTTCAGTCATTATCTTTGGCATGAACACATTTCTTCTAAAGAAAAGTTTAGAATTAAGTCTTAGATACTATATTATAAAAGAGGAATAAAATGACTAATATTATATGTATGAGTGGTGGGTATGATAGTACCGTACTTTATGATTATCTGAAAAAAGATGAACATTTAGATTTAAAGGTTTATCATGCGTTTTATACTAAAGTTGAAGGTGGCACATATAATTTAAATGAGTTTAAATGTCTTTCACAAAAGTTTAATAATGAAATAGATTATTTAGCACACTTTAACTTACATTTATTAGGTGAGGATTACATTCCGAACAGAAACACTCTGTTTGTAATGGATATTATTGCAAAACTTTATGTTGGAGAGCCTTTAAATATTTACTTGGGAATTATTAAGAATTTTCCTAGATACCCAGACTGTACACATGAATGGTTAGAGGCTCTTAATTCATTTTTAAGCATTGAATTTCCAAATGTTAAAGTTTTAGCACCATTTATAGACCTTACAAAAGATGATGTTTTCAAGATTGGATGCAGGCTTGGCGTAAAATTAGAGGATACTTTTTCATGTAACTTTTCTGATAATGGTGAGCCTTGCGGTGTTTGTGAGAATTGTAAATGGCGTGCAGCGCATATGTACCCCAGTTATTTTTTGAAGGAGGGGAATGAGATTGGCAAATAAATCTAATTCGGAGAAGAAAAATTCTGTTCCGCAGATTAAAATTGCAGCAAGAAGTGTTGAAAAGACTAAAGGTGGATTTTTAAGTATTAAGCAAGGAAGAACAGGCGATACAAATAACTTACAGACTAATCCATATTATAGATTTATGAATAGAACTTCTTGGAAAACTAAGAACAAAAAAGGCATTACACCTTGGGGGCGTAATTAAAAATGAAAGGTGATTTTACGCTTTTATTATCGGGTGTTGAGCCTAAGGAAAACTGGGAAGTAGCATCTTCTGTAACAAAGAATGTGCTACTTTCCTATAAGTATATTCGTAAACGTGGATTAGATGAAATTGTAAAGCGTTTAAAGTCCCATAGGGGAATGAAAGTTTTAATTGATAGTGGTGCTTATACATTCTTTAATGATAAAGAGTTTAATAATAAGACTATTGAATGGTGGGAAGATTATTTAGTAAAGTATGTTAATTTTATACGTGAGTACCGTGACTATATCTTTGCCTGCGTGGAACTTGATATTGACAGTATTGTTGGCGAGGATATTGTAGAAGGTTGGCGTGAAAAGTATTTTTACCCATTAGAAAGAGAAGGAATAAATGTTATTTATCTTTATCATTTAGATAAAGATTTATCGCATTTTGAAAAGCTTTGTAAGCAGCATCCTTATGTTGGATTTTCGTACATGGAGATAAAGCATACTATTGAGGATATGGGGGAAAGGGAAAATCTCATTTCACAACTATTCCAAATAGCTAAAAGGTATAAATCCGCTATTCATGGTTTTGCAATTACAGGCAATAAACTATTATTGAGTTACCCATTCTTTTCCGCAGATTCTACTACGTATTTAACAGGTGCGCAGTTTGGTACAATTACCTACTTTGAAGCGGGGCAAATGAAGCATCTTGAAAAAACACAGTGGAAAACAGAATATATGGAAAAATTAAAGGCATTGGGGTTAAAGGAGAAATTGCTTGAAATAGAATCTCCTTATGAGCTTATAAGAGCAAATGCCATTAGCTATAAGAAATTTGAAGAATACGTTAAAAATGTTATGCGACCACAAAAATATTGGGAAGCACGTTCAAACACTAAATACTCTATTCCAGATGCAGCATGGTTTGAAGGGGATATGCAGGATTGGCAGGAACGCTTAGAACTAGCAGGAATTGATACAAACATTCCTCAAACAGCGGGTGAAACAATTTTACACGATGCTTATATTTTTCTAAATGAGCCTAAAGAAGCCAAGAATTATGAACTTGACGACCTTGTGGGTTTATGTGCAATGTTTGGTGCAACAGGTGCAAACTATAATACAAAAGATAAGTGTATAAAGTTTTTGCAGGAAGCTTTCAAAGAACATGTTGACGGTATGCGAAACGAGTTGTCAAATTTGCAAAACCCAGAAGAAGGGCAGCGTATAGCACTTGAACGTGAGGACTATATTACAGAGAAAGAGTATTTAGAGGTTGAAATGAGTAGGGAAGAATGTGGAGAACTTCTACCTGCATTATTAACTTCTGGATATGATAAAGATGATGTTGAAAAATCTTTAATAGAACAAGGTATTAAACCAATTTATGATAAAAATGGTAATATCTTAAAAGGTATCAAAAAGGTTAAGCGACAGAAAAAGCTTTCCACAAGGGCTTTGCCTAGACTTTCTTGTGATAGATGCGTAATGGCAGCAAACTGTACAGAGTACCAAGCAGGATATATTTGTGCATACGATAAAATGTTCCGCAGGTTTAACACCAGGGAACAAGAAGATGTTATACAGGGAATGACAGCTATTGCTGATTTAGCGATAGAACGTGCTCAAAAAGCCTTTATGCTTGAAACAGCTATGGGTGGAACACCTACAAAGGCTACTTCACAGGCAATGCAGGATGCTTTTGGATATTTAACTAAGTTAAAAGAATTGCAAGACGAAGTAAAAGGACGACCAGTTATGGTTTCACAAACAAAAATTAAAGGCGGCAGTATTGAACAAACTGTTGTTCATGGTGCTAATCCTCAAGCTGGTGGCATTTTAGAGCGAATTTTTATGGAAGATACAGACGATGAAAAAACGGTAGAAGCGGAGGTAGTTAAATGAGAAAATTAGCAAGTGTAGAAATTATAGATAAATTAGAGCCTATTCCAAATGCAGATAGAATTTTAAAAGCGACTGTAAAAGGCTGGGAATGTGTTGTAAGTAAGAGTGACAACTTTCAGCAAGGCGATAAAGTAGTGTATATTGAAGTAGATTCTGTTCTCCCTGCAAGACCAGAATTTGCCTTCCTTAAAGACAGAAAGTACCGCATTAAGACTATTAAGTTGCGTAAACAGATTTCACAAGGATTGATTCTGCCTTTAAGTTATTTGCCAAACAAAGAATACGCTGTTGGCGAAGATGTAACTAAAGTATTGAATATTAAGAAATTTGACCCGCAGCTTGAAGCAGAGAATAAAATCATGGCAGTTGCTGCCCCAAAAGGAAGATTCACATTCTTATGGAAACCTTTAATGCGTTTCCGTTGGTTTAGACGCTTATATGCAAAATTCCATGTACAGAATGAAAAGTTCCCTACTTACATTGCAAGCAAGACTGATGAAGAACGCTGGCAAAATATTACTGATAAGCTTGAACAGTGGAGAGATACAAATGTCCCCCTGATTTGTACAGAGAAGGTCGACGGCTGCCATTCATACAGAAGTAGCGTAATTACAAATAAAGGGTTCTTGCCAATAGGTAAAATTGTAAATGAAAAACTTGATGTAGAAGTTCTTACTTATAATGAAGAATCCAAATGTTGTGAGTTTAAACCTATTGTGGACTACCATAAAATCTTATGTACAAAGCCTACATATCGTATTGGTGTGGGAAGTCGTGGTAAGGGAAATAAGCCTAAATATATTGAGTGTACCTCTAATCATGAATTTTTAACACAAGACGGCTGGAAGCAAGCGGATGAGCTTACTTTAGATGATACTCTAATGCACTATTTTTCTGTTATTAACTACGATATTCAAAGTATTATCTTAGGCTGCTTACTGGGGGATAGTAGCATTAATGGTAATAGAAAAGGTACATCTTACTTAACTGTACTGTTTGGGCACTCTGAAAAACAGGTAGAATATTTTAATTATAAGAAACAGCTTTTTGGAAACCTTTTTATTGAACAAAAGGATACTTTAAGTGGATATGGCAGTGTAATTAAACATGGTATTTTACGTTCCAATGAAGGTGTTCGTAGACTTATTGAGGACTATTGTTTGGTAGATGGTAAATTTGCGGTAACACAGAAATATTGTGATGCTTTAACACCTATGTCATTGGCATTTTGGTATATGGATGACGGAAGCCTTTTAACAGGTACTTTACGACCAAAAGCAATTTTAAATACGCAAGCATATGATTTAAATACTATCAAAATGCTTGTAGAAACCTTACGTAACCGCTTTGGCTTAGAGGCGTTTATTGGGGATAAAGAAGTTTATAAGGGATATGTTATTTATTTCTCTGTGGAATCTACTCTTAAATTTGCACAATTAATTGCCCCATATGTATGCGAAAGTATGAGATATAAATTACCAGAACAGTATAGAAGTTATGGATGCGCTTTAAATAGTGTAAACACAGAGGTGCAAGATATTTTACCTACAAAAATTCTCTCCATTGAAGAGTTTGAAGCAGGCCATTTCGGCAAGCATATGTATGATTTAACTATTCAAGATAATCATAATTATTTTGTACATAGTATTTTAACCCATAATTGTTCCTCAACCTTCTTTTTAGACAGCGGCACTTTTGGGGTTTGCAGTAGAAATATTTGGCTGCGTAAGGAAGATAATTCGCCCTATTGGGAAATTGCAAGACGCTTTCAGATTGAGGAAGCTTTAAAGGATATTCAAAAGTGCTTTGGCTTTAGAAAAATTGTTTTACAAGGTGAGATTATTGGGCAAAATATCCAAGCTAATAAATATAAGATTAGTGGGTATGATTTTTATGCTTATAATTTAATCCTTGACGGCATTAAAGTTTCACAAGTAAAAATGGAAGAGCTTCTTAAAGAATTTCGCATTAAAACAGTGCCTGTAGTTTATAAGCATATCAATGTGCCAAGTGACTTACAGACCTTAAACAATCTTGCGAGTGGTAAAAGTGTATTACTTGATACACAAGAGCGTGAAGGTATTGTTTGCAGAAATTATGAGCAGGGGATTTCTTTTAAAGCGATTTCCCCAACTTTCTTGCTAAAAGAAGAATAAAGTAGTTGACAAGCCTTTTTGATTGTGTTATAATAAAGACACATTCAGAAAGGCTTTTATTATAGGTGGTTGAAAATGAAAATCTCGGTAACTGAAATTAAACGTAAAAAAGAGTTTCCTAAATACATACTTACAGAGTCAAGTGATAAATCGGTAGTAAATACTGGCAATTTAAAATTCTTAGCAAGTTGTATTTATGCTTCAAATCATTATCCTGTCCGCATTGTTATTGATGAGGGGGGTGAGGATTTTACCTATGGTTTTGTAGTCTACATTTCAAAGGAATTTCTTATATGTATTGATACAAGTTCTGAGAATGAAAATTTTCAATCAATCTTTAAAATTCCTGTTGACAGCTTTTCAAAGCTGTGTTATAATGGATGTAGATTCAAGATATACATTAAAGAATCATTATGTAAATAAGGAGTGACAAAATGAAGCAACCAATTATGCGTTTTAAAGATGAGAAAGAGTTGCAGCAAGCTACTCGGAAATGGCAAGGAATTTTGCAGCTAAATGATTGGCTGATTAAAACAAACCTTGTAGATGATGCTATTAAAGATGGTAACGATACTTGTGACGGCATTAATAATGTTACTCATTCAACTAAAACAGCCATAATTACAATCTCGCATTGTAATGATATAGACTTTGTTTTTAAACATTGTGAAGAACTTGTTTTAATTCACGAATTACTTCACTGTACTATTATGGCTGTGGGGAACACGCAGAGAAGTATTGAAGCCTGTGTCTATGAAGAGGTAATGCACCAGCCTATTGATACTATTGCACGTGCATTACTTATGACAGAGTACAATTTAACATTTGAGTGGTTTATGGAGGATGAAATTAAGGAATAAGAGGTGTTTGTATGTTAATTTGTTCACCGCCGATTTAAAAACTCTTATAATCTACAAACTCCTTTAAAATAAAGGAGAATTTAAATTGGTACTTATTATTACAGGAATTGTTATCTTATTTGCACTTATGGTGTAGGCTTGAAAGCTATTGCAGACGCAAATACCATTGATGCAAAAGTTAATAAGAATGTTGCTATTAAAGGAGCAACTCCTGTTAAAATGCAGCTAAAAAGTCTTAATTAGCAAGGGTGCTCCTAATGGAGCACTCTTTGTTTATATACCCCAGACGCACAGAATTGGCTTATATGCGTTCAAAAGTGAAGATAGGTATAAATTTACCTATAAATTAAAAAATAGTGCTTGACAATACTTAGAAAGTGTGGTACTATATATGCAACAAAGAAAAGGAGGTTACTATGAAACGGTATCATAAAGATGTATATTTTCCAGTATTTTTAGACTTAGACGGCTTTTTGAAGAATTTGCCACAACTGACATATTCGAAACACTTTTTGCAGCAGCTTGGCAAAAAGGGAAGAACAAAAATTCCCCAAATAAATGCAGCCATTGCAAGAACAAGGGGCAATATTTTCGAGGTTTATGTTGAAAATGGTGTAATTGAAAAAGCCTGCATAAGCATAAGAGTTGATAGATTTAAGTCTTATGTTTATGTTATTGCAAAGAGCGGATATGTCGTTACTGCATGGGTAACACGTAAAGAGGGAATACTTTGCAATATGAACAAATCTTTATATGAAAGGGGCAATTAAAATGTTTATATTTCGTTGTAATAATACGATTTTTATGAATGTTATAAGTGTATCTTTAGGTATGGATGCTAACTATACACCTGTATTAAAGGTAAAAACATCAGATTTAGATACAGCCATAATTAAAACATATAAAACGTCAGAAGATGCTTTGGCAGCCTTTAATAGAATTTGCAATGAGCTTAAAATTGGCAAGACTTATATTGAGGTGTAATAATGGACGAAAGTTACGTATTCTGCTTTTTCACGATTTGTTCCTTCACTTTTGCATGTGTCACATTGTATTTTATGTATTTAATGGAAAGAGGTGATGAATAATGTATACTCCAACTAAAACGCCAAATACTTTAAGTGTTAAAATTGTGCAAGATTTTTTTAAAGATATTAACAAGAAGGGTGCACCTGTTTTAGTAGTGATTGATAATAAAGAATATGTCTTAGAATGTTTATTAGAGCAAAAAGACAGTGTTTGTTTATATGCAGGTGAGGTCTATACACGTAAGGGGGTATAAATATGGAAACTTTAAAACTTTTTAATACTATTATGGACGAATTTTCTAATAAAACTGAACAAGAAAATTTCTTTAAAAAATTTGAAGAAGTTGTTGGACAGCCTGTTATGCAAAAAGCTTTTTATCCAATGTATACCTACCTTTACGGCGAACATTTTAATAGTGAGCTTGCAACAGAGGCTGTACAAGGTATGGACAATATAAACGGCACTAAAGGGGAAACTTATACATTCCCTGCTTGTGTAGCCGCAGCTGAAAAACTTGGTTTAAGTTGGGAAAAATATAATAAATTTGATTGGTACTTTACACTTAATATGATTGCAAGCGATTATGCAGGTATTGTAGAGGATGTAAAATTTGTTGAAATTGCAAAAGCTTGGCTTGAAGATAAAGACGTTCCCGAAGGAAAAGCTTTACGATATTGGTGGAAGGTGGTGAAGTGTAATTGATTACAGAATTTCCCTATGATAATACCTTCGATACTATATTTAATAAGATTAAGAATGGAGATACTATTCTAATTACAGATATTGAGGGCAAATTATTTTGGAACACAGTACAAGCACATGCGCTAGAAAAAGGAAATTCTTATTTAAACGCAAGTAATGTTAGTTATACTATTTTTGTTTATAAAGACATTACTTGGGGCGCAACTTTAAATAAGAATGATTCTATAATTAAATTATGCAAGGTGCGGAAAGTAGAATATGTTTATCATGCTTGGGAAGAAGTAGAATAATAAAAGCGCACTTGACATGGTGCGCTTTTTCTGCTATAATAAGCGCATAAGGAGGTATTTTATGAGCGCAGGAGATTATATGTTTGAAAGCGGCGATTGGGCTGATTGGTCGTATACATACAGCGGATACCATAAGCGCAGACGTTATAAACAATATGATAGTTTTGATTACAGTCTTTACAACCAGCCTTATAGTAATGCTGAGCGTAGAGCTTATGGGTATAGAAAAGTATGTGCTTTTTATAGGGAGTTTTTAAAAGCACTTCCCTTATCATTAAAGGAAAAAGCTTTTTACATGCTTTTTAAGCACAATTTGCAATATAAGAAACTTGCCTATATGGAAGATATACCAATACAGTATGAAGATGCTTTTAGGCACATGGTATTTAGCTTGGCAGCTACAGAAGATTTAACAAATGCTTGGTTAAATATGAATACATATGAATATTTTAGAAAATTCCCTAGAAATTTGCAGGAAAGTTTGTTAAAAGGTTTTGTAGATAACTACAATTTAGATTTAAACAGGTTGTCGCATATAGAGGGATATAATATTGATGCTTGACATTCTGTGAGGATTGCGTTATACTTAATATATCAAAGAAAGGGGCAATAACATGATTACTGTAAAAGTAACAACTACTAAACAACTATATTCCTTAATTAACTGTTTATTCGAGCTGCATAGGAATGAACTTGAAACGGAGGAAAAGAAGCAGCTAACGGCTGTGACACTACTCCCATACAATCAATCTATCTATATGCCTGTAGAGCTTTATTTGAAGATAAGGGGGATATTATGATTTATCTTGTAGCCGACACCCACTTCAACCATGATATGATGATTGAGAGTGGTTTGCGCCCAAAAGAGTATGAGCGAAAGCTTATTAGAAATTGGAATAAGCAGGTAAAAGATGAAGATATTGTCATTCTCTTAGGGGATATTTCTTGGCGAAATGATTATAGTGTTCTTGAAAAATTGCATGGAAGGAAGATTCTTGTTAGGGGAAACCACGATAAACATTCTTGTGAGGCTTTTATGAAAGTATTTGACTTTGCGTGTGATTCGTTTACAATGGACTACATGGGAATTAATATCATTTTTACACATAAACCATTAAAGCGTTTTTCGCAAGATGTAAATATTCATGGACATTTACATGATAAACCTGCTTTAAGAGATAAAAGACATATTCTTATTTCCCTAGAAAAAATGGGGTACTGTGTGTTCCCTTTAAAGGGAATTATTAAGAAGTGGAAAAAGCTTAATATGGAGGGATGCTAATTGATTTATATTACAGGTGATATTCACCAAAATTTTGATACTTGGAAGTTTGACGGAGTTGATTTTAAACCAGAAGATTTCCTAATTATATGCGGGGATTTTGGTTGGGTATGGGCACATTCTTCTTTAAAGAAGCAAGTCTTAGATGAGAAGAAAAGACTACGTGCTTTTGTTCAAAATCTTAAATGTACAGTGCTTTTCTGTGACGGAAACCACGAAAACTTTGCAAGATTGAATGATTATAGAGAATTTCCAATTACAAAGCGTTGGGGAGGTAAGGTACAAAAATTATGTAATAAATGTTATCATTTAGTACGTGGTGAAAGCTTCCTCATTGACGGCAAAAAATTCCTTGCTTTAGGTGGAGCGGAGTCACATGATAAATTTCTTAGAACGCCTAACTTATCTTGGTGGGAACAAGAAACGATTGAGGATGCAGAAGTTGAAAACGCTATAAAAAATTCTGACAATGTAGATTGTGTTATAACACATTGTTGTCCTACATCTATTCTTACAGATTTATATGCAGCAAGATATATTGATAGTGTGCAGCCTACAATTTCCACGAAACAATTAGAAAAGCTATATAAACATCTATGTACAAAAAACCATAAGTTTAAATGGGTCTTTGGACATTACCATTTCAGCCAGGAATTTACAAAGGGAGCAGGGGATTTCTATTTACTGTATGACGCAATTTATTGTTTAGATACAGACAGCTATTTGTAATTGACAATTCCCCTTTGACGTGTTAAACTGATAAGGGGATTTTTATAGGAGGTTAAAATGAATTATGTTATCTTTATTTTAATTCTATGTATGGCAGCTATTGTTATTCTTACATTTAAAGCGCACCTTTTTATAAGCGGCGTTTTTGCAACAATATGTTTGTATCGAATAATTTTTGAAGCTTTTTCAAAAATAAGTGTTGACAAACAGTTTTTAAGATGCTATAATAGACACATCAAATGAAAGCGAGGTAATTTAACAATGAAAACAGACGCATTTATTAATGTAAACATTACTCTTAACGGCAAGGACGATAGCGTTGATTTGCTTAATTATGCAGATTGGGATGAGTTGAAAGTAGACTTGAAACACATCTTTAACGTCAAGAATGTAGACGGAATTGAAGGAGTTATTACAAAGACTTCCTTCGGCGATATGGGAGGTAGCGTAACTCTTGAAAACGCTATGAACTTTCTGGAGTATGCGTATGATAATTATGATAAAGACCTTATCAACACAGTATTTTATGCAACACCTTATAACTTCCTTTGCTGGAGCTGCAATGACTTAGATTACGAAGTAAGACATTGCAAGTTTTATGGCAAGGATTTAATCTCATATGTTTACGATGATGAAGCAAGGGTAAGTAGTAGCTTGCGTAATAAGGTGTATAATGAAATTGCTGAAAACGTAGAGGAAACGCCTTGGGGGTACATTGATATTGAATAAATTGTTATTGGCTATATACTTTGTGTTTATACTGATGACTTCCCAAATCTCTCTGTGGATGATTTACCACGGAGAGTATTTGGTAGGAGCATTTTATATACCTTTTATCCTTTTTGGTATTTATGATTTTGTAGAAGAACTGGAGGAATTAAATTGAAAAACGGCATTAAAGAAACAGCATTTTTGAGATTGCATCATAACTTGATTGCTTTAGAGCGTGCTTATCAGATTCGCATGGAATATAAAGCAGCAGGAAATACGGATACCCCTAGCTATAAAGGAAATGAAACAGTGATTTCTAAAAAGCTTATTGAAATTACTTGCTTAATGGAGCTTTTAGATTTAGACCTTAAAAATCATTTAGAATTATTGTACAATATGTATAATGATTAGAACTTATGCGGTAATTATTTTACCGCATTTTTTCTTGCAAATTTATAAAAAAGTGCTTGACAGTATACAAGAACTATGGTATTATATAGTCAAGGTAGTTAAAGGTAATGACTACAATATCAATTACACAAGGAGGTTATTAAAATGAAAAAACGTATTGTAAATGTATCTAATGAAAGACGTATGATACCAATAAAGTCTAAAATTGAGAATGAATTGCATAGTTACGTATTAATAGATAAAAACAATGCAATTATTGTAAGAGGACGTGAGGACAAAATAGAATACACTATTATTGATAGCGGAAGAATTGCTTACACGCAATCAAGATATAGAGAAGTATGGGATAATAAATGAACTTTTATTAGTACTACCGCTTCGGCGGTGGTACTCATTAAGAGCTTATTAAACTTTTAAACTTAATAATTAGGAGGCGCAAAACAAATGAAAAGACGACAAACTAAAAAGCACATTGTAGAGCCAGAAAAAATAGGCTACAAAAAACAAAGTAGCAGCAGCAGCGGCTATATTATCAAAAAGTACACACGCATGTATAACTGCTATCGAGGGGATTATACAGTAATAGTTAGTAACTACGCTACACTTAATGTCCTGAATTTATACGGCAATCATGCAGATGTACATTTATACCGCTATTAAAGGAGGGGAGGCTATAAGAAATGAAAGTAGTTTTAATGAAGGGCAATAGAGCTGTAATAAGTTATAAAGTATCTATGCTAAAATCTATTAAATTTGATAATGATAACTTAATGTACATAGTGGAATTTAATGACGGCAGGAAACATCTTATTTCCGCATATAATCATTATTTTGATTTTGTGGATTGACAAGCAGCGAAAAGTGTTGTATAATCATTATATAATCATTTTAGGAGGTATGAAACATGGCAAGACCAATTAACAGTAAGAACAAAACACAAGGAAAGAAAATCTTTTTAACCCTGGCTGACGGCTCTAATTTATGGCAAATCAGCATGACTTATACAGGAGGACACTTCTGTGTAACACACTACTTTGACGGCTTTCCAGATAAGCAGGAACGTTTGAAGCAAGCGGACGCTTTAAAACTTTTGCAAGACTTTTCAAATTTTGGAATTAAGGATATTCCTACACTGAAAAAATTCTTCAAAGTACGTGAAAAATGCTAATTGTGATTTTGGGGCGCATTGAAATTTTGAAAAAAAAATTGCTAGAATCATAAATAAGTCATTGACAAGTGTGTCAATTACTGTTATAATATAGTCAAGTTAAGGGAATAAACTGAATACATTGGGAAACAAAAGTGCTATTACGAAGGGGGAGAAAACATGAAGTATTTTTATATTGAACGTATCAACACACAGGACGGCAGCCGTAATGGGTTCTATATCCAAAAGGCAGCTAATCTGGAAAAAGTCCTTTTTGCCTTTGACGAGGGCGAAAGCGACGGCGGTTTATACGCACCGCATATTGCCGAAATCACTGAAGCAGAGTTTAATAATTTTCCATATTTTATCCCCAAAAATTGGGTATATGGAATGGAGAATTGATATTTTATATAAAAAGTGCTTGACTTATTTATGCAGGTGTGCTACAATATAATCAAGGTTGGAGATAACCTATAATAAAGAAAAGAGGTTTTTAATCATGAGAAATAACTATGAAAAGATTCAAGAAAAAATTGAAAAGGTGATTATGAGAAATCGTAAGAAAAGTTTGCAGGATTATACGAACCGCAATACTGTTTTGTATAGAGAGTATGAAGGTTACGTGCTTATGACAGCATACAATCACCAGGAATATTTCATTCCGAAAGATGAAGTAGATGATACACTTCTGAGGGCATATGGTTCGGAAGATTTTGATTCTATGGTTGGCTTGACTGATAGAGTTATGAAGCAAGCAACGTGTGTATTGAAATACTTAGGTGTGTACAAAGGTTACAAAAAAGAATACGTTTTGTTTGAGGGCGAAAATGATAATGGTTCTTACATGGTAGCTATTGACAAGAAAGCCATTGCAGCTATTAAATATGATACAGTTTATGGCAGCGGTTCTAAACAGCCTGCATTATTTTATAATGAAGGTATTCCAGTGCTTTTGCAAGCTCCGTGTGTTTTGTCAAAAGAGAACTTAGAGGATATTAATGAAGATTTAAAGCATATTAGAGCTATTAAACATTTCAAAATTAAACTGTAATATCATTAGAGAGTAGTGTATGCTACTCTCTTTTCTTTTGGGGCGATATTTTCAGAATATTAAATCACTAAAAAGTAGTTGACAGTGCTCTTATAGCATGGTATAATATAACCAACAAAGGAAATGGAGGTAAATTAAAAATGAAAACTTTTAAATTAAATAATCGTAGACCTTTGGCAACGCTTTCCTTATCTGCATTTTATGCTTTAGGGATTTTTGACACAAATGATGTACAGGGCGACGAAGTATTAGTAGCGTTTTATAATGGTGTTGTTTATATGGTAATATATAACTAACGAAAGATAAGGAGGTAATTAAACATGTTATTCGATTTTTATTACAGTGAGGCAGAAAAAATGTCACCTACTGTTTATGAAGGTTTACCTATTTACAGTGAGTCTGACTTAATTTCCCTCATTAGAGAAAAGTGCGACGATGATTTGGCAGAAGCTGTACAGCGTTATGTAGACTCTTTGAAAGCGCAGGCAGCAACTGCACCGCAACAAAAAGACAGCGACGAAGATGCTTATTTGGCAATGTTGGAAAGCCGCTGCACACAATTACAAGATGTAGAAGAGGAAATTAGAGATATAGAAGATACTCTCTTTGACCAACTTTATAATCAAAAACGCACTAATCGTAAAACTTTAGATAAGATTTGCGATAGATTGGGCGGCTTGCGTGAAAGTATTCACGAAAGTTTATAAAAAATAGTTGACAATAACTAAAAAGTGTGTTATTATATACGTGTAGTCAAGAAAACTACACGTATAAAGGAGGTATGAAAATGAACTTGAGCGAAAATGAGGTTTTGGATGTTGTAAAGGAGTATGGTTCTAAAGCTTTGTATAAAGCTTTGTACGCAAAGTATAACAAAAATATGAATATAGGATACATTAAAGACTCTATTCTGTATTTTGCGGATGATTTAACCTGGCGACAAACAAAGATGTTGTTGAAAGTGCTGAATAAAGTGTATTCTAATAGTATTTCTTATTGGAACGCCGCTTTACTTAAACAATGGGAAGAACATTCTATTTAAAGCAGAAAAATTTCAAGTATTTATGAAAAATGCTTGACAAACAATTCATTATATAGTAAAATATAAACAACGAAAGACAAGGAGGATAATAATCATGACAATTTTTGAGGAAAGATTAATGGATTTTGTGCTTGAAGGTGTTCCCTTTGAAGATACTCCCCTTAGTGATATTAAGGTAACCTGCACTGGATTTCATGGAACACGCACAATCTTGCTTAGCAGCGAATATAATACTTACACGCTTGCTTGCAAGCCTGCATTTTCTGATGTATGGTTGATTTCATATGACTGTATGGAAGGTGAAACAGAAAACTATGTAGAGGCTATCCTTCATAGAATCTTGGCTACGAACGGAAAAACTTTTAAATATCTGTAAAAAGTGCTTGACAACTTGTTGGCTATATGTTATCATATAGTCAACAAGATAAAAGGAGGTACTAACATGTACGCAAGAAGAATTATTATAGTTGACGAAAGCTTTGCCCATAAGTTTATGGGCAAAGAGATTGACAGTGTTGTTACAAGTTTGCAGGAGGCTGCAAAACAAATTGGCTTTGCAGCAAGCTTTGATGCAAGCTTTGCAAGTGTCAATTTCTGGGGGCAACACTACTCTAAAGAGCGTCAAGTGCTTTATCCCTTTGACATTAAATTTTTTAATGGTGTTGAGAATATTCGTATCTATGGGAAAAGTAATGAAAAAAATGTCATTGAAGAAGTAAAAGTTATAGCTTTTTAGTTGACAGTGACCAGGAATTATGGTATACTTAAAACATAGGAGGTATTAATTATGGACAAATTTTATTGGGGTTTAGTACGCTGTCAAGATTTCGATTTCGAGGCAATTTCTGAATCATGGTTAGCTGAACAGTGTGGCTTGCGTACTGTACATTATTTATGGTTATAATTGAAAAAAAGTGTTGACATTGCCTAAAAAGTATGGTATTATATATACAACAAAAGGAGGTAATAAAAATGAAAATTTTTGACTGGAAAGATATTCCCATGATTGGGGAAAATGTACAAGATGTATATGGCGAACTTTTTTACCGCTCCGAAAAAGCAGGTATGGAAGCACAAGATGATAATGTCATTATGGATGTAGCAATTTTAAATACATACCTTTGGAATTGTCTTTACACTGAAGCTCCAAAGGATAAATTGGTAGATTTTCAAATTGCATTTTTCGACGGCGAACAAGGTGTTATCCTCTATGGAAAATGTCACTATGTTGGCGGCAAGATTGAATCTGTAAAAATTGGATAAAAAATGATTGACAACTGATTAAGCATGTGTTATAATGTATACAACAAAAGAAATTGGAGGTAATTTAACATGATTAAAGACTTTAATTACAAAGGTGCTGCAAAGTTGGCGGTATGTGAGTTTTTGGGAAATGATATTAACGGCAATGGGCGTTATAGATTTGTTGTTATTATTGATAACAAGGTCTACACGGCAAGCGGAAAAGGTTATTATCGTAGCTATGAAACATCTAACGGCGATACCCTGCGTGATGTAAAAGTTGCAATTCGCCGCATGAAGAGCGGCAAATATCGTTTGGATAATATGGAATAAGATATTGAACTCCCCGTTATGGGGAGTTTTCTTTTTGTTAAAGATATTGCCAGCGCGCACAGATTTGGCTTGTAAGCGTCTGAAATGTAAAATAGGTATAAATATATGCGTAAACGGAAAAAGTCGCTTAGAACGCAAATATGGGCGTGTGACAAGGTTTTCAACTTTTTAAAAAAATTGCGGAAAAGTAGTTGACAACTTATGTATGTTATGGTACTATATACATGTAGCAAGGATAAAGCTACAAATAAAGGAGGTAATAAAATGTTTGTAACGTGTGAAGAACTGAATAAGAGCTTGACTGTAAGTGTTCGTTTTTTCAAGGAGGGAAATTGGACACCAGACGAAAGTAATGATTTGCTTTCGGATGCTTCTACATATGACGGAGCGGACATTTCCGCAGAATATTTTGAAAACTTAAAAGTGTTCCTGGAATCTGAAGAAGATACTCTCCAACGTGGCGGCCGTTCTGATGATTGGCTGGATAACATGACTTTGGATGAGCTAGGTTTTGAAGGCATTAATATTGATATTGTAGAAGATGAGCTTGAATAATTTTTCTATAAAAACTTCAAAAAGTAGTTGACAACTTGCAGGGCAAGTGCTATAATATAATCAAAGAGCAGGGGAAAACAAAAATTTCCCCTGCCAAACAAAAACAAAGGAGTTGTATAACATTGAAAATTAACATTGTAAAAACTATTGAAAAAATTGAAGGTCTGAAATTTCGTTCTACCTGGCAAAAAGCTGTAAAAGAGGACGCAAGCTGGTTGCTTTGGGAACTCATGGACGGACGCTATGATGATATTGTAGATGATGTTATGACTTTTAAAAGCATTGAAGGCTTTGAAAGTGCTTTGCGTAACGGCGCTGAAACATGGAAAGACTTCTCTGAAGGCGGCTGCGCACTTATCTATGATGAAGATATTGCCGAACATTATTGCACGGCAAGCGAGTTGAAAAAGACTCACAACGGCGAAAAAGCTCCAAATAGTAGAGAGAGCTGGCTTGACGTACAGGCAAGAGCATTTTGGCAAGCTGCTTTGCTGGTCAAAAAAAATTTAGTTTTAGCTGAATAACCCTAAAGCTCCTCCTTGTTGGGGAGCTTTTCTTTTTCCGGCGGCAGGATGTTCCACGTGAAACATTAGAAAAAACTTGTAAAAAAGTGTTGACAAAGTGCGGTAAAGCTGCTATAATAAAAGCATAGACAAACAGTCTAATAAATAAGGAAAGAGGTAATTTAACATGGCAATGAAAAAAGCAACTGAAATTAAGGAACGTTATTTTGAGGTGTTGGCTAAAGCGCAGCCGTTTATGTGGGGCATGCCTATGGAGATTGAAGAACACTTAAAAGAGTATAACGCAAAGTTTGACGAGCTTGTAGAAAAAGAGCTTGCCGCTGAATGTGAAAGATACTACTGGAAAGATTGGGTACAGGACGCAAAAACGCTCGCATGGGTATTAGGTAGGGACGTATATAAAGATTGCGAAAAAATATATCAAGAGAGTCACAAGGAATAAAAATAATGCGCTTACTTTTGTAGGCGCATTTTCTTTTTACCGCAATTTTTGAAAAAAGATGTTGACATTGCGGAAAGTGTATGCTATAATATAGTCAAGTTAAAGCTAGGAGGTAAAAAGCATGGATGATTATGGTTACGATATTCCAGAACGCTTTAAAGCAGCACTGGAGGAATGGAAAAGAGATAACCCCGATATTCAGAAGCTTTGTGAAGAGCTTGACAACAAAGTTATTATTAAGGAGGTAATGTAACATGGAAAAAAGATATTTCGTACTTTGGGATAATGACGAATTGCAAGGCTGTACAGCGGAAAGCAAGGCGGCGGCAATGAAAGCAGCAAGAGCTTATAAACGTGCCTGGTGTACCGCTGATAAGCCGCTGAAGGCGTTTACAGAGGATGAAGCAAGTGCTTACAGAAAAGATAAATGCTTGCAAAATATCGCCAACATGAAGGAAAGCTGCAGCTATTGGGACGATATGAAAAAGTACGTTCCATTATATGAAAGAGGTTACAAAGTGCTTGAAAAGCTTTTAAAGCATGGACACGATATTGACAAGTCTAATCATTTAATTCTTGCGATATTATCCAACGTTACAAGGTAAATTGTTCCCTGCTTCGGCAGGGAATTTTTTTTGTAAAGGGGGAATTTTTGCGGAAAAATGTTGACAATGTTATGCAGGTATGCTATAATATACTCAACTTAAGGAAAGAAGGTAATAAATCGTGAAAGATGAATATTCTGTACTTTGGAAAAATGGAGAATTGCAAGCTTGTTGGGCAGCAAGCAAAGCTGAAGCACTGGAAAAGGCAAGAGCTTATAAAAGAAAATATCATATTGAGTATAACTACCCAGTAAAAGCACTTACATACGCTGAAGCAACAGAGCTTATAAGAGCAAGACTTTTAAGTGAAATTGAAAAATAAAAATTTCCCCTGCTACGGCGGGGAAATTTTTTGTAGGGGGAAAATTTTGCGGGAAAAGTGTTGACATATTAGTACAGTAATGTTATAATATACGTGTAGTCGATAAGACAACAATAAAAGGAGGCAATAATCATGAAATTAACATTAGAACAACAAAAAGCAAAGCTTGTAGATAACTATATGGAGATTTTAAGGATTTTCAAGAAGTTTGAAAGCTTTAATAAGTATGTTCCGCTGCAGGAGCGTGCTTGCAACATCATGCAAAAGGCTTGCAAGAGTAACCACGATTTGGGCAAACTAAACATAATATTAGGTGATTATCTTGTAAATAAATTCAATGCAATGGAGTAAATTAGAGGGACACGAGTTGTCCCTTTTTTATTTTGTAAAGAGTGGGACAAAAAAAGTCCCTATAAAGCAGCGCAAAAAAGGGGGAAAATGCGGCCGCCAAAAGGGGTAGCAGTAACTTATGTAATATAGTATAGTATATAGTAATAGGTAGTAAATAACAATATCTAAAGTATTCATCAGTTGTTTGATAATAATTCCTTATTAATAATCATTATCCATTAGTAATTTTTCTCAAAAAACTAGTAAAATGGGCGTACACCTTTCACTGAATATTCGCACAATTTGTAACATTTGTTACACTTTTGTCCTAAATAGGAACAATTCCTAAAAAATTTTCCATCTTAAAAGCTAGTCGTTTCGGCGTACACCTTTGGTGCTTAATAAAATTTAATAAAAAGTAAGCATTTATACATCATTTATGCAGTTTTTGCATAAAAGTGGTATTTTACCCCTAGGAAAAGTAGTATAAATTAGTATATTTATACATTATCTATGTATAATATACAAGATATGTATATAAACTGTATAAATAGAAAATTAGCATACAGTACAAGAAAATACCAGGGGAAAACGGGTAAAAGCAGGGAAAACGGGTAAAAAGCAAGGAAAATGCGGGATAAAGCAGCTATATAGTACAGTAATAGCCTCTATAAGTACAGTAATAACCCTTTTTGGCGGCGTATTCATTCCCCCTATATAGTAATACCTATGGAAAATAGAACCTTTTTAGGGCGCATTTCCTGCCCTCTCATGGGTATGATTTAATTTTCTGAATATTTACCTTATCTATTGACTTATATACTACTATATAGTATAATAGTAATGAATACTCTTTTGTGGCGGCGATTTCCCTTCCCTTTAGTAGTATGTTCCTATATACTATCTATTGATAATTCTTCCTATTTAGGGCGGCATCCTTCCTACCCCATGTTGGTAGGTGTAGCGGCGGTGTAATAGGTAGTAGCTCTTTAATAGTAGTAGTTACTATATAGGCTCTTAAATAGGAAATATTCCTATTTGGGCGGCGTTCCCTTTAATTAATAGTTCCTTAATAGGAATAGTTACTATTTAAGAGCCTTTTCTACTTAAAAATTTTTCCTTATTAGGAATCGTTCCTATTTAGCACGTACCCCTTATTAAGAAATATTCCTTATTAGTAATGGTTACTACGTACACTTCTTTATTAAATTTATTTTATTCCTTATTAGGACGAGTTCCTACGTACACTTTATTCCTTAATGATAATAATTCTCATTAGTGGGTACACCTAATGAGAATTATTCCTATTTGTACGGTAGTAGCACGTACACTCTATTCCTTATTGTAACTTATTCCTATTTGTCGGGTAGAAGGACGTACACCACTGTTCCCGCACTTTTCTACCAGGGCGATACTTAATAGGAATAATTCCTACTCTGAATATTATGAATTGTCTAATAATTAGACAATTCTGTTAATATGAATATTCTGATTATTTGAATTGTCTGATTAATATGAATAGTCTGATTATAAGAATAATCTGAAAAATATGAATTGCGGGAAAAGTTAAATAATATGAATTATCTGAATATTTTAATAAGAGGGAAAATTTCGCGTATAAAGAATATTCTAATTATTAATAATCTGAATATTAAGTAAATGAATAGTATGATAATTAATAATAGTCTGAAATTTTAAATATTATTGAATAGTCTGAATAATATACTATATTCATAAACATATAAATATTCAGACTATTTTCTGTCTGAATCTTCAGATTATTGAATTTTCAGACGATTTACGCCTCCTGCTAATTATCTGAAAATTCCAATAACTTGCAGCGGTGGTGGCTAAAATTTGACTATTTGACTTTTTTATATAATAAATATGCCTCTGAGAACGTCATAAATAGCCCTAGAATTAATTTTACGCAATTTGCAATGGATTATATTCAAAAATGCTAAAATAGCATGGTGGGGCGTTTACGGCTTTATAAAGGCTATCCCTGCATTTTTGGCAGGATAAAAATAGCCTGCATATGATACGCAGGATAAATCATTTTCTTTCTATTATATATATATACATCCTTTTTCCCACGCTTGTAGCAGTACCAGTAGAAAAATACCCATGTTACCTATAAGATTTATAAGTATTTATCTACTGGTACGGAAAAAATTTAAAAAAAATGCGGAAAAGTAGTTGACAATATCCGCCGTATCTGTTATACTATACATGTGGTTGAGATAAAGGAGGCAACCAATAAGGAATGTACCTTGTCAACTGAATACAGTTATTTTTTTGGCAACCTGCCCATGAGGGCAGGGATGAAGGAGGCATGAGAAATTGACACTCGATAAAAAGATTAAGCTCCTACAAGAGCTGTTAGAACGTAGATACCCGCAAGATATCTATGATATATCCGAAAAAAGTAGCATTTTCCGCTTACGTGCGGATAATATTATAAACAGATTAAACAAATTAGAGGAGGTAAATAATCATGAATAAAAAAGAATTAAAAATCATTGCAACCGAGGAACATCGCTTATATCTGTGCCTTAAGTACGCTAAAAGAATCGCTAAACACTTCTTTAATAGCGCAGTTAAATACCGCAAGTCAGGCGATACGGAGCAGGCTAAAATATATTGGAGATATTGCAAAAATGCTTGCAGAGATGCAGATAATGCTTTGACGGCATGGGACGCAGTTTTTACGCTGAAAAACTTGCTGAATTTACCAATCGAAAAGTATACGCAAGCTGTAGACAATAAAGCTCTTGCTGAAAGACAATGGCTTGCGGAAAATGCTTATGGCGACGTAGAAAAAAATGTACCTTTCGCATTTATATGGATGGTAAAGAAAACCATTGAATAGGAGGAGTTAAACGTGATTACTCAAAAACAAGTAGCTAGTTATTTAGCTAGTAAAAGACCTTTTCAAGCAAGCAATATTTTCGCTTGCTATGATAATAATAATAGTTATGTAGTGTATAGCTACCAAACTATTATTTTAAAAATTAGTGCTGAAAATGGTATTTATTTCGATACTAAATATTATTCACGCACTACATCGAAATTACAGAACCGCATTAAAGAAGCATTTAATCTGTAAACTACATTCGGGGCGGGACGTTCCCGCCCTGCTTACTAAATGGAGTTCGTGGGGGTGGTCGTAGATAAGAAGGCTTACTATTAAGGCCGGTTACTGTGGTTGCGGTGTTATACTGTATTATAGCGGTGAATATATGATAATAAATAATAGTTATTATCTTTTCTTTATCGCTGACCTGCAAGGAGTTGTATATGATACACTCCTATTGGAAAAGACTTCTGTACATATCACTGATACAGAAGTAAAAACCATTAAAGGCGAGATTTTCAAGAGAATTTAAGAGAGGGACATATAATGTCCCTCTTTTTCTTTACCTGCCGTGGGACGTTTCATGTCCCACCCAGGGATACACCCACCTTCAGAATTTTCTGACGATTCCACCCTGGCAACTTGATTACAAAATTTTCGGCATTTTTTACACGAAATTACTAGTACAAAATTTTCCAAAAAATTTTACTGATTTTTCTAGTACAAAATTTTCGACATTTTTACACGATTTTTCTAATACAAAAAAGGACTCCATTAAGAAGTCCCTAACATATAGTCTATACCATCTAATTTAAATACCTCTTCTAGGGACGGCGATACTTTTATCCCCACCCTTTTAGCATTTGTAAACTCTTTGCAGTTAGCGAGGTAAGAATCTGGGTATAAAGACTTCTCTACTAAAGGAAGTAGTAATAACTTATCTGTATCAACCTTTTCCGCAATTTCTACACCCATTTTCCGCGCGAGTAGTTCCACACTTAACTTCTTATTAAGCATGTATAAGTCTTTATGCACGTGCATCCAGTGCTGATAAAGCATCCTAAAAGGGATGGACAGTTGTGCAAAATCATCATCTATCACATGCCCTAAATGTCTTACAGGTGAATAGATTACATTAAAGAAATACTCTACAAACATATCGTCTATGTATTGATGCAGACTTTCTGGGCAGTCTACCTGCTTAATGAAATCAATAGTATAGTAAATTACTATTGCTTCTATATACTTATCAAATAACCTTTTTACCCTTTTGGGCGTATTTTTAGTATCATAAGGCAGCGATACCAAAGCAGTGTATAATTCCTTGCTTGTAGGATACATACAATGTTCTTTAGAGTATTCTTTGATAGCTAAATAAATATTATATTTAAGCTGTTCATTCTTCTTTAACTTCATATATCTTAACCTTTCCACTGTAATTAGGATTCTTTATTCTCCACTTTACCGCGCCCCAAGTTATCCCTAGATACCTTGCTGCATCTTGTATAGATTTTAAATACACTTTCTTGTCGCCATCCACTACTATTACAGGCTTACTATTAGTCCGCTGTCTTTCAGAGTTTATTTTTATTTCGCGCTCCACCTTTATCGGCGTATTTCCTCGGACGGTTTCTCCTTGTATTTTTGCCCATAAAGTACCGACTGAATAAAAAGAATTTAATTTTGCATCTGTAATGTTTTCATAAGTCTTTTTATTACCGAACTCATCAGTAATGGTAACTTTCATACCTTCTTTTTCGCAGTCATAACAGATACTTCTATACTTGTTTTCTCTGATTCTTTTAAGCTCAAATTCTTTACCGCATTTTGTACATTTTTGAAATACTCCAGAATGTTTGTTACGATAGCGCTCTTTACATTTTCTGCTGCAAAACTTTGTCTGCCTAGAAAATACATCTAAAGGCGCACCACATTCAATACAATACCTATTCCGTACCTTTGAACGCTCCTGCGCTTTCTGACGCTTTTTATGATAATACCCTTTGTTCCAAGCATTTAAGATTCTGACCTTTACCATATCACTATACCAAAGACTGCTTTTCAGCTTACATGTTGGGCAATAGATGTTGTAGTAATGAAGCCCATTATATACAGTAGTTTCTATGGTACAAGCTGCATGACACTCTGGGCAAGTAACTTCTACACCTTTCAAAGAAAGACTGTCAAGAAATTTTTCTTTTTCTTTCTTATCCATAGGTGCAATAGCTACGCTAGTAGTATCATAACACTGTTCAGTTACAAACATTTAAAATCCCCCTTAATAAAAATACCTTGTGTATATTATAACACACAAGGTATGATTTGTAAAGCACTTAATAAGAAACTCCTATAAAATCCAATACTTTTGCTAACCCTAGCCCGCCATTTTCAACATCTTTTAAGCACCACTCATACTGCTTAGGATGGGTTTCTTTCATGCGTTCAAACTTGTTTGGATGTTCTTCTAAATGCGCCCCAAACATACAGAACATACATCCTGTCCGCTGTACTCCTGTAAGATAATACCCCTCTTCACGAGGCATAACGTCGCCATATACAGAAGCTATGGGTAAATGTTTAGTATAAATGTATTCTAGAATATCCCGTTCTCTCCAAAACATTAAAGGTCTACTAGATACGTGTTTTGCCTCAAAAGCATTACAGCCATAAAGTATCCAAGAAACTTTTCTTAGACTTGATTCATCAGCAAGTAGCCCAGAGATAGGATGATTTCCTGTCTGCTTCTCATACTTTTCTATTGGGTACTTTTTCATTACATCACAACATTTACTAGATATTTTAAAGGGTGCTTGTAAAAGGTATTCCCACTTTTTCGGTAGCTTCCCTAACCTAGATTTTCGACCTTCAGGCTTAATACCTTCTGTACGTAATTTTAATAAAAGCGGACTTTTAGTATTACGTATCTCATATACTTTCTTTGCAACATCCTTGCTTATTACTGGATACCCTTTACCTAAAACCGTTTGCTTAAAATTTTTAAAGGGCTTAACAATAGTAACATTATCAATCGTTTTTACAAAGTCATTTATTTCTGGGTATTCAAGTCCTGTATTGCAATATACAGCAGGAATTTGCGGATAAATAGAACGTGCTATATCTAATAACACTGTACTATCTTTGCCACCGCTAAAAGTAATAAATACCTTTCCATCAAAATATTCATAAAACTCTTTTATAAGAAGTTTTGTACGTTCTATCTTTTCATTTAATGGCATTGCTTGCATACGCTCTAAATCCTCAATAGCCATTTGTTTTAAAACTTTATTCATGTCTTTCCCCTTTAGAAAATTTCTTCAATTTAAATGCTTTCTTTAAGCGCACTTTCCTGCATTTTAAACTGTCTAAGTTCTTTCAAAAAATGGCATTTTTTCTCCTTTTTGTACACGTTTAAGAAAATCTTTATGCCCCTTTTCCGCTTCTTCAATAGTTTTATACTTACAACAATATGAAACCACCCAATCAACCTCATTGTTGTCATTAATCCGAAATAATGCAGTTTCAAATGGATACTCTAATGCGCCCATAATCGGATATGCGTTAAGTTGAACAGATACATCAATAGTAGATAAGAGATACTTTTTATTATTTATAGTAACTACATCTTTTAAATCTAACATATTCCTATCCTTTTCAAGAATAAATTTTTCTTAAAAATCCTTCCTATGTCCACAGGACACCATTGTTTTTACGTCTGCCTAAGTCAAAAACCTCTATAAATGCTTTATGCAGGTCGTATGTAATGCCGTATGCAGTAATTACAGGATTATAATTCTCTGGCAATGTAATATCTTTCAACGCATGATAAATTACGCTAGACTGTTTTTGATTAAACTCAGCACCACAATCGCAAGCAAAGAGAAAATCAGCTATTTCATTGGGTACTTTTTCTACAACTTCCTCCATAAATACATTATCCATATCTGAAAAAGGCGGCATAATAGCGGCTAAAAGTGATTCTTTAACACCATATGCTTCCGCAACTGCCAACCGATAGCGGAGTAATGCACCATAATCAAAAACACATTCAACAGTTCTACGTTTATCACTTAATGTTACACACATCTGTTATCTCCTTTTTATTACTGAATAGCTATATGGTTGATAACCGTTTTGTAAAGTAATCATCTGTTTAACCATACAGCTATTTTGTTAAAATCTTGTAGCTTATCTTTTTCAACTAGAAGAATATTTTCACTGTCGGATATAATAAATTTATATTTTTCTAAGATGGCTTCATAAATGTCAAGTTCAGTCATAGTAGCAATCTGCTCTACAGGTACAGTATTCATTTTAACTAGCAAGTTTCTAGCAGCTCGTTCTTGACCTATATAATTAATTTTATCTGCTAAATCTCTAGCAGCATACAAATTAGTCATTTGCTATTCCTCCGCAACCACAACCAATACATCTTCTTATTTCTTTTCCTTGGTTCTGATAATTCATCAATGATTTTAATACCGTAAGCAAGCGCACACATACGTTCAATTTTACATCCACGGGCTTCGCCCCAGTCTTTTGTAAAGTAAGCAACATCAGCATCAGCCAATAAAGCAATGCTTGCAGCTAAATATTTTAAAGGTTTGTCAAAAGTCGGATGGTCTTGAAAGAAACTGTCAATTACTTCCACATCCTCTCCGATAACTTCTTGTGCTTGCTTAATAGCAAGCTTACGTACTGCTAATATTTCTTCATCTGTTTTGCCACGCATAGGCTGAGATATAAATAACTTTTTCATTAATTTTCCCCTCTCTTTCTTACCCACTTCTTAATACTTCTTTTTCGCCACTGATGCTGATTTCAAAGACACAGTGTTTAAATTCTTGCGACATTACATAACTATTGTGCCACTTGTCACCTATGGGAATATTGTGGTTCATCATATCACCTTTAAACTTTTATAGGAGATTTTTGCAACATGTTGCATTTTTCTCTTATAAAGCTTATATAAACTTAACCCCCATTTCCGCAGCTACCTTAGGCAGCGCAGATTCTGCTTCTTCTCTGGTACGATATGCCCAACCTTTGGCAAGTACAGCTAAGTCAAACGGATGGCACGTCCAATGTTGTTGTGAAATATGCCAAATACCATCAGAACCGCCAAATGTGTAATAATCTTCACCTTTCTTTGGCTTCCACGGTAACTTCACAATTTCTTCCTTGCCCATCACCAAGGCAACAAAGGCTGAGTTAGTAGATACTTGGGATATTTCAATACCACCAGCAAAGGTTATTTTTAATCCGTCGTCGGTTAAAGTGTAGGTCAATTCATCATCACCTTTGACTTTAAATTCTTCCCCTACCTCTACACCAAGTAGCTTAGCAATTTCTGGAATTAGATTTTTGCTCATCTTCTTTCCTCCATTTCTTTTTACAGTGTTCATCGTAAACCTCAAAACCTATATATACTAAAAACACCATAAATATCTTAAGGCTGATAATAGCGAAAAATTCTTCATCACTTCCAGCCGTCAATAATAATGCTGCCGTGTTACTAATCATTTATTTATTCAACCTCTTCTACTTCTTCGTATTCAAGTTCATCGACAACATAAATACCTGCTGTTGCTTCATCAGTATCACAAACGCCTATAAGCTTATTCGACCCACCATTACCACAATAGCTATCAATATCAACATTATCATAAGCCTTTTCAATGGCATCTTTTTTGTTTTCTGCTTCTACTTCCACTTCAACAGTTACTCTAGCATAACCTGTTACAATATATTTTTCATCAGTTATCATTCCTTTTCCTTATTGATTCTTTTAACAAGTTCAGTTACAGCGTTTACAGCTTCCCTATAGGTGTCATAAGTGCCGCATTTATAAGACACATCACTATTTATAATAAACACGCGAACCTCATTGTTGGCTGAAATACATATAGATTCAATGTATTGTGTGTTTATCCAATGTTGTTTACCAAACTTAATAAACATTACTTTCCCTCCATAGCCTTACTTGCCTTTAAAATCTTCTCAATCAGCGTGTCTACTGTCTTTCCAGTAAATTCGCCTGTAGCCTTGATGTTGGCTGGCGTTATACGCTCAGCAGCATACATGGCAAATATTTCCGTTTTTGTTGGGAGGAATACTGCCAGCGTATCCAAAATAAAAGCCGCACAAACAAGTATTTTGAGTGCCTTGACGGATTCGTCATGCTTATAATCATCTGTCAAGACTACCATTGCAACCGACACGGCAAGCACAGTTACTACAAGTCCTACTACACAGCAGATTATTTTTATAAACTCTATTCTTCCTGCCCAGTATATCAGCCACGGTGAAATAATCGGTTCATTCATTTATTTTCTCCTTTATATAAAAAGCAATGGCAAGGGATTTCTTGGATTTTACGCAGACCTGTTTCATCAGTTCATAACAATAATGAGCCTACCGTTGCCAAGTCCACAACCTACTGCAATTCGGCAACCCTGCCATTGCACCCTAGGGCTAGTTAACTGTCTTTGTAATTTTTCTACTGCAGTTAGGACAACATTCAAAATTGTCGCGAATGTCAATATATTCAGCTCCGCATTGATATTTAGCAACTAGATAGTAACCTATCAAATACTGTATTCTTTTAACCTTTGTTTCTTCCATTTTCACATTAATACGTCTGCTTTAAAACAACATTTTATCTGCACTGTATTCGACAAATCTGCTTCCATACAATGAGTTTAAAGTGTCATATACATGTCTGAACCCTAACCCTTGCTTATTAGGAATCCACATGCCTTTATCATCTCTTTCTCCGCCATTCAAGCAGAACTCGTACAGTCTAGGCTCTAGCTTCGCTAATTCTTTGAACCGCTGTCCTTTATCTAGATGTGCTCCGTAACCGCAGAAGATGCAACCTGTTCTGTTACAACCTGTTGTGCAATATTTACATCCATCATGAACGATTTCACCATACGGTTTTGCAAGTGGCAAATTGTAACGCTTTGTGTACTCGTAAATGTCTTGCTCTGTCCATACGCTTAAAGGCTTACTATTAGGATGCTTAGTATCAAACGCATTACATCCATGATTTATCCAAGCAACCTTACGCCTAGTGCTTTCAATAGCCATAGTGCCAATAAATGGTTTTGAATTGCTTATTTTGTACCACTCCATAAGCGGTTTCTCTTTCATAGTCATGCAGCACTCGTCGCTAATTCTAAAATCAACATCAAGTAATGGTTTGTACTTTGTACAAGCAAATATGCTATTCTCATAAATTCCCGCACCAATAAATGCATCTTCCGCAGCAGAACGCTTGCCTTTTTTTCGTGCATTTGTTACGAGCCTTATCTTTCTACTTATATCTTTGCTGATAATCGGATAGCATTCTTCGGTCAGCACCTGCATAAAATTACGCTTTGGAACAACAATTTCGACGTTTTCAAACTGCTTTACATGCTTTCTAATATCTGGAAATTCTAAGCCAGTATTGGAATAGACCGCAGGAACATCAGGAAAAACAGAACGCACTAAATGTAATAGCACGGTACTATCTTTGCCACCACTAAAGCTTACACACACTTTGCCGTCCCACTTCTCATACCACTCTCGTATATTTGCTTTGGCAAGCTCTATCTTCTGGTCAAGCGAGAAAGCCTGCATACGTTTTAAATCTTCTGCACCGAAGCGTTTTAGAATTTTAAGAGTTTCATTCATTTTTTCACATCCTTAATTCAAATCAATGTAGCACCAGCGAATAACGGCATCTGTATCGCAAACATAGTCAAGATAGCCGTTTAATTTGATAATTTCATTTTTTCTTCGGTAGCCAATCAATACTTCTTCGTTATCATCAACGCTGATTTTAAAAACGCAAGATTCCTCTTCTACTGGCATAACGTCATAACCATGCCATTCGCCACATATAGGTTTGTTGTTCAGTCTTTCATCTCCTTAAATTTTTCAAAGGGCTTTGAGCTGTTGCGTTTTTTGCAACAGTTAGAGTTGCTAATTAAAGGGCTTAAAATGTATAAAAAGATAATCAATAAGACTAATAATAATACGCTATTCATTATTAACCTCCAAATATTGCATCCAATATACTTCCTATAATAAAGGAAATTATACAAAGTGCATAGAACTCACTTTCTTGATAAATATTAGTATGTTTATTTCTAGGACTACTCATCATCGTTCTATATGTAGGATGCCCTAAAATTCTGGACATAACATACAGATTGGAATGTTTGCTTTTCATAAGAATGTACCTCCATTTCTTGTATCTATTATAATACGTTGGAGGTACATTGTCAAGCACTATTTTAATTTTTTCCGCGAAAATCTGGGAATAATTCATGGGTATCTAGCCATTCAAGAGCTGGTACTCCATTAATTGTAATACCTCCACTTCCTTCTTTAAGAGGTATTCCCATATCTTCAAGAATCCTTTTAAACAATTCTACATCTTTATCCGTTATTAAGTCTTTTCTCTGCTGTTCCATAATAATCCTTATTTAATTCTATTCCTATAAAGTTGCGGTTTGTGTTAAGACAAGCAACGCCTGTACTTCCGCTGCCCATACAATTATCTAAAACTGTATCCCCTTTATGTGTATAGGTTTTAATAAGGTATTCCAATAAAGGTACAGGCTTTTCAGTAGGGTGGAAGCCATTAGTAGGTTTATCAAAATATAAAATATTTCCTGGAAGTCTTTCTGTCACAGTCTTTGGCGCAAAATTTTCTTTAGGATGGAAGTTGGAGGCGACAACAGCACTAATACCACCCTTTCGGTTAGGGCACCATGTATTCTTATAAGGTGCGCCTTTTTCCATAATTGGAAAATAATTCATACTTCCCTTTTTAGAATGAGCACTTGCCATTTTGGAGAAAACTATAATATCTTCATTTAATTTAAATGGTTGAAATTTTGCGTTTAAAAAGTTGCTTCCTTTATTCTTAACCCATTTCCAATCATATTTGTACGTAAGGGGGGGGACAAGATAAGCGTAGGTGACTAGAGAATGGTTCATTTCCAAAAAGTACCACTGCTCCAGATGGTTTGATTAAACGAATATATTCCTTCCAAAGACGTTCAAAGTTTAGTACAGTATCCCATTTACACGCGCTTGTTCCATATGGTAAATCGCAGAGAATCATGTCAATACTTTCATCTTCTAAAATAGGAAATACTTTAAAACAATCTTCATTAAAAATTTTCACTGTGTCACACCGCCGTTCAAAAATAAGTCAAAATCAAATGCTAAATGCTTTTTAACACCCTTCAAAGAATTAAAGCAGTCACTAAAATACTGATTTAAAATAAACGTAGGACTTCCCTTAAATCTTTCAAGCTCTAAAAGGCTTACTAATCTAGAAACGTATTGGCAGCCATCATCAGTAGCACAATAAAGACGTATCAAATAAGCAGGATAATCTGCATCTAATTCAAAATCTAAGAATACTGTATTATCGTCAATTTTCCCTATAGGAAGTTTTCTACAGTTTGGATAATAAAACATTATAACAGCTCACTTTCTCAAATAAATTCCCAATCTTCAATAGTCCTAACTACTTTACGGACTTCACCGATAGAACAACCAGCATAATCATTATCACAATATTCGGTTAAACCTACATCATAACTAACACCATAAAGCTTCTCTTTGTAGGGGAAAATTATAATGCAAAGTCTAGTCCAACGTCTTATGCTGCCTACTACTTCATCAATCTCATTATCTTTAGCATACTCAATAACCCTTTTCCATTCTTGCTCGGTAAGTTTTTCGCCATTAATAGCTTTATCAAGTAATTCTTCAATGGTTAATTCAATTTTATCCATATATAACTAACTCCTTTTCATATAATATTTTAGTTAATTATATTACGTACTTGGAAAGCATCCCCAAGCTCAATAATATCTGGGTAGTTGTTCTTAGCAACTTTAATTGCAAAATTATCTATTTCATATGCTGAATAATGTACATTTGTAAAGCCTAGCTTATCTAAACAGTATCTGCCTGTAGCAATGCCGTCGTATAAAGAAACAACTTGTAATTCTTCATTTCGTGGAACGTCTTTTAGTAAATGTGATAATAAATGAATTATTACCTCAGCCGTCCAACCGTTGCCCAAACACTTATATCTTTGTGAATTACTGATTCCTGCTGTAAAATTATCTGGCAGTGTCTGCAATCTTTCACACTCCACAGGAGTAAGTTTGCGAATTTCCCAAATGCCATTATCAAGCTTAACATCATACCATTTATCTCTGATAAGCATTTGCCCATTCTGTACGATGTATCCTTTAGAGGACGGAATGGCATATAATCCTGTCTTTGCACCGATACCGCCACCGTTAGCGGTTAAATTTACACTCTTACCGTCAATACTATAAACACGGTAAGCTTGCGAAGTAGAAATTGTTCCATCAGATTTTGGTAAATTTCCCACTCTAATTGCTACCATATTACGTTGCTTACGCTCTAAAGTATTCCAAGCAACTGCATTGCCATAACGTGCTGTTAAACAGTAGGCTTTGTCATTACAGGTTAAGTCAACGCCATTTTCCAAAATATCTCTGAGAACAATCCCTCTATCTTCTGGAATAGGTGCAATTCCATTCAACCAATAATAGCGTTTACGCATTTGCGCCGAAACAAGTGCGCTGTCAATAGGAATTGGTGAAGTTCTCAATTCATTTGAAATCTGTTCTTTAATTGCGGATGACATAGATTGATTATTTTCATACAAGAAAAAATCTGGTTTGAATTGTTCTTTTGCAATTAAAAAATTCTTAAATAATTCCCAGCCTTGCCCCGCAGCTACAACTTCTCTGCCTTCACGCTTAGCAATGCTCCAATATGTACAGGGAGAAGCGCCTAGAAGTAATTTAATCATAAAATCTGTCCTTTCCGTATAACTTATGCCAATTTTCTCTAATTGATTTTGCAACTTCTGTAAGTATGAACACTGTAACTATAGCTACTACTAAAATAAGTGCCACTAGCACTACCATAAGCATCGGAACGAATGATTGCTCCAGTAAAGGAGTGCCAACTGTAATCATAGTAATAATCTCCTTTCTTTTAATAAGAGTATAGCATATAGCTTTGTGGGTGTCAATAGTCTTTAAAGAAAAAGTCCCTCAAAAAGGGACTTAAATTATTTTACGTGTGTCTTATTCACAGCATTTATCAAATCATTATCAAGTAAGAAATTTGCATTAGCGAAGCAGCTACCAAGCTGTTCCAATACACGAAACTCTGCAAGTAGTGTACTATAAGCATTACCATCTGGGAAAGATTCATTCATTTCTAAAAGTTTTTGTACCTTTTTTACCTGTGCTCCCCAAAGGTTTAAAACCTCATTTAAACTAATGCTTGCTTGTGATTTTTTCATACAATCCACCTTATTCATCCCCATTTAAATAATCTCTCAATTTTTTAAAGCTATCTTCCTCTGCACGCTTATTTTTAAAAATACGGTTTTCCTTGCAATAAGCGAAATCTCCATGATTACGACAAGTTATATCTACGGCTTTTGCCCCATGAAAGGGCTTTCTATGTTCTTTTCCGTGTAAAATAGCTTTATCAAGACTCATTTTGTTCACCTACACACTGTTCTACGTATTTATCAATCAAGCTCTTAATATATTCTTTATCAATTTTGCCTTTAGATATTTTAATAGCATCTGCACTTGCAAAAAGGGCGGTGTGCAGAAGTAAAGATATGTCACCTTCAAAAGATGTTATAAGGCTTCCATCATCTGCAATTTCAACTTTATAGAAACTATTTTTTTGATGCTCTAGTTTTTTTAATGCAGTCCCCATCTATAAATTCCTCCGAACAAATTTCAAAGCGTTTTGCATCTACAATGTCAATAAGGTCTTTGTAGGAATAGCAGCTGTCCGTCCAAGTACCTACAAAGCGTTGTACATCCCCTGTTTTAGTAATTCTGTAAGGGCTATGTTCCCCTTTGATAAGAAACGTATCAGAGGCACTAATCCCCATTCCTTCAAGAATGAGCTTTACAATTTTAGGTTTTAGCATAAGATTAAATCCTCTTTACTTAATTCTTGTTTAAGTGGTTCAGATATACGTTGAACTAGCACGTCATCTTTGTCTTTTGAAGCGTCTAAAACGTGTACAACCTCGCCCACGACTAAGAAGTGATAATTACCAGGTTGTTTAACAATGCCTAAAGTATGCACTGGTTGAAAATAACGATATGTTATTCCCCAAGGATGAAGATATCCCCACTTATTCTTTCCAAAATTCTTTCGTGAAAGTAACATTTTCTAAATCTCCCTCTTTTTCTCTAAGAAACTTCCCATACATATAGTCCCACGTGGCTTTATGCTTTATAGAAACCTTTTTGTTTTCGTCCCAAACTATAACGTCCCCTTTCAATGCAGGTAAAACGCCATTTACAGTGTTTACGTATACTGCGCTTTTAACCTCTAGGTAGAGGGGGTACTTTTCCCAAGATGTTTCAATCGCAGGTACTGCAACTAAAGTTGGTTCAAGAATTTGTAATACTGGTAAATTTTGCGCTATTAAATTGGGCTTTAAATTTTCAGACATAAGAATCACCTACTAAAACCCCATAATAAAGGCTTACGATAAATTTCAAACGAGAATTTAGCATTTATTCATGGGATTTTAACACTTTTACACTTAATTTTTCACACGATAAATTTCCATAATCTTATTATACCACAGGTTCTTATATCTGTCAATACCCTTTACCAAAAATTTTTAAAATATTTTAGCATGGGATTTTCAAAAAGAAATCTTTGAAATTCTTACCTGGTACTTTTCCATTTTAAGACACATTTTTGTCACATAAAATGGTAAAATCCTTGAAACCCTTGTAAAATGGGGGTTTATTTTGTCAAAAGTGTGAAATCCTTAAAGAAAAAAGAGAAAAAAGAAAGAAAAGAAAAGTAACCAAAAGAAAAGAAATAAAAAAGAGATTAAAAGAAACAAAATAATAAATCCTTTTCTAATTAATCTTTATAGATACTTTTAGTCTAAAATTCCTTATATATATATAATAATATAATATAATAATTTTTATTTTTGTTTTTTCTTTTGTTTTCTTTTTCTCTTTTCTTTTTGGTTCTTTTTCTTTTCTCGTTTTCTTTTAAGGATTTTTGCCTAGGGGTATTGACAAAACTCAAAAAGTGTGGTATAATAGGATTACACGATAAATTTTCACGAAAACAAGCAAATCTTGGAGGGAACGGTTTTGGTAGATAAGCAATACACACGAGCAGAAATCGTCGATATGGAGCTTTACGAATTTTTTGCTTTGATAGCAAAGGCAAGTATAAGCCAAGTCCTTGTAATCAAGCAATCTCTTGAAAAAAGCAAGATAGAAACGCTGCGTATAGCAGAGCAGTATAAGAAAAAGATGTTTGATTTTACATCCGATTCTTTTGACGGCGCAAAATTTGATGAGTATTTCACTCATACCATTAGATGTTTTGCGTTGGCAATGTATATTGACAAGAAGATAACACTTTGCAAGCGTCGCGAAGAGGATTTAACTCCCAAAGTTTTTAAAAAAGGCTCTTGACAATCCATAATATCTGTGCTAAAATGTTTTTAAAGATTGGAGGTACAGATAATGGACGAAGCAAAAGCAAGACTTTTGATACAGCGCATAGATGCTAGTATTGAAATGTTGAATCAAACTAAACAGGACATTCTTGATTTTCTAGGAAATGATTCTTTAGCACAGATTAAAGAATTAGAGGAAAATGAAAAATATACTGTTGAGCCTACTTTTATTGGCGACGACGGCAAAGAGTATAAATGTGGTACAGCATATTTAAAAGCTAAGACATGGTACTGTTGCGGTTATCCGCTTCAAAAGGAGGTAAAAAATGGTAAGCAAGTATATCATTGTAGCAAGTGCGGCACTGATTACAGCGCTTAATTTTAATGTTATTTTTCCAGCTTATTATTTATATGACAGCCTTAGTTCACAAAATAATACCACAATAATTAAACAGCCCACAATTAAACAGACCACGCCAGTGATAGAGCCATATCAAAAAGCTTCTGCGCATGAGGAAGAGATTGCAGGACTTCATTTTGTAGCTACTGCATATACAGCAGCAGAAGATGAATGTGGTAAGCCTATGGGACATCCAGATTATGGTAGAACCGCTAGTGGTGAAATGGTGCGACGTGGTATTGTAGCCGTAGATACTGATGTTATTCCAATGCACTCTTTGATTAGAATTGAGGGTGCAGGTGATTTAAGTGGTGTTTACGAGGTGAAAGATACAGGCGGTGCTATAAAAGGGAATAGAATTGATATTTATGTTCCGACTAAACATGAAGCATATAAATTCGGTAAACGAGATATTAAAGTTTTTATTTTAAGAGAGGGTAAGTAATTGGGATACTTTTTTAACTATTTATCTAAACGCAGTTTTCATAAAGTGGAAAATGACTCTAGTGGTAATGCAAGGCTGCCAGAGAGAAAGACAGCATTATCAGCAGGATATGACTTCTATCTAGCACAGGATATTACTATTGCACCTAGAAGCTTAGGAATGGCGCATAGCGGTATTGCTGTTGATATGTATGATACAGATGTTTTAATTATTACACCTAGAAGTTCTACCTGCAAACGAGGTTTAATCTTAATGAACTCACCATCAATTATTGATGCAGATTATCACGGAGAGATTATGTTTCCCCTCTATAACTTAAATGATTACCCTATTACGTTAAAAGCGGGTGAAAGAGTTACACAAGGAATTTTCCTAAAATACAATACTTTGGGTGACGTTGTAACGCAGCAACGTGTAGGTGGTTTCGGAAGTACAAAAAATTTTTAAAAAGGGTATTGACAAACAACAAGACTTGTGATATACTATAATTACAGCAAAGGTAGTACAGCAATGCAGATGGTATGCTTGACTGTGAATGTTTGATTTATAGTTTTTTGCACTACCTTGTAAATGCCTCGGTAGTTTAATTGGTAGAACGGTGGACTCCAAATCCATTGGTCTGGGTTCAAGTCCTAGCTGAGGTGCCAGTTTTAAATAATTTTTGTTTTAAAAGGAGAAATAATTATGAGATTACGTTACATTGTAGACAAAGAACATGGCGTAGTGGTTTGTATTGGTGAGTGCGGTGAATTTGACCTTATGAAAGACCTCGGTGTTCTTGATAAAGATTGTTCTAATATTGATGATATTCCTTTACAAGAACTGCTTGCATATTCTTTAAGCTCTTCATTTAAGGGCGTTGCAAAACTCGCAGATGGGGATGTTTGGGATGAGAAGCTTGGTAAAGATATTGCGCGTGAGAAATGTTTTGCAAAATATAATTCTGCAAAGAAACATAAGGTTGAGAGATTGATTGAGCAAGCTAAGTCAGTATTGGAAGTTTTAAATTCACTTAAAGAATCTTATGAAACTCTCGGTACTATTGAGAATTATTACAAAAGACTTAATTAATAGTTACTCCTAGATACTTACATTAATTACACATTGCTACAAAATATACTCCTATAAGTATCTAGGGTATATGCTCCCTTATCCCAATTCGGCAGAGGAAACTGTCTTAGAAACAGTTTAGTGTGGGTTCAAATCCCACAGGGAGTACCAATATTATGGAGTGGTGGCAGAGTCTGGTTTATTGCACCTGTCTTGAAAACAGACGAACTGAGAAGTTCCGTGGGTTCAAATCCCACCCACTCCCCCATGCTTACTAAGTTTATCAGCAGATGGTTACAGTTGGTTGTGTCTTAGTAAGCCTTGCCCAGCAAGGAGGGCATTGTAAAGAATATTTTTGCAGGGGTAGCATCCTCTAATCAAAATGTAGAGGGACTGCCTAGGCTTTCCCTCAAAATGGCTTACGTCGCCTAGAGGTCAATGGCAGGGGACTGTAAATCCCCCGCGTTTACGCTGCGTGGGTTCAAATCCCACCTAAGCCACCATAAGCTAAGTGCTCCCAAATCACATAGCTTAATATTCCTTAGTAGTGCGGGGAAAAGAACAGCATTACAGTTTGACTTACTAACAAGTTGTTCTATAAATAGGTAGTCTTTGCAGAGCACTACCTATTTTACACATGGAAAGTTAAGCCTAATGGTAAGGCAGAAGTTTGCTAAACTTCCAGTAGTCACTTATTAGTGATGTATGGGTTCAAGTCCCATACTTTCCTCCAAAATTTTCAAATTTAGTATTGACAAATTTGGAAATCCATGATATACTAATTACAGTAAAAGAAATGCTCTTTTCATCCAATAGGTAAGGATGCACGACTTATAATCGTGTCATAGAGGTTCAAGTCCCCTAGAGAGCACCATAAAAACTTTTGCTACGGAGTTTGAATAAGGTTTGTTTTTGTTAGCTCCTTTCTGTACCTTATTTTTCAAGTAGCCTATGACGTGTTGGTCTAATGGCTAGGACAATAGCCTTTCAAGCTGTTAATGCAGAGTTCGATTCTCATCGCCCGCTCCATATGTTGAGGGTAGAAAGGCGGCTACCGTCTAATAAGAATAGCTTAGATTGAAAATTTCTTATTGGAAGATGTGGAAAATGTCGTTCCACCAACATTAAACTTCCCCATAGGTTAATGGATAAACTAAGGGACTTCTAATCCTTTGCTCTGTGTTCGACTCACAGTGGGGAAGCCAAAATGCGCACATAACTCAGTTGGTAGAGTAACCGACTTTTAATCGGTATGTCCTAGGTTCAATTCCTAGTGTGCGCACCATTTTATGTGCCTGTGGCGTAATTGGCAGCCGCAGGGGACTTAAACTCCCTCGGATTTATCCGTACCAGTTCGAGTCTGGTCAGGCACACCAAATCTTGCTTCTCTAGCTCGGTTGGTAGAGAAAAGGACTGAAAATCCTTGTGTAAGTGGTTCAATTCCATTGGGAAGCACCAAATGCTGGCATAGTTTAATGGTAAAACTCTAGTTTTGTAAACTAGCTTTGCGGGTTCGATTCCTGCTGCCAGCTCGCCTTGCTAAGTAAGCAACCTTCTCGTGGTGCAAGGTGTTTAAACTAATAGCTTACAAGAGATTAATTGAGGAAGCCCCTCAAAAATTGGCATATAGCTCAATGGTAGAGTAGAGAACTGTTAATTCTAGGGCTGTAGGTTCGAGTCCTACTATGCCAGCCATTTATTTTACTTGGCGAGAATACTCCCGCTTCTTAAGCAGGAGATGAATCGCCATAACAAAATATAAGTGTATGATACAATAATCTTGACTAAAAGGAGGTGAGATTGTTGAAAATCACTAAAGGTTTGAAATTTCGCATCTATCCAAACAAGCAACAACAATCGATGATTAATAAAACCTTGGGGTGTTCTCGCTTTGTCTATAACCATTTTCTACATATTCGCATGGATGAATGGAAATTAAATCATAATTCAATTCGTTATGAAGATACTGCTGCTATGCTGAAAGACCTTAAGAAATATCTAGAATATAGTTGGCTTAAGGAAGTTGATAGCACAGCACTTCAACAGTCTCTCCGTGACCTTCAAAAAGCCTATGACAATTTCTTCTCTAAGAGAACTGGTTATCCGCACTTCAAGTCTAAGCATAATCACTGGTTGTCTTATAGAAGCCAATGTGTAAACAATAACATTCGTGTTGTAGGCGATAAAATTCAGCTGCCCAAAATTGGAAGAGTGAAAACCAAATTTTCTCGTGAAGTGGTAGGTAAAATATCTAATGTCACCGTAGCAAGAACAGCTTCTGGCAAGTATTTTGTATCATTGTGCGTGACTTATGAAGCAGATAAACTTACTAATGCAGGCGGTCAGCTTGGTATTGATGTTGGTTTGAAAGAATTCTATTCTGACAGCAACGGCGATACCGTAGCCAATCCCAGAATTCTTCGCAACTGGAGTCGTAAGCTAGGCAGAGAACAACGCAAGTTGTCTCGGAAGATTCCTCGGTCTCACCGTAGAAACAAGCAACGCATTCGCATAGCCCGTATCCATGAGCATATTGCAAATATTCGTCAAGACTTCCTTCATAAGATTTCAACTAAGCTAGTTCGTGAAAACCAAACGATAGCTATTGAGGACTTAAAAGTGAAGAATATGATGAAGAATCATAAGCTGGCAAAAGCTATTGCCGATATATCGTGGAGTGAGTTCTTCAGTATGCTTGAGTATAAGGCTCCTTTGTATGATTCTGAAGTCATTAGAGTGCCTACTTTCTATCCATCTAGTCAGACTTGTCATGAGTGCGGATATCAAAACCCGATAACTAAAGACTTGTCTGTACGCGAATGGGATTGCCCTGAATGCGGCTGTCATCATAATCGAGATATCAATGCTGCTCAGAACATATTGACAGTAGCCCTCGCAAGCTAAGATTAAGATATCAAATACCGTGGGAACCACGGAAATTTACGCCCAGGGAGAACGTGTAAGACATTCTGACCAAGGTCAGAATGCAGTGCTCTGAGAACTGGGAATCTCCAGCTTCAAATGCGAAGCGTTAAGCGGGAGTAGTTCAATTTAAGAAAGGACTAATTATTATGAGTGTTACTTTTATGACAGCACTACAAAACGAAGCAAATAAGAGTGTTACAGAAAACGGCGCAGTAGGGTACAACACCACCTACAATGAGCTGTTGGATTTTAATTATAAAGTACCTTCATTGCGTAAGGCAGATGATGCAATCTTGCAAAAAGAGGTAGCACTACTTGTTAGTAGCATTGTTGACCCCGAACTTTTGCTACGTTACATGTTCTTTTTGCGGGACGCGCGTGGAGGAATGGGTGAAAGACGTATCTTTCGTGCTATTTTAAAGGAACTTGCAAACAGGAACTTTGAATATGTTCCTAGGATGCTGCCTTTAATAGTTGAGTATGGAAGATATGACGACCTATTTGTTTTAAAGGATACACCATTTCAAGAGGAAATGGAAGGCTATATTATAGGAACTTTATTGTCAGATGAATATTCAATGGCTAATAATGAACCTTGTTCCTTACTTGCAAAATGGATGCCCTCGGTTAATGCAAGTAGTAAAGAAACCATCAAACTTGCAAATTACTTTGCTAGAGATGTTTTTAATACTACACCTGCAAAATACCGCAAACGTCTTTCTGCATTACGCAAGCACTTAAAGGTTGTTGAAGCACAGATTAGTCGCGGAGAGTTTTCTGAGATTAATTATGAAGGAGTACCTTCAAGAGCAAATCTGCGTTACTCTAATCTTTTCCTAGATAGAGATAATGAACGCAGAAGGCAGTATTTGAAGAGCTTAGCGAGTGGGAAAGCAAAGATTAATGCAGGAGTTCTTTACCCACAAGATATTGTGGCGAAGTTAAGAGGATTATCTGATTCTGTTTATAGTTTCAAATTTTCAACGCAAATTCCACAGCTTTATAAAACACAGTATAATGCAATGTGGAAAGGGCTTAAAGACTTTGGTGAGCTTAAAAATACTATTGTTGTAGTTGATACTAGCGGTTCAATGTTTGAACCTGTTAGTTCCTCTATTGCGGCAATAGATGCTTCTGTTGGTTTAGGTCTTTATTTTGCCGAAAGAAATGCGGGTGTCTTTAAAGATAAAATTATTACGTTTAGTGATAATCCTACATTTGTTGATGTATCTAAATATAACAATATTTTAGATAAATTAATGGCAGTTTCAAAAGCAGAGTGGGGATTTTCTACAAATGTTGAAGCAGTATTTGATTTAGTTCTAAGAACTGCGGTAGCAAATCACTGTGAACAGTCTGAGATTCCTAGAATCTTAATCATTAGTGATATGGAATTTAATCACTGTGTTTCAGATTCAGCACACTTTTTGATGAAGGATATAGAATCTGACTTTAAGGCAGCAGGTTATGAGCTTCCAAAGCTTTCATTCTGGAATGTAAATTCAAGAACGAATACTCTGCCTATCACACAGAATAAACAAGGGGTTGCACTTGTTAGTGGCTATTCCCCTGCTTCAATAAAAGCCGTAATGAGCAATGAGGCAGACCCCTATAAAGCTTTCCTAGAGTGTTTTTACACTCCTAGGTATGACTTTATAAAAGAAGTGTTGGACATTAAATGAATAAAAGACTACTCAAATGGGTAGTCTTTTTCCATAAGGAGGTAACAATGGTAAAATTTGTTAAAAAGCGGGATGGAAGTATAGTACCTTTTGAGAAGCAAAAGATTATAAATGCTATTGGTAAAGCGGGTTTTGTAAAAGAGGATATTAAAGAAAAAATTGCAGATGAAATTCTGCATCAAAAACAAGAAGAACTTTCAGTAGAGGATATTCAAGATTTAGTGGAAAATAAGTTAATGGCATCTTCTTGTAAAGAAACCGCTAAGGAATATATACGTTATCGTTATAAGAGAAAATTGATTAGAGAAACAAAAGATTCTTTAAGTGAAGTCTTAGATATTGTTAATCTCAGTAATCAAGAAGTGAATGGGGAAAATAGTAATAAAAACCCTGTTATTAACTCTACGCAGCGTGATTATATGGCTGGTATGGTGTCAAAAGAATTATCTGAAAAATTGTTATTCCCACCAGATGTAATGGAGGCACACAAAGCAGGTATTATTCATGTACATGACATGGATTATGCTATTCAAAAAATGTATAATTGCGCACTATTAGATATGGAAGATATGCTACAAAATGGTACAGTTATTAACGGAACACTGATTGAGAAACCACATAGTTTTGCTACTGCTTGTAATATTGCCACACAGATTATGGCACAAGTTGCTTCTAATCAGTATGGTGGGCAGAGTGTTTCTATAACACATTTAGCACCATTTGTCAATACTTCAAGACAGAGATTGAGAAAAAAAGTTAGAGAAGAACTTGCTCCTTATTATGAAATCTGTGAGAGTGTGGTCTTTGATATTGCTGAAAAGCGATTGAAAGAGGAAATCACTAGAGGGGTTCAAACCATGCAGTATCAAATTAACACCCTTATGACTTCCAATGGTCAGACACCTTTTGTTACCTTATTCCTATATCTCAATGAAGCTAAGAATGAGCAGGAAAAGAAAGACCTTGCTATGGTAATTGAGGAAATCATTCGTCAGCGTTATCAAGGAGTCAAGAATGAAAAGGGTGCATGGATAACCCCTGCTTTTCCTAAGCTGATATATGTCTTAGAGGAAGATAATGTTAAGGAAGGAACTCCCTATTTTTATTTAACAAAGATGGCTGCAAAATGTATGGCTAAGAGGATGGTTCCAGACTATGTTTCTGAAAAGATTATGTTAGAGAATAAGAAAACGTCCGATGGGGTTGGACATTGTTATCCTCCTATGGGATGCAGAAGCTTCTTAACACCATATCTTGATGAAAATGGAAAAGCTAAATTCTATGGACGGTTGACCCTCTGTTGAGCCGTCCTTAAACTGTGTGAACGCATGATAAAGCGGTGTGGGGAATGAACCCTGCTAACGGTGAAACTCCTAATGGACAATACCGTGCCAACTTATATTAATAATTATTCTATAATTGGAGGAAATTATTATGACATCAATATATTTAGAGAATAAAGAATTTAAAGAACTTGATATTAACCCTAACTATTTTATCAGTGCCGATGGTGCTGTATTTTCACAATTTGCTAAAAAGTTATTGAAGCCCCTTTATAGAGGTGTACAAGGTAAGCTATATCCTTATGTATGTATTTACTATCAAGGCAAGCAAAGAAAATTTGCTGTCCACCGCCTTGTATATCATACATGGGTACATCCTTTAAGTAAGGGACAGCAAGTAAATCATAAGGATGATAATGTGAATAATTGCCACTATACGAATCTTTATGTAGGCACTCAAAAAGATAATATTGGTGATTGTGTTGCTAATGAGCATATAGTAGGTAATGTATTTTACTTAACCTTATTTGATAAGCTCCTTAATAAAGTAATTTCTTTTTGTCCTGCTAGAAACTTCATTGCATATAGTGGACATATAAATAAGAGTGGTTCTTTAAATAAATTCTTTTCTAAGCACTGGTTTAAAAAACGTTATGAAATTCTTGAATTTAAACGTATTAAAAATCTTGATGAATTAAAAGGTGTAACGACTAATGGTGATGAGTGTAACCATGTAGGATAGAGTTTATCACTATCCGAAGCGCACAGCACTTATTTAGTAAGTGAAGATATAGTCTAATCTTTATAGTAATATAAAGTATTTATGTCAACCAAGGGGTTGTCACAATAAATCTTGTTGATGTAGGATTATCTGCAAATGGCGATAAAGAAAAATTCTGGAAGATTTTAGATGAGCGGTTAGAATTATGTCATAAAGCATTAAGGGTAAGACATCAAAATCTTAAAGGTACAATTTCTAATGTTTCACCTATTCACTGGCAGTATGGAGCTATTGCAAGACTTCAAAAGGGAGAGAAGATTGATAAGTTATTGGAGAATGGTTATTCCACAATTTCTTTAGGGTATGCAGGTTTGTATGAATGTGTTTTGGCTATGACAGGTAAATCACATACTGACCCAGAGGCAAAGCCCTTTGCTTTAGCTATTATGCAGAGATTAAATGATAAATGTGCAGAGTGGAAAGAATTGGAAGGGTTAGGATATTCTGTATATGGTACTCCTATTGAATCAACAACTTATAAATTTGCAAAATGTTTAAAGAGCCGTTTTGGTGAGATTAAAGGCATTACAGACCACGATTATATTACTAATAGTTATCATGTTCATGTGAGAGAGCCTATAGATGCTTTTACAAAATTGAAATTTGAATCTGAATTTCAATTACTTAGTCCAGGTGGGGCTATTAGCTATATTGAATGTGCTGATATGACTAAGAATTTAGATGCTGTTATCACAGTTATTCAGTTTATTTATGATAATATTATGTATGCTGAATTAAATACTAAGAGTGATTATTGTCAAGTCTGTGGATATGATGGTGAGATTAAGATTGTTACTGACCACGGCAGACTAGAGTGGGAGTGTCCGAATTGTGGAAATAAAGACAAGACAAAAATGAATGTCGCGCGTAGGACGTGCGGCTACATTGGAAGTCAATTTTGGAATCAAGGACGTACTGAAGAAATTCGTGACAGATTCGTACATTTAGGTGGGGATTTTAGCGTATTATGAAACTTTTAAATAATTCAATGGTAATAAGTCCTAAACGTGGTGATATGTTACTTACAAAACCTGTGGGACGTTTTTATAGTGACGAAACAACTTTAATAGTGAAATGCCCTTTTAAAGAAGTTAATGATTCGCTAGATTATATTCGTATTAACGGTGACTTAAATATCCCTCTAGGAGTATTAGTTATGACTTCTAGGGGGTTTAAGCCTAGTGCAGATTTAGATGTTGGGGACGTATTAATAAGATATTTTTTAGATGATTTACCTTATGATGCACCACAGAAGCCTTTAAGAATGTCAGAGGAATCAGTCAAGACTATTAAGCAGCTAAAGGCTACAAATTCAATAGAAGTACCCTTCAAGACATGTATTGTAAATGGGCTTTTCTTAAAGGGGTATTGACAAATACTTAATTTTGTGCTATAATATTATTAGGTGATATTATGAAGAAAATGATAATTTTAATTAGTGGTAAAGCTGAAAGCGGAAAAGATACCGTAGCAAATATTATATTAGGTAATCAAGCAAAATTTGGGAACGCATATAATTGGCACTTTGCAAGTCCTGTAAAGTTTATCGCTACACATTCTTTTGGTTGGGATGGTAAAAAGGATAAAGCAGGAAGAGCGTTATTACAAATGATTGGGGACGGCGGCAGGAATTATAACCCAAACATTTGGGTAAATGAAATGCTGCGTAGTCTAAGAAGTGCTTGTAATCATTCTCTTAAAAGCGAAACAGATGGCTTATTAATAGTCATTCCCGATACGCGCTATAAAAATGAGATTGAGCAGGTCTTAAAATTTGGTGAAGAAAATGATGTTTCAGTTGTCACAATACGGGTTGAACGTCCTAATCATAAAAATCACCTAACTTCAAAACAGCGTTCTAATTCTAGTGAAACAGACTTAGACGATTGGAAGCTTTGGGATTTTAAAATAGTAAATGATTCTACAAAAGAAGCTCTTGAAAATGCGGTATTAAATGTTTTGGAGGTAATGCGAATTGCTAAATAATTGTGTTAATCCAAATATTTCGCCTATGCTTTGCGCTGAGGGGGATATGGATGCTCTAGAGAATCCTAACTTTTTAGCACAGGAAAAATTTGATGGGCATAGAGCAATAATGTATGTTGACCAACAAGGTTCTGTTCATTTTTACAGTAGGCGTACAAGTAAAGTCACTGGTGAAAAAGAGGATAATACAGACAGACTTAAAAAGATGTGTGCATTTCCATTTTCAGACTTTAAAGATAGCATCTTTGATGGTGAGCTTGTAATGCAAGGCGGTAACACAAATTCTTCAAAGGTGCAGCAGTTACTTGGTTCTACTCCAGAAAGGGCAGAAGAATTATGGGAACAAGGTACTAGATTACAATACAAGATTTTTGATGTAATTAAGTTCCAAGGTCTTGACCTAGAGAAAGAATCTTTATTAACGCGCATTTCATTTCTTATGCTCTTAGAAGATTATCTTACTAAAATGGGGGATTGTGTATTAAGTAGTTGTTATGAGGTTACAAGATTCTATTTTAAGAAAGAATTGTACAATCTTTTGGACAATAGATTGGCTACAAAGATTGGGAAAAATTTAATATTAGTAGATTCGTTCAAAGACTGTTTTGATAACATAAGACGTTGTGGTGGTGAGGGGCTTATCTTAAAGTCCCCTACATCTATTTATAAGCAGGATAAGCGTTCTAAGGAATGGTTAAAGTTTAAAGCGAAGAAAACTGCGGACTTAGTTGTAATGGGTTTTGAACCGCCAATAAAGAAGTACACTGGAAAATTCACAGTTGATGAGCTGCGTGTTCGTGGTTGGCAGTATTGGGAAGGGAATGAACCTGTAACTAAAACCTATGCAAAAGGTTGGGTAGCAGGTTTGAAGTTAGGTGCTTATAAGAATGGAGAACTTATTTACGTAACCACTGCTAAGGGGTTTAGTGACGCAGACCAAGAGTTTATTAAAACACATACTTCTAAAATGTTCGACATTGTTGTAGAGGTAGAGTATCAAGAGGTTATAAATCAAGATACTAAGAGTCTGCGACACCCAAGGGTTAAGGAATTTAGATTTAATAAAGACACTAAAGAGTGCTTATGGGAGAATATATGAAAGCAAAAGAAGATTATATTTACCAAGATTTAAAAAAGCATATAGTGCGTTTCCGAACAGAAGCTGATGTCGCCTATTTTGTAAACTTAGGCGACATACATTGGGGTTTATGCAATAAAGAACTTTTTGAGAAAACTTTTCAATATTTAATGAGTATTCCCAATTTATACGTAGGAATTGGCGGTGACGCAGGTAACGGTGCAACTAAATTAAGTAAGAGTGACCTACATGAAGAGTGGAGTGTTGGCGATGACCAAGTATATCAATTAGCTGAGATTCTAAAGCCCTATGCAGATAGAATCCTTTATATTATAGAGGGTAATCATTGGGCGGGAAGATTGAAGCATGATGTTTATTTTACTCCAGAGAAGATGTTAGCTACTTTAATAGGCAAGCCCGACATTTATAAAGAAGAATTTTGCTTTCTTTATTTTAATGTAGGCAAGAATTGTTTCGTACATTTTATTCAGCATTTATCCCCTAAACGTGATGGTGTTTGGGATTGGGTAAATGCGGATGTTACGTGGAGAGAGCATCATCATCAACGCTATAAAAAGGAAAAAGTTATTATAGAGCATAACAAGTTTGAAAAAACGCCCTGCCCTAGAATTGTTTATGAGGTATGGAGCGGTACTTTTCAAGTTTACCCTAATTATGCAAAATATCATGGTATGCGTGTTGGTGTACCTGGCTGCTTTATAGCACAGATGAACAAAGGAAATAAACATAAAAGTACAGATTTGTTTTTGTGGACAGATGACGAATTTATGCAGATAATGAAATCTTAATAATAAATTAACATCTATTGACAAACTGTTAATTTTATGATATAATGTAAATATAAAGTAAGGAGTTATTCTAATGAGAAGAATTACAAAGAATGAGTATAATAATTATTTGAAAATTCCAAAATATAAAAATAGATTAATTAGAGTAAAATACGGATTCTATTTTGTAGAATAATTAAATAGCCTGTTAAGGGCTATTTTCCGTTGTATTGGAGGATAAAATGAGCTGTATAGGTGAGCGACTTTCTACGACTAAATTAGTCAGAAAAATAACAATTTTCGCAGAAACATTATGCGGTAAAAGATTTTATGCTTATCAAGTAGAGTTTGCACAACGCATCTTTAGGGCTATTTTAGAGAACGACCAAGATACTATTACAGGTCTTATGGCGCGTCAGTGTGGTAAGAGTTATACAGTATCTTTAACAACGGCAGCAGTAATGATAATACTTCCCATATTGGCAAATATGCCAATGTTCTTAGATGACCCTCGGTTGAGGTTGTTTAGGGACGGTATGAAGGTAGGTATTTTCGCCCCATGTAAAGACCAGTCACAGATTATCTTTGATAATGTTAAGGATTTCTTTTCAAGTGCAAGAGCACGTGAGATACTAGAAAGTCCAGAATTTAATATTAGTTTTGGTACTTTTAATGGAAATAAGATTACACTGATATTTAATAATTTAGATATAAAATCTTCAATCGTTTGTAAGTCTGCTAGTGATGGAGCAAATGTCGAAGGTGGTACATATCATTTATGTATTTGTGACGAATCCCAAGATATAAGTAATTATAAGTATAGGAAATCAATCTTTCCTACCACTTCCCATTTTAACGGAACAAAGATTTTAATTGGTACTCCAACTATAAAGAAGAATTTCTTTTATGATGCTATTCAATTAAACAAGGCAAAATGGAAAGAAAGAAAAATTGCGTTCAGAAATCATTTAGAGTATGATAGTGATACTATTATAAAGTACAATCCTTATTATGCTAAAACTGTCCAAGCAGCCATTGAATTGATGGGTGAGGGCAGTGAGGAATTTTTAATGAACTATAAACTAAAATGGCTATTTAACTATGGTATGTTTATTAATAGTGAGAAATTCTTAGCAGAACCTATTGCAATGAGTAAGGTAGGTAGGAAACATTCTTGCGACCAACCCTGCTATGTAGGAATAGATGTTGGTAAGGCAAATGATAGCACTGTTGTTACTGTGGGTATAGCAGATAAGAGTCACCCAATAATTATAGAGAAGTCCAAAGAAATTGGGGCAGAGGATTATGTTATATATGATGTGAAGATAATAGATTGGCTTGAAATTGTTGGAGATAACTATGAACAGCAATTTTATGAGATAATGGATTATCTGAAGAATTTTAATGTAAAAGTGTGTATCATAGATGGCACTGGTGTTGGAAGCCCTGTTGCAGATAGGTTAGCAGCTAACGTAAGTTTCCCTGTAATACCTTTTGTTTTCACACCTCCAAGTAAATCTATGTTAATGAAGTACTTTAATGCTTACATTAATGCAAAATGTTTTCATTATCCTTCTAATGAGGAAACACAAAGCACGATTGAATATAAGAAATTCCAAGAGCAGTGTGTAGAACTTACAAAGGATTATAGAGGAAATAATTTAGTGGTTGCTGCCCCGAAGGAGCGAAATAAACATGATGATTACCCATTTAGTGCAGCTTTAATGGTATGGAGCATGAAGCACCAAGTAGGCGATGTTGAAGAAATTTCTACGAATAAGTTTATAGAATCATCTTCTAATACTCTTATGAGTGCAAGAAGAGGAAGGACAAGGCGTTATATGCGCAGTAGGTGGTGAGTAATATTAGTAGTTTAGGAAAATTAGTCATGCAGAAGTTATTTGCGCCTTTTGCAGTAGCAGATAGGATGAGCCTTTATATGAATGAGGAAGATAAGCAACGACTTAGGGACTATTCAGACTATTGGAACTTTTATAATGGATACCACTGGGAAGGCATAGTATCAGATGATAGACCAGAAGTAACAACAAACTGGTGCGGACGCTTTGTAGATAAATATGTTGCAACAGAATTTAATAGCGGCTTTCTTTTCAAGTTTGATAAGAAGGTAGAAGAAATTGTGTTACCATTCTTGAATAATGTTTGGGACGATAACAACGGTTCTGATTTAATGTCTAAGGTTGGACAGATAAAATCTGTAACTGGGGATGCTTATGTACATGTAGCTTTTGAGGAAGCCGAAGATATGAATGACCCATTTGGCATGTATCCAAAAGGGCGTATACGTCTTTATGCAATCCCTTCAAGCCTTGTATTCCCAAAATATAAGGATGGTTATAATGATGGTTTTGACGCTTTAGAATCTGTTACAGTTATGTACGCTGTGGATGATACAGGACTTTTAGGCAAGAATAAGCAGAAGATAATGCGCTATGTTTATACAAATTCATCAATAACGATTTTTGAAAATAGCAATGAGGTTGCAGTTTATCCGAATAAGTATGGTGTAATTCCCATTGTACCTTTCAGAAACTTAGTACAGTCTGGTTCAATGTTTGGTCGTTCGGATTTAAAGGATTTAATTTATCTGAATACTGAATATAATCTGAAAACAAGTGATATTTCGCAAATTCTAGATTATAATGCTGCCCCTACAACTATTGTGCAGGGTGCAAAGCCGCATAATTTGGAGCGTGGTGCTAATAAGATGTGGTGCGTTCCAGAGAAAGCAAAGGTATATAATTTAGGTTTAGATGGTGATTTAGTAGCTTCTAATAACTACATTGATAGGGTAATGAATACTATTTATAATGTAGGTAGTATGCCAAAACTTGCAATAGGTGGTGAAAATGCACCAAGCAATTTGAGTGGTGTAGCTTTAGAGATTGCTTTTATGCCTCTAACAGATTTAATAAATCAGAAGCGCGTTCAAAGCGCAAAATCAATAGTACAGATAAATAAAGTTATTATGAAAATAGGTATTACAGAGGGAATGATTAAAGTTCCAAAGAGAGCAGATAACTTTATTTTCTATAACCATAGAGTTTGGTGGGGGGACATTCTACCAAGAGATAGGGCAAAAGAATTGGAAATGATACAGTCTGAATTAAAAGCAGGTCTAACAACAAGGGAAGATGCTATGACAAGGCTTTATAAAGATGATGTTTCTAATTTAATCTCCAACATTAAACAAGATGTTGCAGATAATCCGCAATTCTATGGAATACAGCCAGTAAGTTTGCCTAGTGGTAACAGGCTTGTTAGCACTTTTGACGGCAAAGTTATTGTAAAAGAAAAAGAGCAGTCACAAACAACGTCGACTGCTAGTCCACAGGTAGACTTAAAAGGCACTGTTGGAAGAACACGTGAGGGTAAAGATTCTAAGATAAACAATGGACTTGGAAACATTAATCCCCCAAAGGAATAGGAGGTTTTTTAATGAGTTATACTAAAGTGAAGGGTTCTAGTGAGAAAGTATCTGCGCCTAAAGTGCAGTCTTTTAAGAAAAACTCACCTGTACCACCTGCAGAGAAGAAACTGAAATATTCTAAATAATTAGTTTAAAGGAGATTAGAAAAAATGGCAGAACCAAATACGAATCCAAATGTAGACCCAAGTATTGATATTCAAGCGGAAATCGAGAAAGCGCGTAAACAAGAGCGCGATAAGTTACATGCTAACCTAGAAGATTTAAAGTCACAGTTAGCTGAAAAGGTTAAGGCTTGCAATGAAAACTTCTTAACTATAAGCAATTTGCAAAAAGATGTTGCAAAGCGTGATAAAGATTTACAAGAAGTAGAAGCTAGAATTAATAAAGCTAAGGAGGATGGAAGATTGGAAGGTAGCAAAGACATTGAAGCATTGCAAAAAGAATTAGAAGAGTATAAAGCAAAGCTTGCAAAATCTGAAAAAGATTTTTCTGCATACAAGGCTGCGGAAGAATTGAATAAATATTTAATAGGTAAAATCAAAGACATTGATGAAGATTTTAGACCTCTTGTAAAAGGAAACACCCAAGAAGAAATTGATGCTTCCTATGAACAGGTAAAGGCTTTACAAAATACGGTTAAGGAGAAGTATTCTAAACAGACTGCTAAACCGCCGTTGCCCACACCAAAATCTAGCCCTAAAGCACCTGAAAAAACAGAGAGCCTAATTGAAAAGCTTAATAATATGTCTTTTGATGAATATAAAGCAATAAGAGCTAAAGGCTTTAAGCAATAATAGGAGTGATGAATAAATGGCAACAAGATGGCCGCTAGGAAATGAAATTAATACTATCATTAAAACTACTGAAACTGAATTAGATAGTGGTACTGCCGTTCAACTGGTTAATTCTTTAATCCCAGTATTAAGCAAAGAAATTCTGTTTATGGCAGAACCTGTATATACCTTCTATGAGTTTGCAGCACGTAAAACCGAGCTGACTACAAACCCAGGTAACGAAATTAAGATGTTGACCTACAACAACTTAAAACTTTCTGAACCATTGGAAGAAGGTAAACACATTAAGACACAAACTTTAAGCTCTAGCACAAAGAGTATTAAAGTTGTTGAACATGGTACTGCTGTAATGATTACCGAAGCAGCAATTCGTTTCTCTTTTGTAGACGAATTAGAAGTAGCTATGCGTCAACTGTCACGTAACTATGTGCAGACCATTGAAAAAGAACTGTGCAGTGCTGCTGTAAAAGGTGGTACTGGAACATCTAAAATTTTCGGTAGAGCAAAAGGTGCTGCTAAAATTAGTGCTATTGGCGAAATTGAAGCAGGTAAGAATGATTTTTCAGTAACAACTGTTAAAGATGCAGTAGAAATACTGACTACTAACAATGTTCCGAAAATCAACGGATATTATATAGCAATAATCCATCCGCACCAAGCACGTGCTCTAAGAGAAGACCCAGCATGGATTGAAAAGGTAGCGTAAGCTACTAGGCATTAGTCCACTTGTGTAGAAATACACTCGATTAAACTTCGTGAAAACAGGAAAAGCCTTGCAAAAGGTAATCGTGTGAGAAGGTCAATTAGATAGTATAAGGAGTAACGTAAGTGAAACAACAAATAGAGAATTTTCCAAGATATTATATAACAACAGATGGTAAGGTAATTTCCAAAGGTAAAGAGCTAAAACAACAGGTTGGTAAGCAAGGATATGCTTATGTAAATCTTTACAATAAGTGTGGTAAAAAGACCAAAAAGATACATAGGCTTGTAGCTGAAGCCTTTATCCCTAACCCCAATAATTTTCCGCAGGTAAATCACATAGATGGAAATAAGTTAAACAATAGGGTGGAGAACCTAGAATGGTGTACACAGCAGGAAAATACTTTACATGCAGTCAAACATAATTTGATTGATTTTCATACTCAGAAAAGGATAGACGCTTCACGTAATAATGGAAAAGGACGTTCCAGAAAGGTTTTATTACAGAATCTTATTACAGGTGAAGAAAAACTTTTTGAAAGTATACAAGATTGTTCAAGATACTTTGGAAATACTAATAACAGCACTGTTGCAAGTGCTTTAAGAAGAGGTACAGTACTTTACAAAAAGTATGTGGTAACTTATACAGACTAATACCCTTGCAAAGACTAAGGACGAAGAATCCGAAAGGATTATGTGATAGTCTAATCTTGTAGGTGACTACAAGAGGATAACCCAAGTGTAAAGACACTTTAAAGAAGCGGTTATCCCGCCAAAGAAATTTGGTCAGTAATTCTTTAGCCATAGAGAATGAAAGTAATAGTACAGTAATGCTAGTAATTATGGCGCACCAGAACAACTGTTCAATGGTGAATGTGGACGTATTGATGATGTACGTTTTATCACAACAACCATGATGCCTAATGGTGCAGCAGCAGAGAGTGAATTAGGATATGATGCTAACTTAAAAGCAAAAGGTAAAAACCGAGAAAATGTATATGATGCAATTATTTTCGGTGAAGATTACTACTGTTTAGCTGAAAGCTTAGCACCAGAAATCAGAACAGATGCTACCGCAGATTTTGGACGTGAAATGAAACTTGCATGGTATGGAATTTGGGGTACAGATGTACTGAATCCGACTCACGGAGTAGTTATTCAAACTGCTTAATGGGAGGTGTCACTAATGGCTATTACCGCTAGTGATGCTTTATACGCACAGCAAGCCCCTGCCAAGTTAGCAAGTCTGATTGGCAAGGGAGTAACTGCGGATGATGTATTCTACATGAAGCAAAATCCGCAAGCTGTTGCTAATAAAGTAGGAATAAGTAAAGACATTGTGTTTAACTCAGAAGCAGGAAGTGCTGAATTTGCCAATGCAGTAAATGCAGCATTAGCTACACCGCCTGTTAGTGGTGGTACACAGTCTAGTGAAAAAGAGAGTCAAAAATAAGGGAGATTTTATTCTCCCTTTTTCTTAAATGGAGGTTACAAATGGCAGTAACAAAGAAAACGGAAGTTACACCCGAAGTAAGCGTAAGTGTAACTATCCCAGAAGCTAAAAAAGAAGTTGTAAAAGCTACTAATAAAAAAGTAAAAATAGTTCCTAATCAAACCTTTAAAATGGTTTATGGGAATAAATGGTACTATTTTTCTGAGGGAACTGAATTGGAAGTATCTGAGGAATTAAAAGCATATCTGAAAGCGCAAGGAGCGTTGGCAGTAGTTTAAATTTAGGAGGGTGAGCGCATGGAAGATAAACTACAAAACCTAATTGAATACTTAGAAGATAGTTTAGTTCTTTCTACGCCTTTAATTGAGAACGACCCCTCATATCAGCAAATACAGTATAGTATTCCATCCATCATAGAAATGTCTTTGATGGGTATAGGAAAATCAGTTGATGATGAATTAACCCCAAAAGAAAAATATCTAGTTGTGTTAAAGAGTCTTTATGTAATATACATGAGGCTTGCAACAGCTTCTGCCCCAGAGTTTGATGTAAGTGCAGAGCAAGTAAGCTTTAAGAAAGGCGATAGGTTCTTCCATTACACTTCCTTAGCTGAAAAAGCACAAGCAGATATTGAGAAAGCGGAGCAGAGTGATATAGAATGTGCAGACATTACTATAAGCACACGTAATGGGACTATTCGTAATTATAACTTATCCAAAGGACAGAAAGTGAACTTACAAGTTGGTACAGTAAGTCCAACATCTGCGGAGTTAAGTTGGAATATGTTTAATCTAGGTTATGGAGAGTTTTGTAAATATGCTTTAATGTATAGCACTAAGTCTATCTATGATGAATACTCTGTGCCAATCTTACGGCAGGGGAATGATGTAGATACAATTTCTTTTTGGGACATTAAGAGGACTAAATATCGTTTAATGAATTTAAGTCCAAATACAACATACTATATAGTAATGGTATTTTATAATAGGGATGGTCATAAATCTATTGAGCAGGTTGAGTTAATGACTGGGGATGCTGAAAATGGATAGTATTAGTAGGTATTTAAGTAATTCAATCGACCAAGTTTATGGTATTATAGGGAATAGGGAAATGGAGTTTTATTATGTTCCTGTTCTTGAAAGAAAATACCTTGAAAGTAAGGACTTCATAGATTATGACTTTGAAAATAAAATACGCATAAATGCAACTTTAAATTCTGATTTAGCCAGCGATATAGATTTAGAGCGGGCTAAGGATTATTTAACAGTTACACAGGAGTCAGCAACAATACAGTTTGCTTTAACAAGTATTAGACCACATATTCCTAATAAATTAGACCGCATTTATATAGAGTATCCAAATGGAAAGACAGCCAATTATTTAATTGTGGGCATAGATGATGGCGTTTTATTACAAGGTATTTATGTAAGTGTGCGTGTTTTTAAGATGGATGGTGTAATTACAAATTTTCAGTGGGCTAATAATGGGGTAATGCCAAATGGTTATGAGTTACAACTCTAATGTATTTCAGCGGATTAGTAGCGAACTTATAGATAAATCTCTCCGAATGGAGGGGGCTTTAAGGGAAGCTGCTAAGCTGTGTGCAGAGGATTTATTGAGGGAGTCAGAAGTGCAAGTACCTGTTGATACAGGCGCATTGATTTTAAGTGGTGAGGTCGTAGATAATGGTAATTCCTTTGATGTTGTCTATTCTGCAACACAGAGAGATAGGCATTTATTAGACCCCTCAAAGCCTTTGGGGAATAACCCAGATTATAATTATGCGCTTATTCAGCATGAAGCCACATGGTTTAAACACCCAAATGGGGGTAAAGACCATTATTTAAGTGACCCATATAATGCAAATAAGCAGGCATATATAGAGGTTATGAAAGAGTCTGTAAGAGAAGCAATTCTTGAAGATGCTCCTATAAATGCTGGAAGTAGTAAATCTGTTAGGGGAAAGAAAAGCAGGCGTAAAGCTAAGCAGCGCGCGCGTAAGCATATGAAGTAGGTGAGGGAAAATGTTCGCGGAAAGTATGGCAGGTTTTTTGGAAACAAATGAATATGGCATAGTGGATAAGAATATTTTTGTAAACCTTTTTCCTCAAAGGACAGAAATACCTGACGCAATATGTGTAACAGAAATGCAGCCTTTTAGCATTAAAGGGCGCGCTAGAAATAGTGTAAACTTTAATTGCCAGATAAGGGTAAGGAATAGGTTTAGTTCTAAAGCGCAAGAAATTGCACTAAATATATATAATCTTTTAAATAAAGATGGTTTTATGATTGACACTAATGGAAAGCGTTTTACAGTAAGACCAATGAACCCGCCAATGTATCTTACAACGGATACTGGGGGCAGGGCGAATTGGGTACTTAATGTAACAGGGCTTTCATTGAATTATTAGAAAGGATTGAAAGCATATGGCAGGAAAGATTCTTGACACAAGAGTAGTTTTAATGGAGCTGAGTGACGTAAAAGTTGCACCTCTATTAACCGACCCAACCGAGGGTGAAACTACTTACGGTGCATTTGTAGATTTAGCAGGTGTCCTTTCTTTACAGGTTTCACCAGAAATGGTTTCTAAGACACTTTATGGTGATTCAACTGTAATGGATAACTATGCACGTACCACAAGTATTAACTTTACTGTTACCAACAGTGTAATAAGTTATAGTGGACTAAAGTGTATCTTAGGTGGTAATGTAAGTACCGAGGGTTCAGATGGTACTGAAAAAGTTACTTATAGCATAACAGCAGCAAATGCTACCCCAGGTTACTTTAAACTAGAGGGTAAATGGGATTATGCAAGTACAGATGGCACTGTAAAAGATGCCCATGTAGTGCTTTATAAGTGCAGATTAAGTGAAGCCCCAGATTTCACCATTAACGATTCTAGTGGCGATTTTGGTGACTGTTCTTTCAGCGGTGTAGCAATGCCTACAAACAGTGATGGAAAGTGGATGGATATGACACTTAACGCTACTGCAGCAGCTATTGGTGGTTGATAATGAATTTTAAGGGTGTTTTATACACCCTTATTTTATTTTTTAAGGGTATTGACAAAATCTTAATTATATGGTATAATATAGTTAGGATATTAATACATAAAGGAGAGTAATAAATATGTCAAAATTAAGCTTATTAAAACCACAAGGAACTGTTCTTCAAATCGGAGAAAAAGATTATGAATTAGTTTATGATTTCAACGCATTTGCAATGTTAGAGGATAAATTCGGAAGTGTGCAAAAAGCCTTTGATGCACTCACTGGAACACCTAGATTTGCTGACGTTTTAGCTATTTTACAAGCAGGATTTGCATCAAGTAAGGATAAAATGGCGGATAAAGAATTAGGAAGTTATTTAACACCTAAAAATATTCCAGATGTAATTAGTTTGGTTAATGAAGCTTTAACTAAGGTAATGCCAGAAGTTAAAGAAACTAAGAGTTCAAAAAACTAAAGAAAGCCCTTTCCCATGAAGAAGATGATTCGTGGGATTGGGTAGCTTTTTACTATTTTGCAAAGAGAGTTTTAAAAATGTCTGATACAGAATTTTGGGAAAGCTCTCCTGCAAAAATATTTGCTTTATTGGACTATCATGTAAAGGTAGAGAACCCAGATAAGGCAAAGAATGATGTCAAGAATATGCCGAAAATGACACCAGATTTATTTAAACAGTGGGGCGGGGGTATAAAATAGCCCCAAATTGATTGGAGGGAGAAAAGATGGCTAATGCAGATGTAGGTAAGCTAACAGCTAGTATAGCTTTAGATGTTAGTAATCTTACAAAAGGCGTGGCAAAGGCAGACCAGCAATTAGAGCAGCTTTCTACTTCATTCCAAAAATCGCAGAAAAAAGTAAATTCATCATTAAATAGTATAGATACAAAAGTGGCAATGACTGCTAAAAATGTTATTGCTACAATTAGGGCGCAGACTAATCAGATAAATGCGCAGATGGCAACGCAAAGAAACTTGCTGACTAAGAGCTTAAACGCACAAACAAAAACTCTTGAATCTTCTATGCAACAGCAGATAAGGGCGACACAGCAGTTATCAACTGCTGTTGGGGTAAATACTTCTCTAGTATCTGCTAGTATAATGTCAATGAATAAGAATGTTTCAGAGGCACTTAGTCAACTGACAAGTGCTTTTGAAAGAATGTCTACACGTTCTGGACAGAGTATGACAAATGCTAGAAAAACATTATCACAGCAAGCCGTACAGATGGCAGGGGATTTAGAGAAGTTAAAAGTAAAAGCTGAACAAACACAAGTTACCCTAAATAATAGACAGACACAAAAATTAAATTATAAAGCTACTAAAACGGACACTGCAAAACTTGATAGTAAGCTCTCTAGAATGAATACTGTTTCATTCACACCCACCATGAACACCTCTGGGGCAGTTTCACAAGTTAATGGCTTGGAAAATGCTTTAGCAAAAGCAAATACGCAGGCAGTTACTTTGAGCGGAAGTTTAAGTAAGGCTTGGGAAATTTATGAAACAATATCTTTTAGTGCTTTTAAATTAGTCTATGGTATTGACGCTATTGGACAGGCAGTAACAGCACTGGTTTCACCTGGGTGGCAACTTGCAAACTTATTGGAAACAGAACAAATAGGTATGGCAGGTATCCTAAGCTCCATGACTTCTTTACATGGTGAGAACTTAAAGTGGAATGATGCAATGTCCATGTCAAAATCTATTATGAAAGACCTTACAGTTGAAGCAGCAAAAACTGCAGCAACAAGTGAGGAATTAATTACTACTTTTAGAGCATTGCTTGGTCCAGGTTTAGGTGCAGGAATGAATATTGACGAAATTAAGCAACTTACTGTTACAGGTGTAAATGCTGTTAAATCAATGGGACTTGATGGTAGACAGCTTGTACAGGAATTACGTGACTTAGTACAAGGTGGTATTCAAGCATCAAGTTCAACTTTGGCAACAGCTTTAGGTTTAACTGATAAGGATATTAAGGCAGCTAAACAAAGTAGTGAAGGTTTATTTAAGTTCTTAATGAAACGCCTAGAAGGTTTTAAACAATCTTCCACAGAGTACGGTGAAACTTTAAGTGGTATGCTTGCACAGGTTAAGGAAGGTTATGCACTTGCACAGGCACAAGCTGTTGAACCTTTACGTGATGTTGCTAAGAGCATCTTAAAAGATATAAGGGATGTTCTCTATACAAAAGATATGCAAATAAATCCTGCTTTTGTGGAAGGATTTAAGGAAGTTGGAAACTACGTTTTAAAAATTTGGGAAGCCTTAAAAGAGGTAGGCAGTAGTTTTATGCCTGCTATTGAAGCAGCTTTAAATATTGCAGTTCCTTTAGTTAAGTTAATAGTAGACAATCTTAAAGAGCTTACTATAATGTTCTTGACTTGGAACATTGCTAAAAAGGTAAACACTTTATTTCAGATTAAAGAAGCCACTGATAGTGTAACTAGCAGTCAGATAGCACAAAATAAAGCCATTGAGGAAGCAGAAGCAAAATACAAAAAAGCACAGAACGCTGCAATGGATTATGCTAATAGTTCTGCTTTAAAGTTTAATGCGCATGTTGAAGCAAATAATCAGAGAATAAATACAAATGCTATAGCAGGGCAGGTTAAGATGCTAGGCTCTATGTCTAATGATAAGTCCTTACAGCTTTGGGGAGAGGAACTCACTAAGTTAGAGGGTAAGTATCAAAAGCTTGGAGCATCTGCAAATGAAGCCGCTAAGTATGCAAATCTTGTAGCAGAAGTTACTATAAAAGGCAGTAAAGAATCTGCAAAGGAACTTGATAGAGAAATAGAAAAACGTCTAGAAGTAGCGCGTGCCGCTGAAAAAGAATATCAAGCACAAATTAAGCTTGAAGGCGAAAAGAAGAAAAACTTAGAATCTACAAACAAGCTAACGGGCAAATTTAGTGCTTTTGCTTCTGTGACAGGTGGTGTTGGGGATGCTTTAATGAGCCTTGGTCTAATTTTAGGATTAACCGCAGATAAAAACGATGAATCTGCTAGACAGACCGCCGCTAATATTGAGCAATTTGGCTTTTTAATGGTAATGGCAGGAAATTTAGCATCTACACTTACAAATACCCTAGTTCCTGCGATAATGAAAGCTGTTGAATGGTTTGCAAAGCTAAAACTTGTAGCTGCAATGGGTGGTGTGGGTGCTGCCTTAGGTAAAGGTGCTTTAGTGCTTTCACCTGCTTTAATAGCCGCAGGTGCTGCAAACTACTTTAAAAAAGACGACGACCCTACCAAGATAAAATTTGACAGTTTTGAAAGTGTTGGCGCAGGGCTTTGGCGCAATTATATTTATAACCCAAAAGCTGAAAAAGAAAAATTGGAGGCAGCCGCTAAAGCTGCTGCGGATAAAAAAGCTGCTGATGAAAAAGAAATGAAAGAGCAGGAAGAAAAGATTAGGCAACAATTAGCAGGTTTAGAGCTTAAATTTCCTAAGACACCCACAGGTGGTACTAAAGGAAGTGCTGCCACAGGTAGGGCAGCAGATAAAGCAGCTAGAAATCAAGCTAAAAACGCCTATAAAGTTTTAGAAACTGCTTTAAAAGCGGAAAAAGAAGCAATTAAGCAACAGCAGTTACAGCTTGAAAGTGCTTATAAATTTGACTTAACTTCTACACAAGATTATATGCAGACTAAGTTTAAATACGATTCTGATATAATAGAAGCAGAAATTAAGAATTATGAAAAGCGCAGAGAGATTGCAAAATCTTTAGGACAAGATTCTGACGTAGAATCATTCACAAATAAGATAGGCGAACTTAAAGAATCTGCTATCACAAAATACATAGAGTATGTAAATGATTTAAAAGATAAGTATAAAGAACTGTATGATAGATTAGATGATATAAAAGGCAAGTATGAAGATATAGTTGGTGTATCGGAAGAAGCTTTTAAAACCAATTTAGTCAAAGAGTATGCAGCAGACTTTTCAAGAGTATATGCAGAGCTTGCAACTGCGCAAAAGGGTTTAGCAAAGGCGCAAGAAGATGGTAACACAAGTGATATAAAAGCTTGGAGTACCTTGATAAGCAAAATGCAGGTTGCTAAACAGCAATTAGAGCAGATAGTATATTTACGAAAACTAGAGCGTGATGCACAAGAGTCTATTGCACGTGCTCAGAATGTAGGATTACAAGCACAGTCTGCAAACCTTGACTATCAGCTTTCAACAGGGATTCATAGCGATTTCCAAAAAGAAAGCGACCTATGGATTAGAAGCCATTCTGATATGCAGTCTGTAATAGACCAGTATAGAACTGCGATTGCTAATTACACTGCTGAATTAAAGGCCGCAAATGATGAAGAAACAAAAAGTAAAATGTTGCAAAACATTATAGACGCTAAGCAAGCTATCAAAGATTTGATGGACGAAGTACATCCATTAGAATCTTTAATTAAGGATAACTTAGTTAGTGGTTTATCAGATGCTTTTCAAAGTATTTACTGGGGAGAAAAATCAGCGAAGGAAGCCTTACAAGATTTTGCAAATACTTTCTTACAGACTTTTACTAAGAAGATGTTTGATACAGCTTTTGATGAGTTGTTTGGTAATATCTTTGACAGTATTTCTGGAAGAAATACTTTGGATACAGATGTTGTAACAAATGTTGAATCACGTGTTACAGTTGATATGACAAAGTTTCAGCAAGATGTTACAGATGCAGGACTTACTTTACAGCAGGAACTTAATGGTCAGTTAATACCTTCTTTCCAAGCCTTAAATTCTGTTATACAGGAAATTTTGGCAAAAGCAGGTGTAACAAGTGTTGGTGTTAGCGGTGCAACAGGTATCAGCGGTGTGGTAGGAAGTGTCACAGGAAGTGTCACAGGACAGCATAGCACTGAAAGCACAACTATTGGAAGTGGCATAGCAATGCCAGATTTATCTAGCTCTGTTAAGGGCTTAGAAAGATTTGACAAAGGTGTTATTTCTGCAACAGGTGCTATCACAGCAGACACAGCGGCTACTAAGATAAGCACTGGTGCTACTGATGCTTTAAGCAGTGTTACTAAATCCACAGGAAATAGCGCAATGCCTGCTTTAATGGCAGCCGTAACCGCTGTAAGTGGTAGTTTAGGAAAATTTGGTACTGTATTACAGACCGTAATGATGATATTGCAGATTGCACAAGCAACCCACATTCTTGGACTTGCAGACGGCGGTGCTGTTAGTGGGGCAGGTACAGGTACAAGTGATAGTATTCCTGCTAGGTTGTCTAATGGGGAATATGTAATAAAGGCAAGTTCTGCAAAGGCTTTAGGTACAAATTTCCTTGACCGCTTAAACAGCGTTGGTGATGGAAGAACAATTCGTAGTGGCAGACTTCCACGTTTTAAATACGCAGATGGTGGCGAAGTAAGAACAGAGGATAGTCAGCTGGGGAACACAATGCCTATGCGACAGGCAAACGAATTGCCCTCAACAGTAGGCGTTACTATGAATATGACATTCCAGTCACTTGACCCAGAGGCTAATATGAAGTTATTTAATAAGCAATATGAGAACTTTAAGAGTAAGTTAATAAATGATATTCAGAAAAATACAAGTATGCGAACAGCAATTAGAGGTGTTACATAATGTTAGGTTTAGATATAACTACAAATACTGATTATAAAGCTGCTGGCAATTTAGAAGTTTGGGGTATAACTGCTTTGCAGTTATACTCCTATACTCTTGAATTTAATACACTTGTTGATGAAAAGTGGACAGGTAATGAACAGCGTAGAGCGCAGTGGTCAGAACCTAGAAGAACTTGGACACTCAAATTCCAAAAGACACCTGCGGGCGGCAGGAAGTTAGAGGAATTTTTTAAGCAAGTGAAAGGTAAATATAGAGCTTTTAAATTTAAGTGGGCAAGGATTTATGCAGATGACGGCACTGATAATGGCGGTGACGATAATTGGTACTATGTTAGATTTGACAGTGACTCCATGCAGTTTACCATGAATTATATGGGGTACAGAGAAGTTTCTATAAATTTAATAGAAGTAAGGAATGGTTCATAATGACAGTAGGTTTTAAACAAGACATTGCTCAATACTTAGCACAAAGCGAGATTGAAACGCGCCTGTTAGTAGTCATTGAGTATGATAAAGATAACATATATAGATTTATAGCAGATGAAAGTTTAGAATCTTTTGAGATTTGTGGAAATACTTACTTATCTACACAAATTGAGAGAGGTAGTAGGCAGGAGAACGCAGATAACTCTATTGATAGTGTTTCTTTAACCCTTTCTAACCATTGGCAAGAATGGGCAGCGATTGTAGCGAATCATGGTAATGAATTTTTGGGAAAACGGTGTACGCTTTATGAGTGGTTTCCAGAATACCCAGAAGATGAGCCTGTACCTATGTATATTGGCGTTTTAGATGAAATTAAAATGTCAGCCACAAGTTTTGAAATGGAGGTTGTTAGGGTATTAGGTGACTACGACCAAGAAGCACCTTTAATGACCTACGACCCGAACTGTCAGTTTATTTATAAGGATGCTAGATGTAAGGCAAAAAATACAATTTACTATTCATGTGGTAAAACGCTGAATGACTGCATACAGCGTGGTAATGTATTAAATTTCGGTGGGTATGTCGCCGTACCGAGAGAATATTTAGTTAAACATTAAAGGAGGGGGCAGGATGATTCCCAGAGAAAATGTAAAAGATTACATAGGATTACCTTTTGTGCAGGAAAAGGACGGATACGCTTGGGGATGCCTTGCCCCTTTTTATCAAATCCACCCAGAATTTGAGCATATTGAATCGTATAGGTATCCTGTAAGTGAGGATGCTAATATGTTAAAGCATTTTAAAAGTCATTTTAAAGAAGTTGGTTTAGAAGATGCCGTTTATGGGGATGTTTTGGTTATAAAATTACCTATGAATCAATGGCATTTAGCAGTGTATTTAGGGGACGGCAAGTTAATGCACTGTACATTACATATAGACACAGAAATTACAAGACTTGAAAATTTTTCACGTGGCAGGATAAAGGGGGTATTTAGGTGTCAAGTACAGCAGCAACATTAGGTTGGATAGGTATTGGCATTGCCCTTGTTAGTATGTTTGTAAGCCTTAGACAGCAGAAGAAATTGTCTAAAAAAAAGGCTTCTTATACATACGGTGAGGGCGCACTGACCACCAACGTGAGCACCACAGACCCAGTACCTATTATATATGGTACTGTAAAAACTGCGGGAAACATGATTTATTCTAGATTAAGTAATGATAAAAAAGTGCTCTATAAATTAGTATCTGTTGCGGATGGTAAGATTAAGGGCATAAGGGATTTGCAATTTGATGATTTAGATGCAAATAGCAGTAAGTATGAGGGCGTTAGTTATAATTATTACTATGGTGATGGCGTACAAGAAATAGATAGCCGTGTAATCGGAGATACACAAGAAGATAAAGCAATGTTAGTTGGCGGTTTAAAGTATTTGGCATACATAGCTTTACAAGCAAAGGCGAATGAAAATTTAAGTAGTAGTTTTAATGTTACTTGTTTAGTAGATGGCTCTATTGTAAAGATATACGAAAACGCAAACGATTTGACGCAGTATCGAGAGGAATGGACGGATAATCCTGCATGGTGTGTTTTAGATTTTATGACACGCTATAATGGATGCGGAATGAGCCTTGATGAAATTGATGTTCAAAGTTTTATAGACGGAGCTAAATTCTTTAAAGAAAAGAATTATACATTAAATTTAGCTTTAGATGAACAAAGAAGCCGTTTAGAGTGGATACAGTATATGTTAAACTGTTGCCGTTCCCTACTTATATATAGAGCAGGTAAATATAGTTTATTCGTGGAAAAGGCAGATGAAGTAGTTCAATCATATACTCCGAATGACATACACGATTTGAGTATATGGTTCAGTCCTTTATCAGAAGTCCCAGATATTTATAGGATTACTTATATTGACCCTAAGAATGAGTGGGTAAAAGTAAACGCAGAAGCTTCTTTAAGCCCAGATAGCTATTTAAGAAAACAGCCAATGGTTGAAACATTGGAGCTAATGGGTGTAACAACTTTTGACCAGGCAAGTAGATTAGCATGGTTCTACTTAAATCAAGCACTGACTTGTCAAACCTACATTTCTTTTAAAACAGATAGACGCGCTTTAAATAGAACTGTTGGTGATGTAATAGAGGTTACAGATTATGTAACAGAATTTCAGAAGAAAAAATTTAGAATAATAAAGATTGAAGATGAGCAAAATGAGAGTATAAAGCTTACATGTAGAGAGTACAACGAATCTATTTATAGTGAGCAGCGCGGTGCAAGTGACCCTGTAATAAATGTTACAGAACTCACTGACCCGCAACAAACGCCGCCAGAAATAGTATATGTAGAAAACGAACAGGAATATTATATATTGCCAGATAAAACGGTAGTAAGTAATATAATGTTAGACGTAATTTATACAGATTGGACTTATAATAAGAGTTTTAATGTTTCGTATCGTAAGAAGAACTCAGATAAGTGGCTTTTCGGTGGAACATTTGATGATGGTACTTATAGGGCTGTTATAGAGAATATGGAAATATATGAAACCTACATTTTCAGATTTCAGAATATGAGTAAGTACGGCAAATTTTCAGCATATACTTATTCCCCAGAGATTTACATTACAGGTAAAAATTTAGCTCCTAATATGCCTTCTAATTTTCACGGTGAAGAGGTGGCAGGAGGTTTTAAACTTTATTGGGATGCTGGGGAAAAGGACGTAGATTATTATTTGCTATATTTAGGTTCTGTATCAGAAGAAGGTAAAATAGCACAGGTATACGGAACATCTTATTACTATCCTGCAAATGTTGGTGAATATACTTTTTATTTAGTAGCTGTTGATACAGCAGGTAATCGTTCCACTCCTGCAAGACTACTTTTAGAGATTTTATGCCCCTCAGACGTAAACGGCTTTGACTGTGTACAGAATGAACGCAATATAGAGTTTCATTGGAATTTAGTGGAAGGAGCTTCTTACTATGTACTTAAAGAGGGTGAGAACTGGGAATATGGTAATACCTTAGCAACAAGTTCTGGACATTTCTTTAGTTACCCATATGCACAAGCAACAAGCACTACTTTTTGGATGAAAGCGTATACTGAATATGGCGTACCTAGTGTAAACCCTGCATACTGTCAATTAAGTGTAGCTTCTATACCTAATAGGAATATGATTTTAGAATATGATGCAGTAGCAGATGGTTGGAGTGGTAAGAAATATAACATGCACGTAAATGCAGGTGGTATACAATTAGATACAGGCAAGGTTTATGGGGACTATATATATCCTATGGAGTTAGACCAAGAGTATTGCGCAAGAAACTGGACAGAGAAAACTATCAAGCCAGTAAACGGGGAGTTAGAGCTTATGTGGAAGGATGCTCATTTTACATGGGCGAGTGCGAACGCTAAACGAAGAACTTGGTTTCCATTAGGCATAGATGATATATACAATTCATGGACGGAAATTGCAATATATAATGAAGCAAGTAAAGAGGATATAGTCGAAAGAATGTCATTGAATGAAACACTTGTTTCAGATAATGGTAATAAGCCTATAGGAAATGTTGGCACACCTACATATGGAGCAGGAAGATTTGAAAAAGGTCTTGTGTTAGATGGAAAGTGCCGTCCAAAATGGAAAAATTTGCCGATTGATGATGCTTTTTCATTCAGTTTTAATCTTTACGTGCCTTTTGATAGTGTAAATAATTATTCAATTCTTACTCTAAGGAACGATTTAGGTGATTATTTATGGCTTCATTATAGAGAAGATGATGATATGTTTGTATGTACCTTTTCAGATGGTAGAGAGTATGAGTTAAAAGATTTTTCTGGAAAAGGTGATTATCTACATTTTATAATTTCACAAGGCTCAGGGTATTTTACATTTGTTATATATGACGTAGGTTATGATTCCTATGTTATAAATAGAAAGAAAATTTCTACAATGAAGCGATACACGCAGGTAGCTTTGTATGGTGATTTCAATAGGGAATAGGAGAGGATTAAATGAATACAGAAATGTCAGTTGTTGTTACAGGAATACTGTATGACGAGAATAATAATATTAAACAAAAGTTTGTAAAACATAATTTGATTACAAGTGCAGGTTTTGACTTTGTAAGTAATTGTTTAGGTTCAACAACAAGACCAAAACCTATTAGTCAAATTGGTGTAGGAACTAATAATACTGCCCCAGCCCTAGGAGATACAAATTTGAAAGCACTTAAACTTAAAAAGGCTTGTACCTATACCCATACAGCAGGAACTACTTCCCTTGTATTCCAGACAGTTTTTGGTGCTGGGGAGGCAACAGGTGCTTTGGTGGAAGCGGGTATTTTTACAGGAGATGGTATTTTATTTGATAGAGTTGTATACCCAGTAATTAATAAAGAAGATGTAGATACTTATGCAATGACTTTTGAAATTATTTTGAAGGAAGTATCAGTAGTATGAGTTTTACGATTAGAGAGGAAATTCGTGGCATAAAATTAAAAGAAGTCGCATTTCCTATCAGCCATTTTAAAGGGAAACGCTTAAAAGATTTTCGAGGAACAGCTTACATTGCAGACTGGAAAGATTTACTAAGTTTCGACTTAGAGGCTACAACTGTAAATGCTTATTCTAGAAAATTTAGCACAGCATTAGGGCTACAAGAGGCACATAATAAGAAAACTATAAAGCATATTAAAGAGATATTTGGAATTGGTGTATTAAAAATAAATAATGCACAACAAGTATTAAGTGATTTACGCTTCTATGATAAGGTTCTAAATGAAACAAATTTTGATGAAACATTTACACCTTTTGGTTATAGTAAGTGGAAGAAAATGATTACAGGCGATTATATATATCAAAAAGCATTATGTAAATATGTAATGCAAGCTAGTCTTAATGCAGATAGACCTAATGCAAGGGCGTATACGCATAAAGTAGATGTGCCAGACCTTTTGGCTCAAGGTACAGTAGAATTAACAGTGAGTAATCAACCACGGGAGGTACACTTTCCTAAGGATAGGACTTTCCATATTGTACCAGAAATGAATATATCTATTAAGAGTTACAGTGGCACAGGTGCAACACCTTTAGTGTTGGCTTACAATGTTACTACAAAAGGTTTTATGGTGTCTATGAAAAACGAAGATGGCGGCTATGTTGAGGGGACAATAACTTATGCAGCCCGTGGATATTGAGGTGATATAATGCAGAGATTAAGAAGAATACAAGAAACTGAAACACTTGCAAACTCTTTAGACCCTATAAATAAGAATTTTGAAAGCATACAATCACAACATAGTGGTACAAGTTTCCCCCAAGATAATTTAGTTTTAGGACAGCCTTGTTTTAGAACAGATACAATGAGTCTTTATATTCTATCTAATGTGAAGTATAATTTATGGATAAAGGTAGCAGACTTAACATTAACACTTGTTAATAAGGAATATGTTGACACACTTCGTATTCCCCTTAGTAGGGTGGATGATATAATAGATGCTGCTACAAATAAGATTAAAATGAGCCTTATATATACAGGCACACAAAATGGACAATTAGTAATGGTAGGAAATAATAATAAGATAGCAACAAGTCTTATTGATACAGGGGTTAAGGCAGGACAGGTTGTGATGGTGAACGCAGATGGTAAGATACCTAATGGTATTTTAAATATAGGTTATGGTAGGGAAGAAATACCTATATTGAATGATAAAGCACTTATTCCAGACACCATTTTACCAAGTAATTTAGCACGTTTTAATGAAAGCGGGCAAATAGTATTTCCTAATGGTACGAAAATGTGGGTGAAATAATATGGGTGTAACAGAGCATGTTTTAAACATACAAAGTAGTAATAATAAGAAAATAGTCCCTTTATATGATACACCTACTTGTAGCTATACAGGAAGGTCTTTACCTATTAAATTAGCTAATGGTTCAACTGTGTATGCACCTCTAGGTGTTACAGATGATTTGTACGGAACACAACTTTGGGTAGAAATTGACGGAATGTCTTATAGAGTGGTTGAGCAAAGTGTGCAGGGTATTCAAGGTGTAAATTTTGACAAAACTGTAAAGATAGAATTTGGTGGTAGAGGTGAGCGCACAGCTAAATACGATACTTTTTATTTTGTAGCACCAAGAAGAACCAAGTTTCATTATAAAAGTATGGTTAATTATGGACAAACTGGTTGGGGGTACAGCTCTGATAGGTGGCAACGTAGTGATATATGGATAAACTTAGATGGAAACCTGCTTGTTAAGAAAACTTTTAGGCGCAGTGCGGGCATTAATTGGAAAACTCTATATGATGGTGACATTGAATTAGATGCAGGAACACATCGAATGGAACTTTGGCTTCTAGGGCAAGGTTCTAGTAAAGATAGCCATTTGACTGTTTGCTATGCTTGGAATAATGATTTGTTAATGTCTGGTCAACAATTTGTCCAATATTCAAGTCCAGGTACGTATGACTTCACAGTTCCTAAGGGTGTGGAAAATATTACCATCGTGACTGTTGGTGGTGGCGGTGGTGGAGCAGGATATGGATACACCCCCCAAGAAGATAGTGGTGGGGGTAGCAGCGGTGAAGGAAGCGGAGGTGAAGGAGCATGAGTAGTTATCCTTATACACAAGTTATTGCAGACGCTAAAGGAACAGATGGTGGAACTTCTAAAGTTTCTTTAAATGGAGTAGACGTAATCCTTGCATCTGGAGGCGGTGGCGCAAAGTATAAAAGAGTTCGTACATATGCTAATTGGCACAGCTCTACTGAGTCCGAAGAAAAGCAGGTAGGTAGGGGTGGTACACCAAATGGCATAGACGGCACTTATTCAGTATCTGGCACAAAGGGGTATGATATTCGTCCAGAGATTACTAAAGGTGCTTATGGTAGCGGTGGAGGCTGTTCAAACACAGATAAAGTTGTCTACCCTGTATCTGGAGGCAGTGGTGGTATTAATATTGTCACCATTCCTGTTAAGGAAGAGGATAGACTACAAATCACTGTTGGAAGCGCGGGTGCAGGTGGTGGAATAGGTTTAGCAGGAAATGCAGGAGCAGTAGCATTATGGTATTACAAATTGGAAAATTAATAGATGATGTATTGGTGGCAAAATTTATAACAAATAATACATTAAAAGAGTTTAAAGATTTAGTTGGGGAAGGAGATTATGTGGATATTACAGGGGTCGACATTCAAGAGGGCGACAAATTTGTTAATGGGGATGTTATTCACTGTGACAGTGATTCGGTATCCACAGAATGTGTAAAAGCACTTTATCTGATGTTAGGTAGTGCGTGTAATATGTCTTGTAGACATTGTACACAAACCCCCATTAAATGTAATGTCGCATATCCTACTACTGAATTAAGTAAGGATGTACTAGATTTTATAGTAAATTGGGATAAAAATGGTGGAGGCAGGCTCTATTTTTGGGGCGGTGAACCTTTACTTTATTGGACTACAATAAAGAAACTTATAGAAAAGTTTGAAAAAATGGGTATGAGCAATACTTCTTATCGCATTTTCACCAATGGTCTATTGCTTTCAAATTCCATTGTAGACTTTTGTAACAAACATAATATATGGGTAATTATGAGTTATGATGCACCTAATCCTTTAGCTGCAAGAAACGCCGTGCCGCTAGAGAGAAATATAGAAGCTTTCTTGTTGGCAGAAAAGAGAACAGTAAATGGTGTATACAATGCCTTAAACTGTGACATGGTAGCTGCTTTTAAATACTTAGAATCAAAATTCCCAAACACTGAGGTAACTCTAGGCTTTATAAATGTATTATGGGATATACCAAAAGACTTATACGCTTTTGGAAAAGGCGAAGTAAGAAAAGCAGTAAAAGATTTATTTAAATATTATAAAGAAACTAGGGATTCAAATGTACACAGGTGGTTTGAAACTAAACTTAGAAGAGGGAATTACTTTTCTATCGAAGAATTTATGCTTTCCCCCTTTCCTCCCTGTGCACCTGGGCGTATCTCTTTATCTATAGATTTTGCAGGTAATATAATAAGATGCCATAATGACGATAAAGTGGTTGCAAATATTAAAGATGATTACTCAGATATATTAAAAGCACATGAAATGGAGTGGCTAAAGTTATTGCCAAGAAATTGTGCAGAATGTGAGTGCCTTTCTTTATGTAGGTCAATTTGCCCGATAGCCTATAAAAAAGAAGGCAAGGAAGAATTTGTACAGTGCGATTATATAAGGGAGTTTTTTAGCGCGGTGCAGGAATGTGCTGATGAGTTTTGGGGAATGGAAGGTGGAATGTAAATGGCAAGTTTTCATAACTGGACAGGTGATGAAGCAATTAATACACAAGTCCCACAGTTTTTAAATGAAGATAATGCAGCAACACAGGAGAAATTAGACACTAAATTTAATAAATCCTTAGATATAGCAGAAGCCTCAGACTTAAACAATTTTAAGGATGAGGGGTTCTACTGCTGTAATTCTAATTCTCGTGCTGAAACTATTTTAAATTGTCCTACTAACTATGCTTTCGGTTTAATGGTATGGGGTAAAGGTGAAATAGTCTATCAAGAAGTGCGTGAATATAATAGAAGTAACAATAATCAAGATTACAATAACTGTTGGAGAAGAAGTTATTCTGATGGTGGACAAGGTGTGTGGTCTAACTGGCAGAAAGTGGCTTATGCAGCTACTACTTTAGCAGGATACGGAATAACAGATGGTATGGGTAAGAATGTTGCAAACAGTGTGGGTGTGCCAGATTTTCTTAAAAGCAATAATAATACGTCATACTTGCGCTTAGCAGGTGGCGATACATTTAATAAATCTGCAACCCTTCAACTTTATGGTGGTATACATACAACAAACGCAGGACAGTTTTTATTAAACGCAGCAGACTCCACACAGTCGGCAACGCTTTTAGGTAATCCATCTGGACTGCTTAAATGGAACAATAAAAATATAGTACGTTCAGTGAATAATTCTGTTGCAGATGAACATGGTAATGTAACTTTACTGTTCCCCGACTCAGATGTAACACAGGAAGGCGCGGGGTACTGGAAGCCTAATGAATCAGTACAAGAAGGGGATATACGTTATGTGTATGGTAGAGGGAACACAGGTGTTGTTTTAAAATGTGTGAAAGCAGGAACAACAGGAGCAAAATTACCAGATTTAGATGCTGCTTCAAATGCTGTTCAATTAGTAACAGAAACTACTACTGATGTAAAACCTTTTGATATATTGGATTATGTAGCACAAGTACCAGAATATTACACACGCCCTAGTTTGTATACAGTTTCAAAAAAATCTATAACTATACCTAAGGGGATACGTGTAAGAATTGGCGATAAAGGTTATGAGAGCGTTAGTGCAACTACATTAAGCACTACATCTTTGGGAAGTTTGGCGGCAAAAGATGTTTATATATATGCTTGTGCTCCTATTACTTTATCTACTGAGCCAATATTTGTACTTTCATTAAATAGTACAGTACCTAGTGGGTATACCGCAGAAAACAGTCGCAAGATTGGTGGTTTTCATTGTTTATGCGCAGATGTTGGTACAATAAGTGGGCATACTTTAAGTGGTTATGTGGCAGGTGACATACTCCCTGCTTCTGCATGGGATTTAATTCATCGTCCACGGTGTTCCCCCGAAGCAATGGTGTATTGTGATAAGGTGGACTTTTGGGTTGATATATATTTGAACAGTTGGGATGGTAACAAATTAGTATCTGTATACAAAGGTGTTACAGCAGACGGAACTTCCACTAAAAAGTTTCATGGTGAGCTTTTTGTAGATGAGCTTGCAAAATTGAATAAAAGACTACCTCCAAGAAGAGTATTTCAAGCAATAATGAAAGGCTCAAATGAACGCACCAATGTTAAAGGTTCGACAGACGTAAATACTACTGGTGGTAATGTAGATACAGCAGGTCGAAGAATGATAAGTAATTATGGTTGTGAAGATGGCTGCGGTTTCTTGTGGCAATGGTCTGATGAGCTAGGTTTTGCAGGTGGTAGTG